TCAAGAATCTCTTCAGCAACATCTGAAGGCAAACGATCGGCATATTCGGAAATAAGAATCAACCCGAAGCTAAGTTCGTCATCGTCGGCAGCATCTTCAAGAATAATTTCAATGACTTCTTTTAGAGTTTTTGCCGTCGACTCTTCTGATTCTTCTTCATCTCGGTCATAATAATCTTCGTTGACTTGGCCAACTCGGAATTTTTTGAATGATTGAAAGAGTTCCTCTTGCATATGTTGGTTACTCCTATTTTGAATGAGTTTATTTTATTTATATTCTTTCAAAAGCAAAAAGGGCGAACCCTTACGAGTCGCCCTTTTGTTTATCATCTTGCCGAATTAAATTGAACTGCCCTTACTCTTCGGTCGTCGGTGCGATGAACCTCTCATATGAATCACCTCCTTCTGTACTTACCAATATTCCTCTTCCTCATGCCCAAGACAAACGTCCTTAGTCCTGAGATGTACGAGAAGATAATACATAAGTGCAACGTAACTTATGGCGGAGAAGGACAAACACCTACCGGTGGTTGACAACGGAGTATCGGTCGACAAAGCATGAAATCCGTAAAAACTCGTCCCAAATATTATAAAAACTAAAATGATAACACTTAACTGCTCGTACCATTTCAGAATATAATGTGAGCACCCGCACTTCTGTTTTTGTTCGGACATAACTTTAATGTACTCCTATGCAAATTTTTTGATTATGTCGACGAGTTCTTCCATGTTGTTCTTTGCATGGTCGGTGTATGAAAGAAGCCACTCGAGATTACTAATCTCATCGGTGACATAGAAATCAATTGGTTCACCGTTGTCAGGAAATGGAAATGCAACGATGACACCGTTTTCAAGTGTCCATATGATACCTGTGTCAGACCTGACATTGGAGATGATTTTTGATTCGACCGCTTTGCTGATTTCGATCATAATGGTAACAGCGATGTGCACCAAATGATCTTTATCAAATCCGTTGTTTGTTCCGAAGTCGTGTACCATCACGATCACTCCTAGTTAAGGTTGGACATCTTTGTTGGTATTATTTTAACAAAGATGTCCAACAATGTCAACTAATTATTTACACAAGAATTTAAGATAATTCAAAAGTTGAAAATAAATAAAATAAAGGAGTTTTTATGAATTACAATTATGTTTATGTGGACCCAAGACGCCCGGGAAAATTCGATTATGATGGCCTTGATGTGTCATTTTTATTCGAACCATTTTACGTTGGTAAAGGTACGGCAAACAGATGGAAACATCATACGCTATATGTAGACAGTTTTCCAAATTCAAAGAAACGTGCAAAAATAAAGAAAATTATAAAAGAAAAATATGACCCACTTTCATATGTGGTCATATTAAATAGAAATTCATCAAAGCTTGCACTAGAGTATGAAAAATTTATGATATTACATATAGGAAGAATTTGTGATAATGGTCCTCTCCTCAATATAACCGAAGGTGGCGATGGTGGAGACACAATCAGCAATCATCCAAATAGAGACGACATCATTAAGAGAATCAAGTGTACCACCGCATTACGTGACAAACAGTCATGGAAAGTTGCCGCTGAAAAACGTCGAGGCCAACACCGAAGTTTAGAAACAAAAATAAAACAATCGGACAGTAGAAAGAAATTTCTAAACGAGAACCCGCGAGCAATTGATGATATGCGAAATAGGATGTTAATCAACAACCCAATGAGCGGCAAACATCATACAGATGAAACAAAAATGAAACTTGCTGCCGCGAACAAAGGTAAAAAGAGAACCGGGGAATGTCGTGATAAAATGAAAATGAATTCGGGTAAAAAGAAAACATGGTATCTAATAGACCCGAATTCAGAATTTCATATAGTACACTATGGCTTTTCTGATTTTGTGAAAAATAATAATCTATCTATGACCATGCTAAAATCAAATTTAAACAAAGGTAAAATTTCTCTGTCAGATAAAGCAACTCGAATTAGTCAGGAAGGTCATAACACAGTCGGGTGGTTTATTTGGGACAAAGATCCTCGTCAAACTGATCTTCGATCAATTCCCACAACCATGTCTGTTTAAGTTCTTCTAACATCAATCTGGCTATGTATCGTATTTCAAAGTGTGCGGCTGAAGAGTTGCGCAGCCGAATGAAGTTGATAAATGATCTAAAATTCAAAGTAAATGTGAAGTTCGTCCGGAGGTTTTCAGGAAGGACATACTTGATCGTGTCGTTATCTTTCTTCGTGGTGTAAAATGTTTTGAAGAAAGCATAAATGCTGTCGAGATTAGCCCGACACTTCTCGGCATACATCTCATCGAACTTAGCCTTCTTCTCGTCTGACCAATCGGTGTTTGATAGGTCAGGAAACACGAAGTAATCTTTGACCGGAGCAAATGCCCAACCGCGATTTTCATACTGCAGCATCATCTTATCAAGAACATAACGAGTGCTCTCGACGGTCGGAGATGCAATGCGGTGTCGCATGTGTTCTTGGAGTTCAAGACGAGATGAACCGAGAACCTCCCATGTTAGAGTAATATGTTCAAGAACAGAACCATGTCGTTCTGCAAGCTTCTCACCGAGACAGATTCTCTTGATGAGTTCCGTTGTGACCTTTTCATTTTTATACGGCTTGCCCATTGCATTGATGACAGCCGTTGGGTCAGAATGCGCTATCAGATTAACCTTTATTCTGTTCATTCTTTTTCATCCTCCGTTTGATTAGTTTAATGAAATCTAAAATGATTTCTTTTGCCTCACGTATGTTATTTCCGAAGAGTCTGAAATTGTTAACATCATTTCTCCGTTGTGTCGATCTTTTAATCAATTGTCTTAGAGTCATTCGTTGTCACCATCCTTTAATAGTTCAAGTCCTTCAATAAGAAGTAGTTCCGATTCACGTTCCTTACGAGTCTTTTCACGATTATTACGACACATCCAACAAGAACAGGGTGTTGGTGTATTGACCGCCCTTGCAAGTATCTCTGGTTCAAGAGACAGATCTCTGTCGTGTCCCCAATGATAGCGCCGTTTACGTTTCAAGCGATCGCGGTGATGGCGCCGCTTAAGACGTGGTACTTTCATAACATCAACAAATTCATGCTCGATATCCATGCATTACCTCGCTTTCATTGATAAACATTTAGTCTTTAGTATAACCCGCAATCATAATTGCTATTTCCCAACAGATCAGACCTGCTATCCATTTATTATCGTGGGGCGGTTTCCCTTTGCTATAAGGAATGATCTTGAAAAATCTAACAGTTTCTCCATCATGTGCCCACTTCCCATCAGATGATCTCTTGATTGAACATGTTAGACCAAATTTGCATTTTATTATCATTGTTCCGCGTTTAAACATAATGTTACATCTTTCTCGGCGATGGTCTAATCATAGACCATCGCCGATTTTGATTTAAGCAAAAAAGTCAGATGAGAACTCGTTCTCGACATTGACACCTTTTGTGTTGATGCACTGCTTGATGTTATCCTGACGAAGGTCCCTGACACCAGAGAAAGGAAGTTTACCTTCGATAAATTTAATAACCTCATATGTCCAATCTCTTGATGTGCAGGTGGGGACATTTTGTGTGAGGTGGTGTTGCCACTTGATGTCAGTGAGTTCATAGTCATGAGGGTGTCCCATGAGGTGGAGATATTCACGGGCATTCATATAACGATCTTCTGTCGGGTGAATAGAGTCAGCCATGTTACGACCGACGACAGCATTGATCTCGTCTTTGAACAGATGAACAGAACCATCCCAGATACCGAGTCCAGCAGCAAACTTTTTGATCGCATGTTCGGTCTCTTTGATACCACGACGGTCATTGATCTTGTAGGAGAATTCCTTCAGTTCTTCGACGAGATTGTTCTTACAGACATGAGCCCAGACTGTTTTGCTGTTCTCTTTCCACATGACTTCTCGCCAATTGTCGGCGCCGTACTTGTCCCGCATGAATAGGAAGGTGTAGTTCTTGAACATCTTTTCACGAAGGACATCATTGGTGTCCTGATAAGAAGCATCTGCAGGGATGTCCTTGAGATAATCAACGATGTTCTTGGTCTCTTTCGTGCGATCGTAGTAATTGAGGATCGGTGCAGAGTCCGCTTTCCAGAAAAAGAAGAATGTACGAATACGATTCTGGGGAATGCCATGATACTTGGTGCTCGTCTTGACAATCGAGAATGAATAACCGAATTCTTCAGCAATCTTGTAGAGTTCAGCCTGAACGCCTTCACCGATCTTGGTGATAAGTCCCGGGGCGTTTTCACCGAACAGAACTTTCGGTTGGATATGCTCAAGAACATAGCGAGATGAATTGTACATATGCTGATTTTGGACGGCATCTGATCCACGAGCTTTACCAGAATTTTTGTTGCCACCTGTGTTCAACATCGAAAGTCCTGCACAGGGACACACGGAGTTTACGATGTCAATACTGCCCGGTTTGAATACCGCACCCTTGTCGAAGTTCTCGTCGATGATATGATAAGGGACATCCGGCCAATAGTTACGAAGGTGAGCATCATTAGCCTGGAAACCCGGGAAGCTAATGATGAATTCTGGTTTGTGACCGATTGCCTGTTCCATACCGATTGACATACCGCCGGCGAGAGGGATGATCGACGCCCATTTGATATTCTTCTTTTTACTTGACATTTTTGAATGCCTCCTTGAGGGCCCTTAATTCTGGGGTGTCATACTCTTTATTCTTGATGATGACGGCTTGCCCGGGGGCAAAAGCACAGGTGAGTTTGGGTTTATTTTTATACTCTCTTCCGGTCCACTTGAGCATCATCGTCAAGTAAGTAATGGATGTTTGGTTAAGCTTTGTAACGATGCCACAACGGGTCACCGCTCCACCACCAAAAGCACTCGCCCCATAAACAACGAAGTCACCGACATTAATGTCTTGTCCGAGTTGGTCTTTGTGATTGAACTTTTCTCTTTTGTTAATCAACCCAACAGCATGTTCAACTAACCCAGCAAGTGTTGTCATCTCTTTGCTGTTCTGATTTGAAATACTGTCGAATTTCATCACAATACAGTTACGTGATCTCTTACAAGAAGAAATACTAAAGTTGTCGGGTAAGCCCGGTTCTTGAATTACGTTGGCTTTAACATATCGTACACCGTGCATATTAGTACTAATGACAACACCAATACGTGCCCGGCCGTATTTTGTTCTTGGTGAATGGAAAATGAGATCACCAATCGAAATTTCCTGGCCATATGCATCTGTAAAAATTTTTGACATTGAGCATCCTTTCATTAGGAGAAGAAGTCAGACAGATCGGTTCCTTCGGCTTTCATCTTCACCGATAGACCAGAATCAATCTGCAACATTTTCTCGGAGGTTAATTCATATAAACTGGCATCTTTTCCGGCAACCCTGTAGCACGACTTCATGATGAGGTTGTTGATATGTTCACCGGTGTAATATTTATTCTTGAGAACTTGGTTAAGTTTCTCGAGAAGGGCGGTGTATTCAGCCGGGTTGTTCTCCAAAAACTCAATTTTTTCAAATAGTTCTTCGGGAGTTTCCACACGAATGAATTCTGGAACATCAAGATTCATCTGCTCGTCGTACCAAGGATGCATAAACGGAATGATGCCATATTGTAATACTTCCCAGAACTTCATCGTTGCCCAACCACGCTGAATCGGTATGATGAAGGTGTATTTAACATCAGGCAACATATCCTGAAGAGTTTGGAATTTCACCGATCCTTTGAATCGAGTATCCTTCATCCACTCGTCAGACCACTTACCGTAAATGTCAACGTCCTCAAGGTGATTGAGTACCCAGCGCTTAAGCTCAGGACCGCGGCTCAATCCACCGTTGCCGCCCTCATTCAACACCACCATGAACTTCTTCTTTTTATGTTTGGCAAGTTCAAGAAGGTCGGGTTTCTTTTTATCAATGAGGAACACCGTTTCAAGCGCGGTATAGAATGTCGGCACCTTAGAGAACAGATATGACTGATCCTCATAGTTGACGATATGCTTGACTTGCATGTCCTTTGAATTGAATTGAGACAGTGCAAACTTCGAGATATTGTAGAGGTCTCGTGCACGAATAGGATGATATCGCGGGTCCGGCGTTAGAGTAAAATAGTCAATCCCAGATACGTTCAGATAGTGAGCGATAGGACCGACATAGTTCTCAAAGCACTCAAGAACCTTAGCAATCCGATCTCCCTTTACCGTCTTGATCTTATCAGGCATGTTTGCATTACCGGCTGGGCCACCATAAAAGAATGCGGTGTCAAGTTTGACATTATTCTTCTCAAACCAATTGACGACAAAGTCAGTGACATTATCTCCACGGCGGAAATCACCCCAAACATCAATGATGTTGTTATTCGGTGCAACCTCTTTTCGTTTAGCATCTGACAATCGAGAGAAGTCAGACTTACCGATCAGATAGAAAGTGTCATCGGGGTTATAGCGAGCAACAGAGGTGATGACGGCCGGCGCCTCACAGTCTCCGCCGATCGCTGCCCACAGCGATTCATTAAAAAGAATGCTCTTGCCTATTTTCCCATATCCAACTTTCACTTGGGCACCACCCATCCATGCTTGCATTCTACTGTTTTCGTAGAAAGTGAATGCACGACATCAATAATGGTTGCACAAAAGATAAAAATAATAAAGAATGATAGTACAGGTCTCAGATTTAAAAATTGCCAAAAATTCATTTCTTTCCTCCAATCATATCAACGATTTTTGCTTCATCTCCAGCAAAAGTAATGTCACCCCACACGAGACTATTGAAAAGGAAACATCTCCGATCCATAAAGTTAATCAGATCAGTGATTTCATATTCGCCGCGTCCAGATATGAGGCAGTTATTGAGTTGGTCAAACACCTTTTCGCTGAATGCCGTATAGCCGCAGAAGAACTTTCCTTCGGTGAATGCATGGGGCTTCTCGATGACGATGTTACCGTCAAGATATGCAAGTTGTAAGTTCCGCGAATTCTTTTCAAGTTCACGATAACTCACAAAGCAATCATATTCATTGAAATCCATGTAAGGAAGAGAACCCGAATAATAGTTATCACCGAACAGACAAACGAAAGGTTTATTTATGATACCTTGCCAAACCTTGATAGCGGCTCCCGGCCCCTTCTCCTCTTCATTCTGGAATTGGTAGTGAAGGTTAATAAGGCAATCATATGGAGACAATGATTCGATTATTGGATGTGTCAATGTCTTATGATCGTTGAGGAAAAAGAAATCTCTTTTACTGATCGTGACATAGACGTCATCCATACCGTTATTGATCGCAAACTCAACACATTGCTGTGGAAGAGTTCTGTCGCCGATCTTAGTAAGAAGTTTATTTTTTCCGAAGCGGGTTGACGCGCCCGCCGCAAGAATAAGAGCAGCCTTTGGAATCATCTTTCCTCCAAAATCTTCAAGATCTGTTTGTTAATTGGGTTCAGCTGAACGAATGTGCATGTCTCACAAAGACCAAAATGTGGACGAATCACCATCGGCCACGCATCAACAGATATTCTTGCTTTGATCCGTTCAGCAACAGCTTTATATAGTCCAAGATCGGTGATTTGACCGATGATAGAGTTATCAGTTTTCAGACAACAGAGACGGATGTTACCGAGCTCGTCAATCTGAATCCGCTTAGTATTCCAATCACATTCGGTATAATAAAAATCATCACGGCCGATGTATTCCATAACATCATCAAACAACGGTGCAACGAATTTATTGAAGACTTCGATGTCCACTGATTCGATGTTTGATACATCATTCCAACATTGTTGATGTTGGACACGCATCTTCACACCAGGATACTCTTGAACAAGCCTCTTCACATCGGCAATGCACTTGAGGTTCCACGGAAAAAGAATAGTGTTGACATATAGTTGGAACCCAAACTCCTTTGACTTCTCAAAAAGCGTTGCAAGAACGGCATGAGCGCCGATCGTTTCGCTGATATTGTTCACAGAATCAATCGAGACATAAAGCATATCAAGATTCTTATAGACATCATCAAATGCCGGAGCATTGTAATTAAGAGTTCCGTTGGTGATTGTGAGAGTCTTGATTCCTGGATAATGATCCTTAAGTTCTTTTGCCATCCGACCGAGGTCCTTGGCCATGAATGGTTCGCCCATTCCTTGAAGTTTTGCAAAATTCAAGTTGGGGAAGGATGAAAAAATAATGGCCTTGTAATCATCCCAGGGGAAATCGGTTCCCGAACCTTTTCTGTTACACTTCTCACAAGCAAGGTTGCACCTGCTTGTTGGTGATAACATTAGATATTTGATATCTTCCATTTATGATCCTCTTTTCTTTAATTCGTGATAGGCTTGGCAGGTGCGAATATATGCAACGATGAAATCCTTTTGACTGATGGCGAGTTTATAGATAAGCATACGAATGTAATGCGTTACCTCAAGTACGAGTGACGCATCACGAACGGCGTCGGTAAAAAATCCACAACCATGTCCAAATAAGTATTCTTTAATTTTAACATTTTCTGTGTTATAAGTCAACAAATATTTACCATCGTCAATGATTAACGACGACGAATCAGAAAATGTTTCTTCATAATTAAAATGAAGACTTTGAAATATTTTTGAATAATCAAGCAGATATGAATTCCACCCGTTGAAGATAAAGTTGTCATCAATGAACTTGATGCGGTTGCAGCCAAAATCTTCATACTCGTTTATGATTATGTTTTCAAGAGTGAGGTCGCCGTGGCAGTTTGAGTACTGCTTGTCCATGTACGATGTCATTGATGTCAACATAGAAATGAATTTAATAAAGTCAATGTTTGGTATGACTTTCTCAACACCGTTCTCTACGAGGATAAATTCTTTTTTCATCAACATATCAACAAAGATCGTCTCTTTCTTCAGACGGCGGAGGTGACCCTTGAGTCGATCAATGTATGTCGTGAATGTCGTGTTTCCTTTTGGAATGAAATCAATGTCTGATATACTCACCACGGTGTGCATTACATCTTCAAGTAAATTTCTTGCGATGAATTTATTATCAAGCATCTTGTCGAGAGTTTTACCCTCAACAAATTCCATCCGATAGCAATACAGACCATCTTTGAAGAAGTCGTCGCCTATATGCGGAAAATAGTTAGGGAGGGCTTCTTTGTGATAGGCCATCCAGCAGTGCTGGTCACGAAGATGATTAAAACCGTTAGTGTCGGTAACTCTAACGGTCTTAAGGATTTCATTATGTATTTCATCTAAATAAACGGATGAGGCTGACCCGCCTTTAAGGAGCTTCATATTCATTAATACCTTCATTGGTGACTTTATAAATTGTCAGTTTAGTCTCGGGTGGAAATGCTTTGTAGAGTTCTTCATCAAATGCATTTTTCGTATTCGCCGCAGCCCCCAGACCAAAGTCCGAATCTTCAAAAATATTTATGTGTTTGATAATTCCATGCGACTCGATGATACCAACACCCATCGCCAAGAGATACATAGCGGGGTCTGGTTTTGCCTTATGACCGACATCCTTGAGCCCATAGACACGTTTGAACCAAGGGCGAATCTCGAACTTATCGAGTATCGTCTCGGCAACATCAGGATTGGTATGTGTACAAACATAATTCAGCGCCAATGGGTGATCCCAGAATTGCCTGACATGATTGATCATGAAAATGCCATCGTACAGTGTGTGTGGATAGAGTTCGTATTTACGATCACGGACCTTCACCATCGTTTCATGCGAGATGCCGTAATGTTCTTCAAGTGCATATGCACTTTTTCCAAAAATACTTTGCCACACTTCGGGTGTAAGTATATGTCCGGTGACTTCTCGGAGGGCCTGACTGTATACCTTATAGAGGGCTGGTTCGGTATCAAAAAGCGTACCGTCAAAGTCCCAGAGGTTAAGAATAGTATTTTGTGATGTCATCATTACTCCATTGTCTATTGAGCCAAAAGTCTACATTGAAATGATCGCGGAGGGATTTGAGGAGGGCGAGCCGTTCGGCATCGTGACTGTTATAATAATCCATTTTCGCCATAATGTCAACGGAATTCTTTACGATAAGCTTATCTTGAATCTCCTTTGGAATCTGAAGATATTCAGGATCATACCCAACATCAAAGAAAGGAAGGATGTTGTACTTGGCATAAAGTACGGGGCGGAAGTTCAACGAATCAAATGTCGACACGCATCGTAGGATAAGCGAATACTTAAAGCGTTGAATCTGTGCATAAAGATTATCTGGGTGGAGGTAACCCTTATAACACGGATGATTGACAACTTCATCATAAACACGCCCACCGATCGTCTTTGCTTTGTCCAGCCAACCTTGTTGAAGTTTTCCGTAGTACACACCGTTTGCTTTGAGCGGTATATAGAGTTCGGCATTTGATGCATCAAGGTCGCGAAGAAAGGTGTCCCACATTGTCAAACGTGGACCCTTTTCATAAAAGATCGAACCGAAGAAAATGAAATCTTTGTCCTTTTCGATTTCAGTTGGTAGCGATGCTCCGAAGAAATCAAAATCATCCTTTATTGGTTCTTCATAGACAAGATGTTGAAGTTCAGCCAAAGGAAATGCCGAAAGATTACGGGTGCCACGTTTGTCATCTACGAAGTAATAATTTGTGAGTGGAATTCCGTTCATCTCAAAGAATGCGAAGAAGATGCCGGGATCGATGATTGATGTATAGAGCATCTTGAAGTGTTCTTTATTTTTCTTGTACATCCACAACACAAGGTTGGAAAAGAGGTTCTTATCCCACATTGAGAATGCGATGACGCTGACACGTTCGTTGAAGTTTTCTACGATTGATGCATTCGTCTCATCAATGATATTCATTCGTTCGTTGTCGTCACCAACATAATCAAAGTACTCGTTTTGCATATCATGGAGTTCTCGGTGCTTTTTGGCGGGGACATACGGAATCAACGGAAGTGCAAACATATAATCTTGGAGCAGAATGATGCGGTGAATTTTGAATTGCCCAAACGAGTGTTCGAACTCCCGTTCTAGGATTGATTGATTATGATCACGAGAATTGTCTGATTCCTTTACTCGCTTAAATTCGGTTTCATTGATGCGGGTTAACTCTTTGTTGTTAAACACAAAGCAGTTAGGATAAAGAGTTGGGAATGTCCGATCATTGAGCACAACAAAAAGCAGGTTGTACTTTTCCTTCAGCGCATCGATGATCGGAAATGCAAATCCCCAATGATCCCTAAAATTCTCTGCATTCTTATTGATGAAGCAGACGACATTTTCTTTCGTTGGATCAAGCGGTTGGATATTCGTTGGTGTAAAAAGAGACATTCTCTAATTCCTCCTCTGTTAGGACTTTAAATTTGTTGTGATAGTATTTATGTTTAAAGAATTTGATGAATCCAGAGGAAAGACCAGGAATGATAGAGTTTATTTTATCTCAGTATCGCTGATACATTCAATACGCGCCAATCGCCCATCATGTTTTATTGGTGACTCGGGTAAAACACTAGTGACAATGGCCACATATGTTGCCTTCTGACCATAATGAAGGCGGCGCAGATATATGTAGCCGGGCCAAGGATAGACCGCATAAAATGCATCAAAGAATTTTTTACAGGCTTCATCTGAATTGCGTTGGGATTTTGCTCTTTGTTTTATTGTAAAGCCACCACGTCGAAATTCAAAAGCACGAGAGGCGACGGTTGCCAATTCCAACAGCGTCGGCTCCTCAATTACGATGGCAATATGATTCTGTTGGATCGGCTTTTCATCGACCTCTTTCTTTTCTTTCTTCCACCAACTAAACATATTCACCTCTGTTTACGAGTTCGTCAATCCATGAACGATCATTCTTGAGGTTAACCGATGATATTGATACATCACCGAATTCATCACGTTGAATGAATGAACCATACTTCCACTTATCGGCCAATTCATTCCAATTGATATTCTTCTGACAGATTAACATGTCCTTTGCCATTGCACATGATACGCCATGAAGTTGTTTAGCCGAATAGTGAGCCTGTGCCAACATCTGAACCGAATTCCGTTCCCAGTCAAGGCACCGCCAATAAAAACAGTTGCTGACTTCTTCTTTCGGAATGTTGAATGCGCGGCAATCAAAGTATGCTGGGTCGACATCACACAAATGAGTGTCATCATCTGCATACTCTAACGTGAACTTAACGCCCGCCATACTCGCGGCAATCGAACACATCTTCTGCACATTGTAATCAAACCAGGCGTCTGTCTCAAGACGATCATAGTCAGTCAACAGCAGGGTGATCTCGTCAGACTGGGTGTATGCCAACTTGACCCCTTGAATGTTTTCTAAAAGAAATCTTGCAGTCGCTTCCATTGCACCTTGTAGGCGTTCATCAAACGGTTTCACACAACCACGAGTGAACGTGTGGAATGCTTTCCCATCAAGACGCAGGATGACCGGTGTTCTTCGAGCTAAATATGTTTTTGACCTGGCTTCATAGAAGCCTTTCATACGATCTCCGAGACTATCTTTGGTTGACATAATTCATTCTCCTTAAGACAAAAGTAGGCGGACCGAATTCATCCAACCTTTCGGTCCGCCTTGATGTGTTTATTTATGTTTTGGGATAAGATCAGAAAATCTTATCTAATTCGTCAGCAATCTTTGCATTAACTTTTTTCCCAGACATAAGGTTTTCTGTTCAATGCTTTAAAACGATTCAGTTGGAAAATATTTCCACAACACGAACATTTAAAGGTGACGAGTGAATGGTGAAAAAGGATGTTGACAACGAAGACGTCGGCTGACCAACATCGCCAATTTGAACATCGGTTCTTCTTATTGGCATGAATCTGTTTAACTTCTCTTGCATCATCCATAGAACTTTGCCAGGCTGATGTACTCATTCGGTTACCGATATCACTGTTGCGGTGACTCTCCGTTTGAAAATATGGTAAGGATTAAACCCACCATACTTTAGACTGATGTTAAGAATCCTTTCATGAGCACCCGTGAGACTAGTACGATAGTTGTTTTTCGAGAGTCCCCAAAACGCGCCATCACGATGTAATGTTACACCATCAGTTTTAGACAGTACAGGAAGACTCGAAATCTTAACCTCGATGGTGTAAGTTTTCCCGACCTGCATGATGTCAACAATATCAGAAAATATACGTTTAGCGTCAACACAAACGCGTGATAAACACCCACGATTCTGATTCCTGATATAGACATTACCAACGCAATCAATGCATGCTTCTATTAAACGAGTTTTCATTTCTTTAACCCCTCGATAATCTTAATCTTTTCGCATTTTGATAACATAAAGTTCAACTGACTAATGTGATACGCTTTGTTATGATCACCGATTCGCCGATTCTTAAAATCAAAAGACTGTTCGTACTTCCACCGTGTCAACCAAATATTGTGGTTGATGATCATCAATGCTTTCGGGACAGTCTCAGTCAACCCATCTTCAATGACAGGGTTCGTCATGATGATATGGGTGATCACCATCGTATAAGCATTCAGAATCTCAACGGGAGATACATCAAAATTTCTGTCTACCCGGTTCGTTAGCTCTATGATGTGGGCGATGATTGAATCAATGTCGTGTTCCATCACTTAGCCTTCCTGTGGTTTGTAATATAGCGCCATCGCTTCCCGGCGCGCCTTGACTTCCCGGTAAAACTCAATGTTGGTCGGCTGCGTATACGACAGTAGATTTTCTTCGGTAACACCGCCGGGTAAGTTTGAACAGAGAATGATGTAATGTACCCACAGATTTTCGATCTTGATGTAGCAGTGATACTTCAAATCTTCTGAACGATGGTTCTTACCACATTCCGGGCATTTCATCTTGATCTCCTCTTGTGATTTGAAACAATTTTAACACAAGATGAAGACCATGTCAACAAAAATATTAATCATTTTTTCCACTGAACACATCACCGAAAATACTACTAAAATCTGGTTCTGATTTCTTCACGCCATTACGAGTCATATCATCGCGCATCCGTCTTGACTGTTCTGTGACATTGCATGTTGGGCAAAGGCAAACCATTCCCTTCATCAACTTACTGCCTTCGCGGATGCGACCAACGTGTCTTTTACAAATGTCGCAGTGGACATCCTTTCCTTCGATCTCGCTCATACTCATTTTGTTGTGTCCTCATCCTTTTTAAATTCGTACCATCGCGGCAAAATAAATTCCTGCATATGGTCATATTCGCTTAACTCATGAAAACCAACCCAACGGCGATCATAATTGATGATAAGTGTTGTTCCGTCATAACGTTCGAACATGTGTTCAAAGTGGGTCCAGTCCTCTAAAGATGGAGGTAAGAAATCACAGACAATACCAAACGTCTTTATGAGGTAATTTAAATCCTCTATCGCCCGAATCTTTTCCTCGATGTCTAGGTGTTGTCTCTTGATAACACGTTCTTGCTCTTTCAGTTTAATCAGTTCATCAGTAAAGAATTCCATCACTTTGCCCTTTCACCGACGAAGGCAACCTGCCGGGCGATTTTTGTTGGGGGCCATTCGAGATGAATACCAACCTCAACGAGAGTCTCAGAAACATTAACACCCATTCCTTCGGGACACCATGTTGCAACATATCCTTGACATTTCTCAGAAGCAAGGGCGTATCCGATTTTCTCCCTGAGTTGTTTCCTTGCTGTTCCCTGCCAATAGAGAACACATCGTAGTTGTCTTTCACTCCAATCGGGGTGCTTCACTCTCAGTCGCTCAACATGTGAACCAAGATCGAACTCATTGACGATTGCATAGATCGGCTTTGATGTATCAAAGAAACGATCGAACAGTGGTGCTTCTGGTGGACACCGATCGCACTTCCCAACATTCGGACAACCCTTGGGATGAGCTTCATAAGGTTCAACACATAGCGCCCTGACGGTGTAGTCAATGACGGGGTTAACCTTGATGAGAAGATCATCACAAGGGTCATCGAAGAAGTGGATTAGTGTATCAAGCTTTTTCATTTGTCATCCAGTTTCAAGAGAAAGACTTCGATGGCATAATCGTAGATTGCTTCGGCCTCTTTCTTTTTCTCAAGCATTTGAACTTCTTTGTCCTTGAGGTATTGGCTGACATCAGGACGATTGCTCACCGGACCAAATCCATCATCTCTGTTGTTGGCATCATATATCATTCGTCTTATTTCAATACCGGCAATCTCTTCCCTGACTTTGCTGTAGTCATCGACGGCCTTTTGGAAATTCATTTTTGCCATCCAAATAATTGCTTTTGCTTTTGTTGAAGATAATTCCATGATCTCACTCGCTCTCTTAAAGATATTTGTAAAAGAACATCAATAATACCCAACAGATTATAACAATAAGCAAACTGCCATGATATAATAGGTTGTTCAAAATACCTTCAATCGGGCCATAATTTGATGGTGTCACATAAAGATGAACCATTGTCCACACAATCATCATTATGAATATGAATGTTGTCATGATGTCATCCGATCTAAAGTGAAGCGGTTATTATGCGTTGGCAAAGAGGATCACGGATGCAACGAGAACACACCCATACAAAAGAACCCACCCGAGAATATTATCTACTGCTGGTTTATTTCTCTTTTTAACTGTCCGTAATTCAAACCCGAAAATTTTTCGGCCACTTGCTTCATATTCAACGATGGATGGGTTAGATCGCCGCATACAGTAAGTAATGACAGAAATGCCACAGATAAGAATTATAAATCCGGCACAGACCATGACGACGCTGTGACCCGCAAATTTCCAGATGATGATGAACATCGCCATCTTGCCGACCGGTGTCTTCACAAAATCATTCGCCGCAACACCAAGTTCTCTTGCTGCGCCACCGAGAGCACTACCAACTTTCTGTCCGAGATCAACCCATTCCTCGGCCTGCTTTGCTGTTGATAGTTCTGTCTTTGCTGTAACAGAAGCAGCCTTCATCGATGCAATGTTTTTTAATACATCGGCCTGCTGCTCGACGGTTAAGTCGCCGAATCCTGCCGAACTAACAGTTTCTGCTCCCAAGCACCATGCAGAAGAGACAAGGGAGAGAACGAGAATGACCGAAAGAATAAAGTGTTTCATTTTGTCTCCTTAACGAAAGAGGTGGGGTACATAGCGACTGGTGTTCTTGGTGATGGCGGTGTCGTCTTCACGAACACCAATGCCCGCTGCTTCTCCGCAGCACTTGCCCCACAACCGCTCATAATTGCTGCAATACCGAGAAGGACTACGAAATTAGCCTTGGACGTTTTTTTCATTAATTAGTTCCTTTCATGATTTGGCGGTGCTGATAATATCAGCACCGCCAATGTTCTTTGTTAACGCACGGTCGGCCAGTGAAGGACGAAGGTACCGGGCAGCAGTTTGCGATTCAGCGAAGTCGATTGGATGAAAATATCGAAGTCACCGTGGTCACCGGGAACAAGACGGACGGTTCCGAAAGCAGGGAGTCCGAGGAGTTGGCGAGCACCGCCACCGGTATAAACATGTTTGGTGGTACGATCACGAATGACGATCTTTTTGTAATCCTGAACTTCCTTTTCGGCCTTCATGAGCATGTAAAATGCACTGCCTTTGACGAAGGCTTTACGAGTAACGCTTTCGATGTACGGCGCAATCTCGACGGTGGAGTTGATCGGAAGGATGCAGACCTCGCTAGTAATATCAACGAGTTTCTGTTTAACCTCTTCCTTGGAGACATTGGCGACATTGGAATAGAAGGTGTTGGTCGATTTAGCGCCGGCCGAACGGGCGGAAAAGAATGAGGAATATGCCTCGGTGTTTGTTTGGAAAGCCTGCTCGGTTCCCATATCGCTGGTTTCATCCCAGGGAAGAATATTGCCGCGGTTGATTTTATATTTACTGCAAAATGAGTTAACGTACTTATTGGGAACCAGCCAGGTGAAGGTCCAACGATCAGAGCCGACCTTTTCTTGAATAAGACGCTGTGTCTCGGCGACACCGGGACTACGCGAATCATTTTCATCACCATCCGTTACGGCTGTGATGATGAAAACAGTATCAGGATTACCGTCGTCAAGTTTCTCGAGTGCGCGGATGGCGCGGTGAACGGAATCGAACAGAGGGGTCATCCCTGAGGGTTTAAGATCATTGTCATTGAGACTGCGAACCGTTTGAACCTGGACTCCTTCATAAATGGTACGATGCTTGAGATAGCGATCGCCGAAAGCATATGCCGACATTGTCGCTTCCTGTCCCTCATTCATGACAGCATTGCGGATGCCGACCACATTGATGTTGTAGGCCGCAATAAGTGCACGCTTAATGGTTGCAACAGAACCGCTCTCATCAAGACAGAATGCAATGTGCGTCTTCTTAGCACCGGTACCCATACCAATCGGGGCCGTTTTTATCTGAGCCGGGTCGGTGAACTCCTTGATTGTCGTCGGATTGACCGAAATCTTTTGGGAAACGATGTTGACGTTGTTCTTGCGGCACCAATCCTGCCATGACTCGCGACTGATGCACTTGACAACGCCGTTCTGTTTGTAATCGATGAAATGGGTTGGAACTCTGTTTGTGCTAATCCCGTCAAAGACCCGCACGACCTCCCGAATTCCGTTGCGACCTTGTACGATGAGACCGACTTTTGGACTACTGATTTGTTTTGACAGCATACGTGATGTTACTCCTTTTCTTTGTTAGTGAGATAAATTTTGATCTTGGAACTCAATTTATCTGGTGTTACTAACCACTGAACACGATGACCGTCACCGAATGTGGCGTAATCATCGCCCCAAACAGAATCACGGTCAGTCGGTTCCCCTTGTTTTACAAAACCCATGAATTTACACCTGCGACCCGCACCACAACTGAAACCAGAACAGAGAGTGATAACATCCATTCCGGGTTGAAGGTCGGCGAGAAGGCGTTCATTTAATCCTTCGGTGATCAATGACGGTATCATATTGATTTCCTCAATACTCAACGTCTTCAAGAATTCTCTAATTTTATTCTTCATTGTTCTCCTTAAAGGCAATCATCGACAAAGTGTTTATTTTATAACATTTATCATCACTTGTCAACAACTTTATTCCTCTTCCATATCTTTTTGGTGCTGACCCAACATACATCCTAGTTGGCATCGATGTTTAAGGGTCGATTCATTCTTTTTGAAAAGAGTCTGCATCTGCCCAACCCGCGGAGCAATATCGGTTTCGTATTGACTAAGAAAAACCCCACCGACTCTACTAAAGAACATGACATCCTTCGGATAGAACCAATCGAAAAGCTGCTGTGGTGAAATAAATCCACAAAAGTCATCTTCTTCCATATCACTGAGCATATCACGGTATGGTTCCGGGTGGGCAAAAATATGGGGGCTGTTGGACATATAAGATCGAACTTCGTCATGGTGGCAACGAGAAGTATAAATCCCACCAAAATCTTGATCATTATCATCTCGCTTAATCTCAAAACGCAAAACACCAAATGTTTTTTCAAGTGACATTAAAAAGCCTCCTGATGAATTGTAATTCGCAGATGCAAAATACAATCATCAAGAGGCTATGTCAATTAAAAAATACTGCTAGGAGAAAAAATCTTCTAAACTGACTGCTTTATTATTCATTGACCAACCGATCAGTTCAAAGATCTTCTCCATTGGATTCATATAAGCCTTCTCCCACTGAAGGTCATAATCAATCGGACACATTCGATCAAACTCAACGGGGAACTTATCTAAACAAGCAATGGCATTAGAGCCAACTCGATTTGGTTCTTTGAGATAGCAGTATTTAACTTTATCGCCTTCGTGTATCAGTTGATACTTATCTTCAAGATTCATCATCTTAACGAATTTGTTAAAGACAATGGCGGCTCTTGGTGCTAACGGAACACCTTTCGTTTGACCAATGTACTTGTTGAATTCGTTGACACCACGAGGGAATGCAACCTTCTCAAATGGCAATGTCTTGAAGATAACATGTTGTGAATCAAGATAATCCTTAACGGCTTTCTGATCGGCCGTTTCGAAGATTAACTCAAGTGTTCGTTTAAGGGCATCACGAACAAATTGCGGTGTTGATGTCCGCACCACTTCGATGCCTTTGATCTTCAGTTTCGTTTTGTCGAAGTAGAATGTACCTTCGTTCTCAAGCAACCGCATGGCATACATTTTCTTTTCACGGAACAAGCAGACGTTTGAGATAGATTCATGCTCCATCGTCAGAGTCTTCTGTTTTGTGTTAAGACCATCCGTCAACTTGTTGAAGAACTCCTTGAGGACAGGATCAAGAACCATGTCACTATATTTCAACAGGAAGTGTACGACCGTTTCATTGTCTGGTAGTTCATCCCCAAAACGTTTATTAAGAGTCGGAACCATGTCAAGGAAAACGGAGTCGGTGTCTGTGTAAATGTTTTTGACATCCGGGAGTTTCTTTTCAATGTATCTTGCAGCACCACGAACGGATGTCTGACCTGCTGATGTAATGGCGGCGGCGATACGAAGGTCAAAATATCTAAACCATTCGTTTGACATCGCACCGTAAAGACTGTTCATGAATACCTTAAATGCTCCCTGAATTGCATCAAGTGAAGCAATTTGGTTCTTAATGTCAGGTGTCTTCTCTAATACATCAAGTTCCTTAATTGATCTCTTTGCACCTTTACGACCAGCGAAAATTTCAGCAACGATTTCTGGAATGAATCCGATCTTGTCACGACGATAGAATGTTCCGTTTGGTGCCATACAGACATCATATCTGTCCAAGACGGGTTGTACTCTTTCCATAAGAACATCGGGGTCAAGACAGCTTTCAATATTACCGAACTGCATGGCGATGTTCTTGAGTTCATCTGGTAGAATTGATTCATCAACAATTGTCTCTGGAGACATGTTATATGTGATGATAGAGTTTGGATATGAAGATGCGATATCTCGTACCATAACCCAGTAGTTAAGGCCACGTCTTGGGTCCTCAACGAATCCACCAGGGAACTGACCTTTGATGTTTGATTTCTTCGGTGGGGCAAGAATCTTTTTTGACAGCAGAATGTTGTAGAGATATGCATCCCAGATACCAACTGTACCAAAGACGTCCTTGAAATCACATTTCGCCATGTAGGTCATCGTGATAGCAAGTGCAAGATAGTTACGCTTCTTATCAATCGCTGTCACCAACCGAACGTCTTTGATGTTGTATGACATGTATGTCTGAAAATCATTTTCATACAACTCGTTCAGTGGCCCGTCATAGTCTAACTTGTCATCGCCTAATTCAACTTTTGCAATATATGACAGAGACTTCTGTTCTCTTGGTTCAACACAGAATTTCTCATAGAGGTTTTTGTAATCATAATGAACGATGCCCTCAATTGAGTAACCGATCTGCTCGTTACCAAAGTTGTCGGTATACTTATGCGCCGATACTTTCCGAATCGGTGAAAGTTGAAGAACATAATTCGTCGGCATAATCTTGTTGATACGAGTGACGATGTATGGTATGTCAAATCCCTCAGTGTTCCACCCGGTGTAGATATCAGGATACGCAGACGACCAGAAATCAACGAACTTGATAATCAAATCCTTTTCGTCTTCACAGAAGATATAAGTAACATCATCTTCTGTTGGGATGTAATTTTCTTTATAGCCGAATGCTGTGATTTTTCCACTGATGATTTCTTCAACAGTCAATGCGGATATCGGCCAAGCTGCATCTTCGGGTTTTGGGAAACCCTTCGTGCACTGTACCTCCACGTCAAGGTTAAAGATACGCATATGATTCATCTGAGGGAGAACCTGCCCTGGATAATTCAATGCGATGAATTGATACAGCGGACTAATGTCGCCGTGAATATCAATGTAATCACCGTTTTCCTTTTTCCAATTTCGCATCTCGGAAATACTTTCGAAGACTCGATGCTCAATTGGTTTTCCGTGGATCGTAGTGAAACTTGTTTTTGCACCCGGAGATGCGTCTACACCAAGAAACGGACGAAAGTTGATTCGTTCTTCCTTTCGTTCACCGTCTTCAATGTAGCGATGATAGATGACATCTCTACCGACTTGTGTAACATTCAGATAACTCTTTGCCATTTAATACCTCTCGTGTTGAATTAACTTGGGGAGTTATTATATCACAACAGCTCCCCGATGTCAATCATTAACCAAACAGCATATCTACGAACTGGGCGGCGGCCTTCTCAAGATGTTTAAGTTTTCCGCCGTTCATTATAGTGACATCATATTTGTAATTGTATGCATTCGCATCTGCACGATTCATGAATTGTTCAACAACATCACGTTTCACACAGACCGCCGTTGCTCCGGTTTTTTCAACAAACTTAGCAATTTCTTCTGGTTCTCTGATATGAAAGAAGAAAATCCCACGTTGGTTTGTTTGAAGGACATTCAGCATATAGTTCATTGGTCCATCATATGCTTTAGTGGAGAGGTCTTTGAGATCAGCGAGAAACTTGCGACCAATCTCATCCTTCACCCCATCCCACCCGAGAGTCATCGCGGCCTCTTTCACACGATCAACAGAAGAGATGTTAAAACCCGGAATATTATAATGCTCGGCGGCATACTTGATACACATTTCGCAAAATGTATCTTTTCCAACCCTCGCTGGGCCATTAATAACAATGACTTTCTTCATATGATTAACCTTCCTTATTGGTGCTACCGAAACCACCCGCCCCGCGTTCTGTTTCGCTAGTAAAAAGTTCACCATCAGAAACTAACATAGGTTTAGAATAAAGTACTGGGATAAGAACCCCTTGTACGAGTTTCATTCCCGGCCCAATGTAGACCGTATCGTTGCCGGTGTTAACAACATTGAGGTGGATTTCTCCTTGATAATCTTCATCTACAACACATGCAAGAATGTCAAGGCCGAATTTTGAACCGACTCCCGACTTGTTGAAGAAGATCAGTGCATGGCCTTCGGGAATTTGTGCACGGATGCCTGAAGGAATCAGGGCACGTTCACCACCTTCAAGTGTAATCGTCATTACGTCATTAGGAACGAAGAAATCTAATCCTGCTGACTTTGGGGTACCGCGTTCGATATCTTTAACATCTCTAACCTTTGAATAACGAATCATCTTTCATTTCTCCTTTATTTTCTTCCTCTATTTTCGTAATACTCAGTTATAGTTCCAAGTTCTTCTTCGGAGATAACAGTCGCATACTGCTTTGCAGTGTCAGTGTTAACCTTGAACCAATCCATGAGGTACTGAATTGTCTTCTCAGCCTTTTCCTTTTTAGCATTGTACTTTATGAACTTATTATTCTTTGGGACACCGAGATAATAAAAGTCAAAGACCATTTCTGGTGTATAGCCGTAGTTCATATTCATTGCATTTGCTAAGAATACGAAGCTAGGTTCGCATGACATAAAACGATTAATTATGAACGGGGAGAAGCCTTTGACGAATGTCGATTTGTCTTCATCTTTTGGGAGGGATTTTTTGTTGATTGCATTGAGGTAATCGAATAGTCCTTTTGCTGCCATAATTTTTCACCTTACTTCTTTATGATTTTATAAATAAAATTAAAATTTATTTTTGGAGAATTTATATGAACGGTTTTATATACAAAGTAACGTGTACGATAAACAATAAATCTTATATCGGAAAAACAAAACAAGATATAGATTCATATATCGAGGGTCATTTTCAAAATGCATTAAAAAATTCACCAACGAGAGTTTTTTATCGTGCTATACAAAAACATGGTAGAGAAAACTTTATATATGAAACACTTTATGAAGGTCCCGTTGAAATGCTCAATGAAATGGAATGTTTTTATATTCAGAAATATCACACATATTTGGGACTCCCTGATTGTTGTGGTTATAATATGACTATGGGTGGGGATGGAGGAGATACGAATTCCCAACACCCAATGAAATCAGAAATATATTCTAAGGTGTCTAAAAGTAATAAGGGAAGAATATGGTCAGAAGAACACAAAGCAAACATGAAACTCGCCCAAATTAAACGATATTCAATTATAATAAAGAAACCAAGAACACCAAAACAAATAAGAACAACAAAACAAAAACAAATAAGAACAATACGTATTCAGGCAAGAAATCCTAACAGGGCCGTGTTTGGATCAAAAGAACATATTGATAAAATGCAGAGACCAAAAAGCGATGAACATAAAAGAAAAATGTCAGAAGTAAGAAAGATTAAGGGCCTTGCTAAAGGCAAAAATAATCCAAAGGCGGGAGACTTTCTTTTAACATCGCCATCAGGAGAAACATTTGAATTACATGGCGAACTTTCTGCATTCTGTTTAGAAAACAAACTACCATTCACAACCATGATTAGACATGCGGGCCATGGAATCATAAAATTTAAAAGAAAACTCAAAGATCCATCGACCGCTAATTGTGAGGGGTGGGAAATTAATCGAATCTAATTTACTTCCATTGTGCGACCTTCATGATCTCGGTGACACAAGCAACCAGATTGACCTCTGAGTCAACACATGAACAATGCTGATAGTTATACTGTCCGAGGATTGGAATGATGTCTAGCAACGATACGTCTTTAATATGACTATCAATTTCCTTATAGAAGGTCGTATAGAAAGAACTTGTATCAATTTCAGTACACAACTTACGAACGGTTGCAAACTTACCGGCCTTCATCGCTGGGATCAGTTCGGACATATAGGAATTGTCACTAACAGCAAGAACCGATGCCGTGATCTTTCCGTCATTCATACTTGAGAATTTTTGAAGTGCGCCGATTGTTTTGCGGAAGTCAGGGAAGAAGTTCTTTACGAGGGTTGCAACTGATTGCTTGTCATATTCAACCTTTTCGTTCTCGAGAATGAAGCATACTCTTTTGAAGTAGTTCAACATGATTTCATCCTGAACCTTGGGTCCATAGTTGAAAGAAATCATTTGGCAACGAGAGTGGATAGGGTCAATGATTTTCTGAAGGTTGTTTGTGCAGATAATAAAACGAGCATTTGATTCCATCTGTTCCATGAGAACTTTGATGGAGTCTTGTGCATTTCCTGACATACGATCCATCTCGTCAAGGATGACAAGTTTCTTTCCACCCATCAGCGAACTCGTAGATGCAAATTGCATAACATCATTACGAATAACCTCAACTTGCGTTTGAAGAGAACCGTTGATGTAGAGCAGGTCCATCCCCATTTCGTTGGCGATTGCTTTTGCCGACGAGGTCTTGCCGAGCCCCGCCGAACCATAAAACATTAGGTTCGGTACTTCATTGGTTTTCTTAATTTCTTTGAACAATTTATGAACTGTTGCTGGTGCAATCACATCATTCATTGTCTGTGGTCGATAACGTTCAACCCAAAGCGAACTTGTGCCAATCTTCTCCATATTCCTCGTCCTCTTTCATTAATTTTTTTATGAATTGAATAGGGCAACCTTAATTTGTTCGGGTTGCCCTATTCAATTACTACCACTACAAATTAAATGACATTACATCCGATGTAATACTCAACGCCGGTGTAAGAGCCCCATTTGGTGATTTTCTTTGAAGAGATTTTGACATCATAGTCACCCGGAAGAATCTTGAGTTCGGAGACGGCCATCTTGATGACACCTTTACCGAGAGTGTTGGAACGGATGCCTTCGCGAATGACGATGTCAAATGCGTTTGCTGTCGAATCCTTTTCCTTGGCAACAGTGATACGAATGCCGTTGTCTTTCTCGTCGGTCTCGAAGAAAACAAACTCCGCCTTCAGGACAGATGCCATCTTGAAGATCGTTGCAAGCTTTTCGGCGGGCAAAGAGAAGTCAAGCTCGCAATCAACAGTAGCAAACTTCTTATCAATGTCCGGGACATTGGGGCAGAGTTCAGACGGTGTGGTGTAATAGGTGATCTTTGCTCCACCATCTTTAATGACAAGACGTTTTGTCTGAACATCAATGTCCGCATCCTTGAAGGCACCGACGGCCTGAAGCAACTCTGTCACTTCATAAATACCGAAAGAGTCAAATCCGTAGGGATTGTCGAACTTATACTTCCCAACAATCGTCTTGGTATTGTTGATGACTTCAAGGCGGTCAGGATAGATGACCATTGAAGGATTGATGCCGGCAAAGTTTTTGAGAATGCCGAGTTCTGTGTCAGAAAATTTCATTTGTGTTGCTCCTTTTAGTTGTGGTTGATTGATTGGACCGCTATTTTAAACTAAATGATGATGTATGTCAATAGTTAATGCGGAACTGGTAGAAGAATTGTTTTTGCAATATGAACGCCCTCATCAAAATCATCTGTACGAAAATATGAAGTCTCGCGGAGCATAGCGTGTTCGTGGGGATATCCGGTCTTCTCCATGACAAGCACAATTGGTACATTTGCTTGAAACGCCCATGCCATCTCCATGACGGTGCCTATGCTGATGCGATCGGCGCCAAGAAGGTTAACAAAAATAAGATCTCGTTTCGTTGCATCATGATAATCACGACCGAAGATTCCGCGCTGTGACGATAGAACATGTTCTTCATATGTATCCTTTATGACATCTTGCATTAAGTTGGGATCGCCGTTTGTCGGTCGTAGATAACTCTTTGCCCGGAGTGGCGAGAAACACACGATACCACTATCTTTGAAGGCAGCGGCCGCACGATCTCGCCAGCCAATAGAGTCTGAATAATGTAACCCAGTAATCGGTCCTGCTAGGTAAATGCTCGGTTTCATTTTGTTGTTTCCCTTTCTTTACCGGTGATTAACACATACTCGCGGTTTGTGACGGGAGAATAGTCAAGGCACACCGCATGGCCATCGTCTAGAGAAATATCAATAGTGGTATCTTCAGTTACCCAACACGTACCATGTTTGTGGTGTAAACAATCATTAGCAGAGCATTTAATCTTTGGCATCAGTTATGTCCGCCGCACCCGACGCTGAGATTTAGAAATAATCTATCAGCGTTTTGTATGTTAAGCTCAATTGGCGTCTTCAAGGGATCAAGTAAGACACCTTCGTCATTATGAACTTCCCATTCATCCATCGGTCGCCCGGTATTATTTGACTCAGTGAGAGCAAGGTTCCTGGCTACCGATAGCGGTTGATTTCCGTCGGCCTCAATGTGGACATCAACACCGTTTACGATAAAAATAATAGTTATCATACAATCCTCCTTAAAAATTATGATGTCCACGAATGATCTGAAGCAATAATTGTTCGATGTTCCATACACGAGGACCACTTGGTAGCTTTGATTCGTTCAGCGCGCATCGCATGTCATCCTCGGTCATTGTTGCCATATGCATAACTTCTTCTACAGAGTATTTACCCTGCTTGATGTCAAGAATAAGCTCGGCCTGTGGCAGTGGGAACGTCAATTCACCATACTTGAGAAGGTCTTCTCCTTCCTTCAATAAACGAATAAGATGCGATGCAAATTTCGTATCGTAACCATGCTTTGATACGAGCTCATGGCGACTACCAAATTTGTCTTTACGTTCATTCAATTGTTCCAATGCCCGCTTGACATTGATGTTCAATTGAATCGCCATGTCGCCAATCGTAACATGGTTGTTGTTGAATTTAAACTTACACAAACCGAACATTTGTTTGTGTTCTGCCATTAGAGATTTGGGGTCTTGTTTAGAAAAGAACTCGATTGCCGCCTCAATGAACTCCATGTTATCACGTTTGATAATCATCTTGTGCTTCTGTGAGGTTGCATAACCGATGAATTTCTCAAAACATCCTTTATGCGGAAATAATTTTGCATAACGAAGAATCTCTTTGCCCCAATGATTTGAATAGACAATGTTCTTTTCATTGACGAAAACATGCTCAATGATGTTTGGGTTGTTATCCATCGCCAAACGAAGGAACTTCTTCACTTCATACAACTTCTTATCAATTGCATCTGGGGCGTTCTGACCATTCTCGAGTTTACTGATCTTCGAAAAGTCAACCTCCTCTACATGGTTAAATCCAATGTAACAAGAGAGATCGGCTACGAACACACCAGAGTAATCCGTGTCAGACAACTTGCCTTTGGTCGGATCATCATTCGACGTTCCGTAGAGACGTGAACCAACCTGAATTTCAAGAATACGATTTTGCTTTGCCATATTGAACATGTCCATGGCATACCTCCAAAAGAGACGAGTGTATAGTAGCCCTCAGTTAAGAAGGCTACACATTACATTATGATGTTAACGGAATTTGATTTACTTCGGGAGTTGCTTATTGAAGGGGCAGAGATAACCAAGCATTTCGATACTGAGGGAATTAAGTTCAGTCGGATAAAGCGGGCATTGGGTACAATAAGTATGTGACGAAGAAAATTCATGGATGCAGATGAAGTTCTTTGCTTCGAGAAACTTCTTTCGGAGTTCATCGTTAGCAACTTGGAGTTTATCAAACTTCTCCTTTGGAACTAGTGCCGCATATTCTTCTGGTGATAAAAGTATTTGCATTGTTTATTTCCAAAATGTGAACATAATAGTACCAGAGCGGAGTTGCGTGTCCGCCCATGTTTTACATTCAACTTTCGACCAACCGGCATCAACGTATAATCTAACAACCTCTTTACGCTCGGTCATGTTTAGGTTGTCGGGGAGAATGATGTCAACGGACTCTCCGATGAGTTGATTGTTTCTTGCACAATCCTTCAACTTACCGTCAATAATCCTCAGTGTGTTTCCAAGGATCGGCTCACGAAGGCGCTCAAATATTTCAGGTCCTACGGGCATAGGTTCTCCTTCTTTATGTAGTTCATTAAGATCGTTGGAAAGGTGAGGCGATTGATAATAGAGTGTGGTTTACTCCATGCCATTTCCATATTAGCTGTCCAGAAATCGGGGAACCATTTCTTTCCTTGTACTTTATCCCAGAGCAGACCAAAACCATCCCAGGTGAAGAGGTCGGGCGAGTCATTGAAACATGAATGCCCATACTCATGATCCTCTCCAACTTCACCACATTTAGAACACTTATAAAGATAGACATTATACTCTTCTTGTCCACCCTTACATTTATGTAAATCTTGCCAATCGTGCCAACATCGACCAAGAAATTTATCGGTCAAGAATTCGTTTGTTACTTCCTTGACCATTGCATCGAGTTCCGCATTTGCTGTATCTAATAGATGATCTGATTTTTTCATTTTAACACTATCTCATTTCTTAGCCGAGAATACAAGCTGACCGTAAAAACCTTCGGGTAGAAATTTATGACCGGATTCATATTCGACCTTTGACCACCCAGCCTTCTCATATGCAAATATGATCTCGTTCAACTCTCCCATATTAAAAAAATCTCTTAATGGGATTTTGACTTTATTTACTGACATATAATCGATATTCTTGCTTTTAGCAGCCATCTTAAGCATGCTATCGATATAGTCAATACCGTGAAGCAGATGAGATCTATTGACTTCTAAAAATAATCCGGGTCCAACAGGCATAAAGATTCTCCGTCATTTGATTCGTCTATTTTAACAAATCAGCGAGACAATGTCAATGGAAATTACAGGGGTCCCTGTTGTGTTTCAAGAACATCGTCGGTCAATAGCGGAACATCTTCTGCAAGTTCGACATTCTCTTCGCCGAGCAATTCTTCACGGGTCGGTTCTTTATAACCGGCCTTCTTTGCGGTAGCCTTCACTTTATCAACACGCCGATGAATCTTCTTAATGACACGCCTGGTATGAGCGGCGAGATAACGCTTTGCTTTGCGGGGCGTCATTCCTTGTGCCATCAGATCGGCCAAAATTTGTTCATAACGCTCTTCGGCGCTCAATTCTCTTTTCGGTGAAACAACTTGTGCTTCTGTCATTTAAATGTTCTCCTAGTGAAGGGTTAAAAGTTTATCGGTACACTCTGTTTCAAGTACCCAACCAAGACGTTGAAATGTGTCGCGAACATCCGTTTCGTTCATCACACCTCTATATTCAATTAACACCGAGAGTTTACCTTCATCTGTTAACTCGGCGGTGATTGATCGCCCAACTTTATCTTTGAGGCCAAAAATCATCTTCATTTTATTTCCTTGAGATCGTCTTCCCAGAATTGACCAGGAGACGTATCGGCAACTACTTTATATTCTTCAGAATGCTCAAGCCACTTTTTCTTTAATTCAGACATCGTATCTTCTGATAGAGAGTGCAGTGGCATGTTGATGAGATAAGCGTATGATCCTTCTACCTCGTCATATCCCCGAGCTTGGATCTGTGTAATGATTTCGTCTTTCCTGCGGCGTTCGAGGATGATCGCCTTATCAAGAACGTCACCGATGAATTGATACTTTGCTTGGGCAACTGTAATCTGATTCGTAAGTTTATCAAGAATTGAGTCTTTACGGAGCTGATAATACCGAAGACGAATTTTGCAATAGTCTTCAAGAATCTCAATATCAGACTTGAACTCGCGGACCATGTTGTTCTCGTCAAGACATGTGAAGTTCTCTGTTACTCGTTTGATGAGTTTGAGATCATTGAGCACGATCTCTTTATCACGATCAATGAATTCGCTTGTAACCTTAACGATGAATTCAAACTTACTATTTCCTGGATTAGAAAGGTCATCAAAATCCCGGATGACCTTTTTCTCTTCAAGTTCTGTCAACACTTTGACATACTTATCGAGGTCATATCCGATCGGTAGTTCTGTAATACGAAGTGTGGTCCGATTGACTTTCTCAAAGTCACCTTTAATCAACCAACGGTTCTTCTCTGCTTCGTATTCAATCACACCGTTAAAGCCCTTATAATAAGGAGCAATCCGTTGTGGCAATTTTCCATTCTTCAGATAATTACGAATGTGTTTGGTAACCTCCTTAGAATCGCGAGGAAGAATCTTCTGTGACCAACCAGAACCGATACCTTCTGAGCCGTTGATGAGAATGAGTGGCAAGGTCGGAACAAAGAATCTCGGCTCAATGACATCTCCCTCGAAAACCTGCTCGGTGAGAAGCGGGATGTCATCCTTATTGAAAATTTGATTAAAGACAGGAGCCTTGTAGGTGAAGATGTAACGAGTTGCAGACGGGGCCGGTTTCAAACGAGAGCCGAACGTTCCATCGGGAATCATCAGCGTAATGTTATTCGTTCCGACGAAATCTTGGGCCAATCCACAGATGACGCCACCGAGACTCTGCTCACCGTGTAAGTATTGTGTGCAATTGTGAACACAAATTCCAGATTTACCAATAGGAAAATTATGATTTTTCTTCACATGAAGATCATATACGTCAATTGGTTTTTCTAACTTTATTCTTTTAATTGACTTTATTTTTATGCTTGCATTTATCTCCATGCCATCTCCCGTAGTTACCTTTTGTTGTTATGAACCCACAATGTTCACAGGCCCAAATTTTTGCATTCATTATTGATAAACCATTCGCTGCTATTGTTTTTCTGGTGGTTTCGTCGCGGCCTTCCCATATATTCTTAACCATTGCATCTCTTTTACTATATGACAATTTTTCAGCATCAGTAAATTCTTTTTTGTTCATTCTTTGTTTATATTTTTTTCTACCATTCTTCCAATTATCATTACTTAAAATTTTTGTGTGGTCCCTACCGAATCTGTTTAACAGAATTACATATTCTCCACCACGGTTATGACGACCATCATAATCAAAATCATTCTCGTATTGAGTAAAAGATAAAGAATCTATTCTACGTTGAATTGGTGTGCTGTTTATTTTGCGGCGAAGTCCGCTAAAAGATAACCAACAAAAACCGCGAAGTTTGTAGTGCACCCAGTCATAACTACCACCACAGTTGTTATTAATTTCTGGTTTTAACGATTTGATTAATCTCGTTTCATCTTTACCAGCCTCATACCTAGAATCATAATAACTGATTAGAGATATGGAAAAATCGTCATTCGAAAAACCATCTTCAAGATAAGGAATAAAACCAAGGGCGCCTCTTCTCGTCATATGTTCTTCAAATCTGTCAAATAATGTCTTCCCTCTTTTTAATACTATTCCAACATAACGATCGCCTGTCTGTAAATGTGTAATTAAATACGAATGTGGTTTATCTTGTATCACCATGAAGATACCTCCGTTTAAAGGTATTTATATCTTCATGGTGAAAAATCGTAAATTACACTAACGAAACTATTTCATCGTCCGCTGTAAGAGCATCGGCCCGCTTCCAACCAGAAATCGTTCTTATCGGATGATTCGGCGTCACCTTGAATGTTTCACCGTTCACCAACTCGATCTCAATAAATTCGTCGCTCTGTTTGGTAACAAATACATCCAAACATTCATCTAATTCCCACTGTTTAGAGTTTTCATTAAATGATTGAATATCAAAATTTTTACCAATCAATTCTTTGACGGTTATAAGTTCGCCTTCAATGTTAATCAGCGTATCTGGGTGTAGACATTCAGCAACCTTAGACATCAACTGGCTGACTTTAATCGGTGAAGTAATATTGTTCCGCAGTACCGTATGGATCACCTTTCTGGAGGAAGGTTTTAGGCCATCTACATAACAAGCAACTGACCGATAAAGATCATACTGTGAAAACTGAGAATGTTCATTTGTAAAGAAGTCGGTGATTTTCAAACGTTAACTCCCAAAATACAATTTATAGAGTAAAACAAGCACAATGACATCGAGCACCTCAATGATGAAGATACAAAACGCCATCATTCCCACGAAACCCCATCCGTCGTTCGATCTTTCCCCGCCGATATCAAATGCATATCGAAACGGTAGTGTCATCATGTCAATCAGAAAAGAAAAGAATTCCTTTACCGCTTTAAGTTTTTGTTTCATGTGTTCTCCTTAAGGACGTTTATTTTGCATCTCTTCAATCATGGTCGGAAGATCAATTACAGTTCCGCATGATTTCGCTGGAAGGTTGTCTGATGGAAGGTACTGTTCGAGTTGCGGGTAATCATCGACTACAGACTTGTGAGTGGTTTTATTTCTGATGGCATTATTGAGCGACCACCGAAAACTATCCATGTCTTTGCTGATGCTCTTATAGTCAGCGGTGATATCAACATACTCGACCACTAATGCCTGCTGTTGCTCTAATGGAATTGATCCCGTGTTGAATCGGTTATCGCGGGGTACGATGACGCGTTCATCTCCCATATTTCCACTAACACTCCTGCCCTCAAGATGACAATCAAAAGTGCAAGATGTGCTACGGAAGGATAGTGGTATATCTTTGGTAAGAACTTCCTGTGATTTATTCTCGGTAAGGATCGCATACAGTCGATGCGAAAATTCAATCTTAATTTTATCAAGTGCCGCCGTGCGTTCAGCAAACACCGCCGCGGTTAAACGATTGACTGCTATCTTCTTTGCATCCATTGTAAGTTTTGCCATTTTCTTTTTCTCCGTTTCTTTTATCGTTGATTAATTGTAGTCGTTCATTTAGTTCATGGAGTATTTTCTCGTTTGCTTCACTGACAGATAGATGACCGACTGTAACATACAATCGATGATTGACATTCCAAAAATTAACAGACTTACCGAATCGGCTATTCATGATTACCCATCGTGAAAACGGGTCTTTATTACTGAGTGCCCAGATGAAATAATCTTTGTCTACAGGATTTGCTCCAGCAGCATCGATCAGTTCATCATAAACTCTCCTGGCCATTTCTTCAGTTAATCTTTGTTTCATCAAGACTCCTATTATATCAAAGAGTTGGAGAGATGTCAATTACATTGCGTCGATAACGAAGGCATTTCCTCTGAGTACTTTCTTCCTCTCATCGACGGTCGTAGCGCTTAACCAATTCTTTATTGATGTAGCAGCATCATCATCAAACTCAAAGTCCTGGATGAAATGGTCAATGCCTTCGCGGACAATCAACTCCTTCAATTCTGGTCCACGGAAGCTACCCAACCCTTTATAGTACTTGATTTCAAAGCCGTTCGTGGAGTTCTTTGATAGCCAATCATTATATGCATTGAAGTCAAAGAAGTAGTGAACGATCTTGTCTTTCTTTTTAAGGGCAATGAGGGGCGTTCGCATGTACTTGATGCGGTTAGACTTGACGAGGGAAGGAGAGAAGCGATGGAAGAAACCTAGAAGCAGCGAACGAATGTGTATACCGTCTGCATCTTGGTCGGTGGTGAGGAGAACATTTTGATAACGAAGTTCGTCTTGTTTATCTTTGACTAGATTTAGGTTAAGGATATCACGAATAGATTTGATTTCGTCATTCTCAACGATCTTCCTTGTCGCCGCCTCAAAGGCATTGAGGGGTTTACCTTTGAGAGGAAAGAATCCAAACTGTTCCCGACCAAGTACGGCGGAGATACCACCAACGGCCGAATCACCTTCAGCAAGAACGAGATACTTATGTTCCTTTGTTGCTGGAAGATATTTCTCAACGCGGATTTTCTTTGTCGTCTTGCTTGCGTTCTTCAGTGCAAGATTTTCTTTGACCTGTTCTTTCAGCTTATATGTCTCGACGATCGGATCAATGATATCTGCATTCCGACAGATGGCACCGAGGAATTTATCATTAAGAACTTCCTCAATGATATCTTTAAAATCGGTGACGCTATTCATCAACTCTTCTTTTGTCTGACCGTTGAATCTTGCTCCAGGCATCCTCATTGAGAACATGATGAACAACTTACTTTTGATGTCGGCGGGCTTGACGTCAAGCTTATGTTTTCTTTTGATGAACTCCCGAATGTTATCGCATATCTTCCATGAAAGGTAATCAATATGCGATCCACCCCGCCGTGTCTCTAAGCCGTTGACGAATGATAGATGATCAAAGTCGGTGTCTGAATAGAAAACGCCGATCCTAGCCTTCTGACCTTCGAAGTATTCAAAGTTTTCGCTGATTCCCTGAAGGAAGATTTTCAGCCGAGTGGCGGTGATCTTCTTCCCATTGAATTTGAAGCAAATCTCTGGATAACAGAAGGCGGAGTTCTTGAGATAGCGGAAGATCAATTGTGGCAAGATGTTCATTCCGTCTTGACTGATCTTAAAGTAATCATAGTTCGGTTCAAACGAAATCTCGGTGAAATTCTCTGTTGATTTTCTGACGGTCGGTTTTTCTTTGACCATCGTAGAGTTCCGATATGTCTGTTCATAGAACAGTGCGCCGTTGGCCGTCCGAACCCTGAACCACTTGGAGAAGATGTTTGTGAGTGATACACCGACACCATTCTGGCCCTTCTGTTCTTCGAGCTTATCATCGTCGAAATTTGAACCGGAACGCAGCTTGGTAAAGATGATTTCTGGAATCCACTTATCATCCCCATTTTTCTCGATCGGTAATCCACGACCATCATCTCTTACCGTGATAATGCCGTTGTCATACTTGACTTCGATTGTCGTGCCGTACTTAAAACCCGTCTTGATACTTTCATCAATGCAGTTATCAATGACTTCTTCAATGATCTTTTGGAGCCCGGGAAGGAATGCTGTTTCACGGATGACCATCTTGTCATCTTCATACATCCTGATAGGAACTACCGACTCTTTAACGGAACCGATGTAAATACCCGGACGCTTGATAACATGTTCAACGTCTGTTAGTTCTACGATGTCATTCTTTCTTAATGGTGCTGTCATATTTCATTACTCCGTTATCAATGAATTCACTTCACTGTCAAATAAAAATGGTTGGGAGATTATATCCCAACCACCTTTGAATGTCAATAGCAATGTTGTGTGGCGATGATTATTTACAAGGAACCCCGCCGCCTTTTTCATTACGAACCTGGATAACTTCTCCACCGAGAGCAGTGAATGCAAACCCATCAATACATTCTCGCCTCACTGATATTGATTTAATCCCGCCGTTTTCACGCTGTACCTCTTTAACCACAACGGGCCCGCTTTTTTGAAGGCCACGATTTCGATAAGCTGCAAATTGCGGAATGGCAATGGATGCAATGATACCGACGATGGATATGACGATCATCAATTCAATTAGGGTGAAACCATTTATTCTCCGCATCAATATTCAACCTTCCTGCGGCAGAACTTTCGGTCCGCGTCCTTCCGTTTGTTCTTGAAGGCATTGTTAGGAGGGAGGATGCAACGGAACGAAGCAATCTGTTGAACCGTCTTGGTGTTCTTCTTTTTGTCATTCATTTTCTTTTCTCCGAATGATATTGAAGTATTTTTAACTTTCATAACTTAGCCATTATAATTCATATGATGTTTAATGTAAATAGAAATTTTACTTATTTCTTCTTTTTCTTTTCAGCCTTCTTTGCAGCTTTCTTCTCATACTCAATGCGATCAGATTCATCGTCGATTGCTTTATGCTCGAAAGCATAATCCGCGAGCCAATATGCATCAGTGAGATCGTATAAAGAAGCCGGCTTTGCCCCCGGTGTTACCTTCACATATAACTGAAGTTCTTCTTTGACATTCTCCGGTAATTTTTCAACGGCGACAATCTTGAGGCCATCTTTGAGGTCCTCCTCTTTGATACGATCACGATCATCTTTGTTGACAATATACTTTCTCCACCGAGTGACCGGCACGGAGAAAATGTCGATCGTTTCTTCAACGCTTTTGACCGCGCATCGAGCCATCCAATAGTTACCGTAAAGGATATCCTTTGAGCCCGATGCAGAGCCAAGCGAGAGACCCTCGATCACTACCCTGACCTCGTCTTTCTCTACAAGTTTACAAAGAAAGCGTGAAATATTTTCACTAACATGAAAAAGCAAATGCTCATCATTATACTCTTTAGCAGAAGGCATGATGAGCATTTTTGAAATGATTTTTCTTTCGTCGTTAAGAGCGACCAAACCCGTTGATCTCATTGAGAGGTCAATGCCTACAGTAATCATAGTTCCTCCACTTGATAGTTTAGAAATATTTATCAAGTGGAACGTTGCTGACACTCTAACGGTCCTCTAAGTGATTCTAGAGGACCGTCGGCAATTGAGCTATACAATCTATCAGATCATTTTCATGAATGCCTGTTCGTTAAGAATCGTGATGCCGAGCTTTTCGGCTTTGGCTAGTTTACCACCTGCATCTTCGCCGACGAGCAGATAATTCAGATTCTTCGAGACGCTTGCAAGTTCGCCGCCATTGGCAACAACCATCTGCTCGAAATGTTTCCGAGGCTTGGAGAGTGTCCCGGTGATGCAGAACGTTTTCCCAGCGAATTTGTCGCTTGCCTTAGGAGCTTCAACTTTCTTTTCCTCTTTGTAGCGGGGGTCGTCTACGATCTTGTCAACAATTTCAAGATTTGCTTTCCATGCCACGAAAATTTTGAGGAGGGATTTCTCTCCCATTCCTTCGGGATACGGTCCGCCGATTTCGCCTTCCGTTTTACAGAGGCCTTGCTTCAGCATGCAGGAACCGTAGAACTCGATGATCTTACCGACGGTGTTCTTGCCGCCACCGTTAAAAGGCATGGCACCCATAAGATCGGCCTTCGACATCTTGAAGATCGCCTGAAGGTTGTCATAGAACTTTTCAGCCATACGACCTTGACCGTTCGGCGACCAGGTGAGAAGGTCCTCAATGCAATTGATTCCCCACTTCTCAAAGGAAGTTCCCGATGCACCCTCAACATTACAGCAGCGGATGAAGTATTCAAGCTGACGCATTCCTTGAGCGGGGCAAGCATCGTTGTTACATTTCAGATCGACAGGAACGAGATTCTTATTAACAATATTCCATTCAAGATCTCCACCACAAGACGGACAAACCGACCACGGGGCGCCACCTTTACCCGGTTCCATCGTCTCAACAATCTTCGGGATAATGTCTCCGCCTTTGGTAACCCGGACGATTGCACCTTCCCAGATGCGGTTGTTGAGAATGTACCGCATGTTGTACCCGGTTGCTTTGGCAACCGTCGTACCACAGAGTTCTTGCGGTTCAAGCAAAACGGTCGGTTTCAGCAATCCGCCTTTGGAAATTCTCAACCGAAGCCCGGTGACCTTCGTCTGCACGGCCGGGGTATCAACCTTGAAAGCAACCATTCCTTCGGGATGAGTTACATTCTCGGCGCCGTAATTGATATCGCAAATGACCAACCCATCGATGTCATAAGGAACGACAACCTTGACCGCCTCGAGATGCGCCTTCAGGATTTCTTCCATGTCAGGCGTAATCGAGATGATGTCGTAATCAGGAATAAGGAATCCGAGCTCCTCTAGTTTGAGCAACTGACCGACCCGGGTGTTCCTTGAACCGAGAATTTGGTAACAGTATGCTTTGACGTGGGCAAGGCGAGTAGGAATGATCTTTTCTTTCTTGATGATCCCAACCGTGCCATTGCGGCGGTTCTTGTAGCCGAGAACGATGTGGGAATCTCCCGTTAGGGTAAGTTCACCGCGAACCTCGGTGAGTTCCTCTTTACTATCAATCGTGGCCGGGAGAACAAATCGGCAGGCCTCAGTGATATCTTCACCGGATGTTCCGTCGCCACGAGTTGCGGCCGACATATAATTACCGAAGGAGTATTTTGCAACGAAGCACATCCCGTCGAGTTTTACTTGGGCGAGAAGTTTGTTGATGTGAAACTTGGTAAGGAATTTGGTGAGGGGTTGATCGGCTTCGCCGTACTTGCATTTGCGAAGGGAACCGATGACGTAATCGTGGACGATGTCACCACCGACTTCCATGAGTTCCTTGATGAAGTCCTCGTATTCCTCATGAGAAATTTCAAGGCGAAGAAGTTCGAGTTCATCGTCATAACGAAGATCGGTGACAGCGGGATTTCCTTCGCGATATGAACGATTCCACATTTTGATTTTCTTCTTTCTTTCGATGACCGACATCTTGATCTCCTTGGCAATTTGATTTGAGTTGATTATAACAAATATACAGATGATGTCAAACTATTTTTTCACATTATAAGATATTCTTTTTCACGACGAGAAATGAAAGAAAAATCATTACCGAAGATAGATATAAAATCTTCTTTATAATCTCTATAGACAGGAGACACCCAGATGTCGGGGCGAGAAGTTACATATCTGTACCAAAGAATGTCAAGGAAGACATTGATACGATAACAATCTTTGGATGCCTCGATGATTATGATTCTGCCGTTAGGTTTCAGTACACGACGGAATTCAATTAACAGTTGGCGAATATCTTTAACATGATGTAAGACATTCCTACAGCGGATCACATCAACACTTGCATCACCACAATCCAAGATTGCATACTCGTTGGCATCAAAGTAGTAATCTAAAAATGGTGCGGCCGTCATGTCACAGGTTCTGTAACCGACGGCCGGAGCATGTCCCGAACCAAAGTCAATCTTCATTTATTTCTTCATTGATTTATATTCTTCGCAATGTTCACATCCGCATGGACGTTCAAGAGGCCGACAACGGACACAATGACAATTTTCTTTGTGCTCGTTTTTCATATCATGTGTATCAAGATTGATTGTCATCGTCATACTTGATTTCTTCAACAGATGTACGATACGAAAAAAACTTCAGGATATGATACATAAGGAAGCCGACCTCGATCTTTGGTCCAACATGACCAAAATGATCAGAGATGATGCCTCGACTTTGGTGGCCGAAATAACGGCGCTTCTTTCTTAACAACCTCATCACCGATGCACGCTCTAACATAGATCAGTCCTCCCTGACATTACATCACCCCATTATATTTTCCGGGTCTTCATTCCCAGAGTAACTATGCGCTTCCTTAAGAAGCTTCTTGTATTCCTTGAATGCTATTGCTCCGGCAGTAACCCATTGATAAATGAGCCCTATCTTGTTTTCGTAAGTGGGCTGCCTCCGTATTGTCTTTAATCTCTTTGTGGGTGACGATGATGCCATATTAATCCTTCCTGACATTATGACCAACCGATTCGCAATAGCCGTCCCAATTGGTGAATGTTCCGTTCGGCGTTACGACAAGATCGGTGTCATTATATGCCGAGTTGCGATGTGTGTAATAACCGATCTGATGGCCGGCATATTTGAGAAGGATCAGACCGTAATTCGTTTCTTCTTCGACGGTACAACCGATCTCGTCGAACTTACCGTAAAAGGAATATGTGCCGAGGATGTCTTCGCATAATGTGACATTGAAATGCATCAGTCCAACAAACCAGGCAAGCAGCTCTTTTAGCTCGGGGTTGGGCCCCTCGACATTTTCCTTACAGAGTGCAATGTTGACCCGGACATTTTCATCACCGAAGATTTCCGCGGCAATCAGAAGATTGCTAATGACGTGCTTGAGGCTCCCTCCACCGGTTAGTGGATGATAATGACGGAATGACGGAATTGAAATATTGAGGCCGGTTAGACCGTATTTCTTGAATTGCTGCATATCAGCATCGGTGAGGAGCGAACCGTTCGTCGTCAGGCGCGTTGCTTTAGATTTCGCTGCTGCTATGCGAATGTAATCGATGAGGTCCGGAAGAAGTGTTGATTCTCCACCCATGATTGTCGCATATTCAAAGTGCTTATTCGGATAGGCGGCAATAGCGTCGTCAAGTGTCCATGTTGTCAAAATCTTCCGTGACTTGTCAACCTGGTAGCACATGGAGCAGTTATAGTTACAGTGCAAATTTGTGATGACCCGGAGACCTTTTAATTTTTCATTCTTCATTCGTTGATAAGTTCAACGTGATCGCCGAACTCCTCCTTGAATACAGCAACTGCATTGCGATAATTTCCTTGCTTCATCCGCCTGACGATATCGTCGCCGTTCTTCCCGGTTTTCTCAGCGAGTTGCTTGGCAATACCGAAAAGGAAAAACACATTACCCTCCGGTCCCGACAGATCAATGATTCGTTTCTCTTTTCCACTCATTCTGATTCCTCCGCAGTATAGACAGTGAAGGCGGCGAGAGTGCCGACCTCTTCTAGTTGTTTCTTGAATTTTTTCACTTCTTCCGGTGTATTACCAATGCGCCAATGAGATTGTGGTGCACCGGTGTAACGCCAACGGACAATGAAAATTGGAGCCGGGGCAACGATTTGATCTTGGCGTGTTTGACATTCGATCTCCAAAGAGACTTCGTCGATCAGATCAGAAACAAGAAGACGGTCCGGGCCAACCAACGGCTGATTATTCAGACAGTGTTCAAGAACTAACTTGATGGCTTTAAATCGACCGGGGTTGAAGAAGTGTAGAACTTTCTTTGTCATTACCGATCTCCCTATTGGTGTTTACCAAGAGTTCTTTTGCTTTTCAAGATATTCCCAGGCTGCCTCGATAATTTTATTACCGTGAGACTGCTTGATGCTTTCGGTAACATCCTCGCCTTCACAGTCAGTAATCTTGATTACTTCAATTTCGTCTTCATCATCGGGGCTGAGTGGAAGATTCGTCTTCTTTTCACGAAACCCCGGCAAACCGGTTGTGAGACTGAATTCAACATCGAATGTAACTTCTTCATCATCAATCTTTGTTGTGTATTCGAAGTCTAATAAACAGGCCATGATTATTTCTTCCCGATTGCTTCAAGAGCCTTACGATGAAGTTCTTCGACATAAGCGATGTGCTTCGGGTCCTGTGCATGCCCGGAAACGTTGAGCTTGAGGAAGTAACGGTACTTCTGCTCGGCCGTAACAACGCCGGTAATCTGACCAACGGCAACAGAATAGTTCTCGAGGTGATTCTGATCATAGGGATGAAGTTCAAAGAAAGTCTTACCACGATAGGTGAATCGGCCTTCCATGAATTCGATCAGTGCGGTCAGGCGCTGTTTTCCATCGAGAATTTCATAGGAGTGGGAGTTATCCTTGTATGGCAACTTGATGAAGACAAACTTACCGATGTCAATATTGTTGAAGATGGAGTGAATGAGGGCAACTTTATCTTCGAGGGTCCACACGTTACCGCGCTGATAATCAGGATCAAAGTCAACCCCGAAATGCCAATGCATACCGACAATACCGTCAATGCAACGAGATGTTGCTTCGACATAAATGTCATCTTTGACATGAAATTCTTGAATCGCCATCTTTTCATTAAGGGTGCGATACGGTTCAACACTGTGCCAGGGAACATACATGAGACGATGCATAAAACCATCTGCGGCGGGTTTGTCATCTCGGCCGGGATTGATCCGCTCTTTAAGCTCAAGAATCTTTCCACCATCAAGAACGGCGACGACAATGGATTCGTAAATAGCACCATGTTGAACACGATTTCCAACAACATAAAGAACCGTGGGATCGTTGATATAGGCGCGGCGAAGGTCATCAAGATATCTCACATGATTCTCGGCTTCCCGCTTCTCGTTAAGTTTGCGTTGAGCTTCGAGTTTTTCTGCATCGGTTTTCTTGGCCATGATGTTCTCCGTTTGTTTTATTTGAGACGATTATACAACATCAGAAGATGATGTCAATAAAAATATTCATTAATAAGAAATATTCATTTTGAATTTCGGAAATGCTCTTTTTATGACATCACAAGGATATCCTTCGCCTGTAATATATTTCTTTGCCTTCTTATCAAAGATCGTCTCTTCGTCGAAGGGATCGGGATCGGTGCTACGTTGTACCTCTCGCATAGTTCCCGTGATTTCCATAACACCGTGCGTTGCTGACAACAGGGCCTGGATGCGGCCCTGTGCTTTCGAGAGATCACTAAAGGCATCGGCCGCAGTTCTGAAGTCATTCTTAGAAAGAGCCTTCTCCAAGGTTTCTTGAAGAGCAGCGATTTTAGTTTCATCAAAGATTGACATCAGTTGATCTCCTTAAGGCAATTGGTTAAATTTGTGGAACAAGGCGAAGCCGATCATCACTGTGTCTACCCTTATGTTTCTTGAACTTGCGGACGGTATCTTCTGTGCCACCCGTGCGATCTTCAGTAACGACCGCAATCAGATAATCAGATGTCACCGCAATCGGTGTGTTGCGTTCAAGAAGAACACGGGCCGCCTCAAATCGCTGGTTCTTTTCCGGATCAACGTCTTCCCACTTTGGTAAGAAAATTTCTTTTTCCCAGCCGTACTCTTCAGCAAACTCTTCGGCAAAACGATCACCGCCACAAGGCACTCTTTTCCTTAACTTTCGATCATATACAACGCACCCACCAGAGACGATCACAACTTTAATGTTGGCATTCAGTTCACCCAGTAGTTCTAGTAGAACTTTACGTGTCGCTTCTTTATCAGCTGCGCTATCGCGTTTTCGTGAACCAACAATACCGATTCGTACAGTATCACACCAAAACATTTCTATCTCCATTCAGATTGGTTAAAGATTATTTTGTTTTAAATTATCAAACTTCATAGTAGATGTAAATAGAAAAATGATAAATAATAAAAAAATATTACTTGGAGAAATTTATGATACGATTCAAAGACTTCATATCAGAAGGAATTGCGCTGGCTGGTAACAGAGTCAGTATTGATTATAAGAATAACGATGGAGATGTTGTCGGTCTTAAGATGGGTAAGCGGAATCGTATGCCGTTTAAGACGGGTGGGCGAATGTTCGATGGTCACGAAGTCTTCAGCAGCTATGTCGTCGATACAAAGATTCCTGGGGCCAAAGACATCATGGTTGCACTAAAGGGCAAACATCCTGATTTAGTTGTTGGAGAAGAAGACCTTGATCATTTTCTCAATAGAACAACACAACACTTATTGGCGACCGTCCTGAAGGGAAAGAGTATTGATCTAGTCGTCACAATCAAATCAAGTTCTAATCTGACTAAAAGATTTGCCGAACAGTTTACAAGAAGAATCAATAATCAAGTCTTCTTTCCCGCAGCAATCACTAAAGCAGCAATTGATAAAGTAAAAGTATCTGATGATGTTCCGAATGAAAAGATGAGGAAAGATATTCAACGAGTCATCGATAATGTTAAGACTGGAAAAACTGCCGGTCTTGAGATTAAAAAGTTACGTCCTCAAGACCGGCAGTTTTTAGTTGACTTCCTCGAACTCGATGAAAAACTAGTAAAGAAGATAGAAGGGAAGAACATTCTTATTGTAGATGATTATGTCACGAGTGGAAACACAATCGCTGAATCAATGAGGCTCCTTGAACTTTATGCACCAAATGACATCTTTGCCGTGACACTGTTTAAGGTCGGTTAGATACCGTTTACCGTTACACCGATCTTATAGATTTTACGATTGCCCATGATGAATTTTCGTGGGGTCCTTACATCACTGTTATAATATGAATATTGGTGGCGATACGGAGAAAACTTCGGCGCCTTGCCACTTTCAAGAACATCCCTAAAATTTTCTAAATCATTACAGTTACCCTTTGGAATTATGCCGTGGATTTCATTTTGGTTCAAGTCAAACTTCACGTGAAATGTGTCAGTTGTCTCGTCCTTGATGACAAACACTCCATCATATCGTAACATAGATGAATCCGATACATCTAATTCAGACGCATTCCAAATCAAATTGGGTGCGTCTTTTTTCGTTGATAAGAATGGACGACTACGATAACCACCCCTAGCACCCCCGTCAAAAACCACTTTTTCTTTGGTGAGGGCAATGTTGACGATATCGTAAAGTGATTCGGCGCTCGTATGATTATTGGGTCGTAGAATTTTAAACGGCATCAACTTATCACCTCGGAGATATTTACCTTCTTCTATCTCCAAGATGTGTTGTTTGCTTGACAGCATCTCGACCTTTCCTGGCTCGTAAAAATCAACATACCCAACATAGTACTTACCGATGTAAATTCCAATGACACCGTTGGTTAGTTCTATCTTGTCCCCGGCCCACACCATATCCCATGATATTGGGTTGTTGATCATGGTGGTGTTCTTAAAGGCAGCAACATAGGGTTCAGATGACAACGGTAGAAGAATGTTCTTTCCATCTTCTCGACCCCATACACACGCGTCCATGATGACGCCGTTCTCAATCTTTGAGCACTGAAGAATTTCCATGAGATTGCCGCTGTAAATCTCAAGCTCGAATCCACGTGGGTCCTGTACTCGCCACACAACATTTGACGTTGACCAACGAGTGACGTTCTTTAGGAGCTTGAAGCCGGGGAGCGGTTCATTCTCGAAAGTTACCTCTGGGAGTTTGAACATATCATCGGCGATACAACGTCGAGCCCAATGTAAACCGGTTGCTTTTCGTTTTTCGAAGGCGGAGTCGGTGGCATGATTTGTCATATAGACAAGATTTTCTTGTCCTTCTCTTTCATTGTGAATGCGCCAGAGTTTTTTCGGAATCGTTACACTCATCTTATATTATAGACCTTTCATTTCAATATATTCCAGGAAATCATTCCAACACAACTCCATCCAACAGGGTTCATTATTCTGTCCCTGTTTGATTAAATTGTGATCGGTGATAAATGTATCGTCTGTCGCTTCATTAAAAAAGGTCATTTTACCAATACCGACGTATGTGGCGGCATAACCCTTATATCTTCCAACGGATATGACGACTGCATAATAAAGAGCTGATTGAAACGACGGACAACATTTATCACCGCAGTGTTTTTTAGTATCGCCGAAAAGATCACTCTTTGGTGGCATTTCAAAATCATCGGAGTCGATTATACAACGTGCACAATTCATTTTCATTTCTCCCTTGGGATGATAATAACATCTACTTCTTTTCCGATAAATTGGCCGAGCGAAAAAGAAATTATATTGAGCTTACCCTGTTGGCCGCCAGTGTGAGTGGATACCGGTTCGGCAAAGATTCTAACTGAACCTTCAGGAATTTCCTCAACATTTACAGAAAGACCTTCACCGCATCGACCGGGTTCTACCTCTAATGTCTCAAGATCACTTCTTAACAAACTTCCTTTAAATCGTGGCATGATTTTCCTCCGCTAATAACTTCTCAAGATAATCAGCGCAGAACACACAGAGTTCCTTACGCCGGTTCCCATTCTCGCCGACCCATTTATCCGCTGTATTAAAATATCGAGCTTTCCCACCGGGTACTGGATAAGCTCTGTCACCAGAACAGAGGGGCCATTCCATAAAGGCCACTTTAATCATATTACCGACTTCGTTAATGACTGGTCGGGGAAATTCTTGTATGCGCAGTGTTGTGAAGAGATTGTAGCATAGCCCGTACTTTGTTTCTTTTATGCCGATTCCAATGGCAAGTTCACGTAAAACATTAATTGCTTCACGAACGATGCCCTCATTATTACTCGTTAATTGAACCATGTTTTATTTCTCCACCTTCGTTATATTACTTCTGTGCCGTCAATGTAAGCTCGACCCTATAGCGTTCTGTATCACCGGCTTCCTCGGGGTCAGAATGAAGAAGAAAGGCGGTTTTTCCACAAGGACATTTCATAAAGTGTTTTCTCTCATCAAAGCCTTCTGGTGGCCAACCCCATTTTCCACAGGTGCAGGAACCGTATATGATATTCTTTTTCATTTGATGCTCCTTATTTGTATCAATCCCACTTACCGTTTGAATTTTGGGTGCTAATGATTTTTGCTCTGGTGATCTGTGTTTCCTTAATGCCGCGGAATTCATTATGAGACTTAACGCGACCAGAAAGGATAACGCGATCATCTTTCTCCAGGCCGAGGACCTTTGTTTTCCAAACGATGTTGTTCCCACAGTCATCGATGAACTTGTGATACCCGGTCATACCAAATTCACCTTCAAAGATGTGGGCAGAGACAAACGTCGCCTTCACCTCGATCAACTTACCGACCTCACCGATGTGTTGACTTACAACAGTGGGTTTCTGCTTTTCTTCAATCTTTATCGTTTCCCGGCGGTAAGCAGATATCAAAGATGCCGTAAGTCCGATCGTTCTGAGGTTAACAGTCTCTTTATGAGCAGCACCGATGCAGTTTAGAACGTAGTCATTCTTCACATCTTTGAGATTGCGGAAGTATGAAATGACATCGGCGGCTTCTTTGTGGTGTTTGGGTTCAGGTGTGATCGGTTCATCTAAAGAGGTAGGAGGAAACATGTTGAGGAGAACACGATCGGCCGTTGCCGCAAGATTGGGGTTGTCGGCAGCAGCACCGCGACTTACCCATCCACAGACATCAATGACCGCCGCGGTGTATGCCAAGAAATTCTTTGTTCCGTATTCAGCAACATAACCACATTTAAATTCAAGGCCTTCCTCAAACATTTCTTGGAACTGTCTCGGCCATCCCGCGGAAAACATAAAACTTTCAGGAGAAGCATGACCGAGGAAATCAGCAATGCAAGAACGACCGACTTGTTTGAATTCATCGGTGTTGATATTATGGAGGACGAATACATTGTTTCTGCGACGTTGAGAATTGCAATGTTCGCAGAAAGTATCATTGGCGCGGAATCTTTCGGGAATGATGAAATCAGGAACAGTTAAGATGATGTTCTTATTTCCATCTTCCGTGTTAACCGGGACGACGACCGCGGCCAACTCCCAACCGTTGATCTTCGGGCTTTCGCCGCTAACGGAAACATTGACGAGTGTAACCATTTCACCGAAACGAGCATTATCATAATACATCGTGGCGGGGGCAAACTCTTCCCCATTAAAGACAACCACGATCGGCGGACAGCCAAGCTTCTTCGCTTTCTTGTTTAAGCGTTCAATCTTGGTTTCAAACCACCCGATGTTCTCTTTAAGAATTCGCCCGGTATAAACTGACATGGCCTTCTCCTATTGTTATTAATCCGTAGTTGGATTGAATATAACAATAGGAGAAGGCCATGTCAACAAGAATAATGATTTTTTATGAAAATATTCTTTACTGTTTTTTGTATGTAACCAATAGAGCAATGGTTGATGTATCTTCGGTACATTTGAAACCACCAGCAAAAGCAGTTGGTGTGTAATCTGTTAGTGCTGGGCCGGCAGTTGCACCATAAACAGAAACGATAACATCCGTTGCTTCCATGCCCGTGACGGCAATAAGAGTGTCGGCGGTCGTACCTGTTACTTCAGCCTGAAGGACCGTAGTAAATTCGGCATTAGGGTCTGTTCTTGTCTGCTTCATACTTGTATCTCCTTAAATGATGATTATCTAAAAGGTGTTGCTGAGATGATCCGATTACGCGGAATCAAGCACTCACCCAAAACGATATCTTCTTCATCAAAATCAGTAATGACACCCGTCAACATTGTCTTCTTGGCATCGCGAGATTCTCCCTCGAGAAAAACCTTAAGTGTCTGCTTGCCTGTTTTTGCCTGTGTGAAAAAACGATTGAAAGTACTTTCTTTCATTGTGTAACCTCCTTCAATTTCTGTTTGGTTTATTTAAAAAAATTATTTATAACAATGCTATTGCCAGTAGAAGAAAGACGGTCCCCGCAGAACCTGCACCATAACTAAACCAGGTCATCCTCGACGGTTGGTCTTTGATTAATTTTTGAACCTTACCATTCTCCTCTTCATACAGTAATTTAAAATTAGCTGATTGTCTTTGAAGATCAGCTGTGTTATCTTCCAACAAACTAATCATCGTTTTTTGTTTATCGATGATTTTCTCGTCATTAGAAACCTCAACACGGAGAAGCGATATCAGGGTCTGCTTAGCTTTCGAATCTTCTTTATAATACTGAAGATCTGCCAACAGCTTCTTTGCTTGGTCTATTTTAAAGAATACGCCTTCTTCAGCGTATGATAAGTTCGGCACCATAATCGAGATTGTTAAAATTATCAGCAACGGCAGTACCGCTAAGTTTCTTAACATTGGCTTCTATTTCCTTCCTATTCGGTGTTGGGATTTCTCTAATCAATTGCTTTATGCGATCATTTGCAACCTCAAGTTCTGCTGTCTTTGCTTCAAGTTCTTTGCCGAGTCTTGTTCTTTCCGCCATAACAGCTGCATCCTTTTCCGCATCGGCGATCTTTTGTTGTTTATCCTTTTCTGATACCATAATGTCGATCTGCCTTTTTAAACCGAAATATGAATTGATTGAAAAGGCAGATGTTAAAAACAAAACAACTACGAGAATGAATATTCCTATTGATACATTTTTGCTCATTGTTTGATTTCCTTCTTCGGAAAGATGTGTCTTACGAAAGCCTCTACGCGAAAATCCGAGCCCATTTCAATAATACGAACACGGCGATAAACACCGTCACCGTCGCGCTGATTTCCTCCTGCGCCGCTACTGGTGTTTCCCTCGATTGATTCAAAAGCAGTAGACGAAAGTTGTTTGGTGACAATACCAACATGCCCGTTGAAGTTGTCTAGCATCGTCTTATTCGCACCCTTGACCCAGATAGGCATATCCCCGGCCTCAAGTTTGTTGACACCGTAAACAAGTGACTTCGATGTTATGACCTTATATTCATAAGGGCGATTGATTGCATGCTGAAGAAAGCGTGAAACTCTTGCACCACGATGTTGGGGAAAGTTTAGGAGATACGGCTGACTTGATTCATGCCAAATATAATTGATAAACATCAGACACCAAGGATTGCCGTAGGGAAGGCCAGCGAAGTTGTGGAATTTATCAACTTCCTTTCCACGATTCGCCCCGCCTTTTTCTCTTACATACAGATATGATTCAGCTGTCTTTACGGCTAAGCTTGGGAAGTTAACGTAGGTGGGCTCTTTAGTAGTTTTTTCTACAGCATACGCTGTTTCTTTAAATCCATTTATTAAAAGAGCCCACAGTAAAATTGCTACTGTGAACACTCTCATATATTTTCCTTTGTTGTTTAAAGCATTGCTCTCGACATCACGATTGCAATACCGATTACGATGCAGCCTTGGAATACACCAGCCGCAACATTACCTTCTTTGAAGATACTTTCGTTGACATCACGTTGACTACCAAACTGAAAGTATTGAAGAGTGAAAATAATAACCATGTAAAGGGCCACATTATTAAGCATTGCGGCGAAGAGGCCCCACAGCGAAGCAATATTAATATTACCACCGAATGCACCCGCAGCCATGGTAAATGCAATTGCAAAAACAGAGAACAGTAGATTGAATTGGCCAGTGCCCATGCGGGTTTTAATTGCTTTAAGGAAAGCGATCATCGTAAAATCCTTTCTTGTTTTTCTATATTCTATTTTCCGCAAAGGCAAGCTTTATTTTAACCTAAACGGAAGAAAATGTCAATAGAAAATTTGTTGGTTGTTAATTATAAATTCTTTGCATGAAGATAATCGACGTACTCTTTGTTTTGCTTAAGAGCCTCACCGATAACTCTGATCCTTATAGCCTCATTTTCGGCTCTCCGAATTGACGAATCGGATAACCAATTGACATACCACGGAATGCCTCCCAAAAGCATCCACAGCATCAATAATGCTGCTATACACATTGTACATAGACCACCGACTGAATTTACGAATTTTAGCATTCTTGTAACCTCCTTAGTTTTATCAATTATTTATTGCACAAGAGAAAAGAAAAGGGAAAAGGCGACCCGAAGATCGCCTTTTCCCTGTGTGATTGTGGTTTGTGTTGGTTTAGCGGGTGGCGGCCACCTGACGAGCAGGGGTCTTCGGCGCGGGGTAAGGCTGCCCCGCGAGCATCCGCTTGCGGACCACGACGCAGGCGCCGCATTTGCATCCGATCTTGTGGTTGGCAAGGGCTCCCGGAAGGTGGGTTGCCATAAGATCGGCTTCGGTCAAGACCTTTGCCTTCTTGGCACGAGGTTCCTTTGCCGGTTTGGCGGCCGCGGCAACCTTTTCAACCTTTTCTTTCACGGGTTTAGCAACCTTCGGCTCTTTGTTTTTGTTCGGGCCGGGTTTCACTCGCGGCGTAACGCCGTCGGCCTTGTAACCCCAGGGAGCATTGGCATCAGGCGCGCGGTTGCCGACGAGGGGCAACGGACCGGGCTTTTTCTTCGGTTCGTTGTTGAGCTTGAGACCGTGGGGAGCCTTCATCAAGCGGGGCGCCTTTTCGGGAGCTTCCTTGCCGCGTTCCTTGGCGAGGAGTTCGTCCTGCTTGTGTTTGGTGTCGGCGGTCAGGCCGGCTTTCGTCAGTTCGATGAGCGGCTTGGCGAAGCCCAGTGCGATGTGGGTGTGGATGCCGTCAAGGAAAATTTTGCATTCGGCGCGGTTGCGAAGATCGTCTTTCAAGGTGCGGATCGGTTTCGTACCGCGGAGCAGCTGAACCATCCAATGCCCCTTTTCGATCGGGCTAACCGCAATGGACTGTCCTTTGCCCATCAGTTTGGAAATAATCTCCGCTTCAGCAATCAAAATTTCTTTCTTAATCATGGCCTAGCTCCTTTCGTTTGTTGGTTCGTTGGAATGTTCAATACCGCCCAGCGCGGATGAATCATTTTTTGTTAATCTTGATTATATTGTATACTATGTTTTTACAAGTCAAACAACTTTTTTCCAAATAATCATTTTTTTATTTTGTGCCGTTGAATCATCGTGTTGATTATATTGTATATAGCTTTTTGAGAATGTCAATCATTTTTTTCTAAATAATCATTTTTTATTTTCTTTAACAATCTTTTTTTAATTTTTCCTTTTTAATCATTGTGTAATTATAATTTAACATAGGCTGGTTGTATGTCAATAGGAAAAAGTAAATAAATTAGAAAAAAAAATGCCCGAGCATTTCTGCCCGAGCATTTTAAAGGGAAAGTATTTGAATTTGTTAGGTATTCACAGGCGCGGTCCACAGCTGAAAATTCTTGAACCTGTTCCGATTCTTTCCATAAAGCGGTTGGGTTGCAAGTGCTGTGTAGCCGAGGTCATAATCGGGTTCGAAGAAAATGTGGGACTTGATGCCGTCTTCCTTCAATTGTTCGTGGATTCGGATCAACTCTTTTTCCCCCGACACACCCAGAAGAACCATATGAGCGGTCCTTGTCGGCTTTTCCTCGTCGGTCAAACGCAGGCCGAGTTCAAAGTTAGCGTGAGCCGCCTGGATAATGGAAGCAGCTTGGCTGAGGTCTTCACGTAGGAAGCAATATGTATAAGGAATATTACGCATTTGCCACCGCCGCATGGCACCCGAAATGTTCTTCAGGATTGGTAGGGATTGTAAGAGACTGAAACTCTTCAAAGGTAAGACTCCCTCCAAAGGGTTTGAGCATGTTTTCGGCGATCCATTTGTGCGTCTGCGCATATTCAATGTTCCTCATTGCTTCGTTGGCTGCGTGATATGGGGAAGACTTGCCTTGTGATCGCATTTTAATGAGATTCGTGGCAGGACAAAAACACTTCGTCCAATCTTGCCCCTTGAACATTTTATAGAGAACAAAATGTTCAACCGTTAATCTGTGTTTCATTTCGGAATTCGTTGCCGTTTTCCATGAACCGATGAAATTTTCATACTGTGATTTATCTTGAAAGAAAAATTTGTTTTCGCTCATAGCTTATCTCCTTGGGTTTACTTAATAGTGGTAGTTTATAGAAAAAATCAAACGGGCCAATAAAGTAAACTTGTCAAGGCGGGTTGCTATAAGGATTCACCTAGAGATTGCGCATAGTCATTCACCGTCCTTTCTTTTTGGAATATTATTTATTCATACCCACGATGAATTCCATCACCACGTTCGGATTCAGATGTCCACGCGTTTCTTTCATAATAATACAACAGAAATCGTGTGGTGACATTGATGACCATGTTTCTTGGTAATCATTTCTAATGTTCATCATAGCAACAAACATTTCATGATATGTTGAAATTTGGTTGAATGCGCCGTTCGTCATATTATTTCCTTTGGTGCCCGGTATGGGAATCGAACCCATCTTGCCGGATTTAGAGTCCGGTGGCTCAACCGATCACCCAACCGGGCAGAAGGAATTAATCAATTTCCATCCAGACGAATCCCTGCCAATAAAATTTCTTCCCGGCGACTTTATAGAATACCGCCATCGAATCTGCATTGGAGTAAATGATCTTGGCATTGGGCACAACCTTATAATCCGTCATACCCGGACCGACAAGATGCAGCGTACCTTCTTCGTTCGAGAGGCTCTCATAATTTTCTTGATCGTAGGTTCGTTCGATCGTACCGCAACCGGAAATTGCGAGGGCCATTAGTGCGACGATGATTAACTTTCTCATTAGCGCACCACCGATCCGCGGTTGGCATAGGCCGAACCCTTACCGTTGAGCCACTTGCTTGCCTGGCGCCGAGTAACTTTGACACCGGCAACTTCACATGCCGATTGGAACTGACCGTTTGTCTCAAAGAACTTCTTTACGGTGATCTTGTGCGGACTCACGCGCTCTGCACCGGTGTGATACGAATTAACGCGTTCCCATTTGTTTCCACCGATGAGGCGGGCTTCGTTTGCCATCTGTTGATCTCCTTCTGTGTTGGGTTATTTGATTCTTGTATTATACAAGGATGAAGCACGAATGTCAATGTTTATTTAATCTTCCCAGAGAAATTCGACATTGGGATATTTGGCGAGGACGCGGATTCCGTCTTTGATGATCGCCTCATAGATGCCGTATTTATTTGCCAATCCGCCGCCGAGGCGAGAGATGAGGAACGTCTTATCGGGTTCCGCAATAATTCTTGCGGTGATCTTTGATAATTCGCGCCCAAAAACCGCTTCGTAATTTTCTGGCCGATAATAAGCACGGTCATCATGGGTTGGGAGAATCTTCGTTATGAATCCGATAGCCTGTTTATGGAACCGAAGGATTGCTGCACCACCACATCCTTTGCGGATGGTATTGTCTCCGAAGACAAAGTAACACTCCGGATTTTCGTCAAGATATTCCTTATCAATTTCTCTTTCCTGACTGGGTGTTGACATCGCTTAATCCTTTTGAATTTGTATTGGGTGCTCTGACCACCCAAATCGTTGTCTGCTAATTAAAGCAGGCTGTTTATAAGAATCCGATTCTTATGCGATTCTGATATTTTCTTCTTTGTTTCAACAGAGTGTGTTTTTCCTTTATGTGATTGGCTATTTTTCTGACAAAAATCTACCGAACGTTTTATACCTCTTAATGGTGATATTTGTCCCATAAGAGAATTACTAATTTTTTCTCTTTGTTCATCGGAACAAGGAACCCCCTTGTTGTAACCACCCGTTAGCGATCCACCTCTTTTAGCGCCGATAATCAATGAATCGGTTCGTAAACGACCAAGAACCCATCCTTCCGACAAAAGTTTTTCCATTTCTATTCCTTTTGTCATACAAGAATTATTTCCATCATTTAACCAACGGCGATCTTTAGATGCATCAGAACATTTTTGTCGTTTCTGATCTTTGCATGGTATTCGTCTAACGTGATTATTATCACCAAGCAATCGTTCCTTTATATATTTTTCTCTAACCCATTTATATGATCTGCTATTATACTTTCCAAATGATGTCATCATAAGTGCTGCATGTAACATTCCACCACCGTAGATCTTGGCTAATAAAAGATGACATATTAAATGTTCTCTGAGAAACAGTTTTACGAGATTTTCTTTTTTATTAGACCCACCTAAGCTTCTTGGAACTATATGATGTATCTCACACATTTCCTGTTGTGTTGCTCTTTGTTTTGCATTAAGTATAATGTTATCATAAGCTTGTTGATAATTCATAATTTTAACTCCCACTTTATTTTTATTTATAAAGTGGGAGTTAAAATTGGTGCAGCGTGTTATCCGATCAAAGATAACATCCCGCAAGCAGCACCGGCTGCAATTTCGGCGTCGGTTGCCACGGCGAGGGCGAAATCAAAACCAGCTTCTTCCAATTGTTCCTGAATTGCTTCCATCTTGGTACCTCCTTAACAACATACTTCATAGTTGACGGTGGCGGCGGGATTGGCTTCTTTGAATGCTTCAGCCAATAATTCTCTATCGTCTTCTTGATCAAAAGAAAATCTTTTACCATTCACAATGACGGCAAACCCATCGTAGTAATCTTCAATCTTGATATCCATTTCTTTTCAACCTTTAAAATTGAATTTTAACAAAATCATCATCACATGTCAATACAAATTTACTCGGTGTAAACATTATTACCCATAAAAACAATACCGCCGATGAATACTGAGCAGGCAGCATCGCGCATCGCAATTTCTCCACCCTCAATTGAATACACTATCGCGCCGGCTATACGCACCGATTTATTCAAATGGCCCGTTGATAATATCTCTATGCTGTTATCAGTGAACCCATTTGCAATGAGAATAGAATTTGCGTCACTGATTAATTTGTCACTGATCATTGGCCCAGTTTCCTTTTGAGAATTTCTCCAGCCACCTTCGCATCGTAATTTCCGTTGAGCTGACGCTTCAGTTCACCCATGATGCTTCCCATGTTCTTCATCGTCGGTTTCTCGAATGCCATGAGAATGATATCAATCGTCTGCTCAAGTTCGACACCAGAAACTTGGGCCGGGAGGAACGAGTTGATAATCTCGAGCTCTTTGTTTAACTTCAACAGAACGGATGTTCCGGGTAGCACAAGAGCAATCGTCTCTTCTGTAGAATTCTTGAACTTCTTGAGGGCGGAGAGAACATCTTCAAGTGTCACCTCCCGAACTTCGTTCTTTGCCCGCATATCGATGTCAGACTTCAATGTCGTTAAAAGATTTGATTTGATGACATCTCTAGCAATGCGAGCCATCATACGTTCTTTTTCAATCTGTGTATATAGTTCGATCATTTTGTTCTCCTTAAAAGATAGCTTCTCCAACGAACCCATTGCGGAGTTGGTTGATGTCATAGACAAGGGTGTTCTCGCAAACATCAGACTTGCTGTGGTGGCGAGCATAAACCTTTGCGATATCCCCCCGTGAATTTGTCACAAGATAGTTAGCACAGCGGCATATATCATTTCCGCGACACCAATCTTTTGTCTTTACAAAATCCTGGAATCTGGTAAGGTCAAGGTCGGTGAATTTCACGCAGTTTTCTTTTGCATAATCGTTCACCGGCATCAGTGTAACAAATCCGAAATCCATGATACCACGACTCATGAAGTGGGAGACATATTGTTGAACTCTCTCGGAGCTGTCAATGTAACCCAGGATGAGATTGCAACTGAGATGGACCTTATTAAGATTCCCGTATTCAAAGATGTCGTCGATTTTATGCTTTGAATTGAAAACACAATTATTCAGAGAATCTTCATAATGATGAACACTCATGGCAACACTATCAACCAAACTCACCGCATCGCCAAGAAGCTTCATGGCATCATACGATTGTGTATTGATAACTGTGTAGATATTTTTATCATGCTGCTTGATGAATTCCAAACATCTTTTAATCGCTTCAACATGAAGCATCGGTTCGCCGCCGGTAAATGAGACTTTGTTTATTTTACATTGGGCGGCAATCATACAGAATGCATAGAAGAATTTGTAGAAATCAAAGGCCTTGGTTGCCACTCCGTGGAATGTACAGAATTCGCAATCACTAACACAGAAGTCAGTCATCCGAACGTAGATGTTAACCGCCGGCATTTCTTTCTTTTGACCCGGCTGACCATTAAGACCACAGAAGTCATTCGTTAGTTTGATCTCAACACCGCCGATTTTCATTAGCACCGTCCATTCGAGGAAAGTACTTTGCTTGATCCGCTACATCCGTCGCTAAAAGTCGTGACCGATTTCTTTGCGCCGGGTGCCGAGGCATCAGCGATCTGCTTCATTATTTCGTGGGCTGGCTTCGTGCACTCACCCTGAAGATACAACTCATTGAGCCGCGACTTGAAATCGGATACGGGCTTGCCTGCAGCAACAACCTTCTCGAGGCTTGCCATGAAAAATCGAATTTCTTCAAACAATGTCATACGATGTTCCTTCCCTTGATGATACCTTCGCCCATGTTATTGGCAATAGAAATATCATTCATTGTTATCAGTGATGCAAATATCATTAATGTATTCGCATTTCCAACCCTTGTAATTATCACGTTTTCCTTTAGCAACCGCCCCTAATAATTGCGGTGATTTAATATTATGTTCTATACAAAAATTATTAAAACCACCCCTAAAAATAAAAACCTCATTATTCGGCGAAATCACCTTCCACCGATTTGCATGTGTTGCCTTATCTCCTGTTAATTTTTTGCGGGCCACACTTATTATTTTTCTTACTTCGGGTGTATGTGTTTTGCCGAAGAAAGGATGATCTTCACCAGCCCTTTTACCTTTTCTACTTATTGAAATTTTTTCTAAAGATTGTTTTGAGTGCTTCTTTCCAAAGAAATGGTTATCTTTGCCCATCATACGTAGAGATCTTTCAAGACGTTCTATTAGAGGTCTCTTTGTTCCCATCTTTACGGCACGTTGCTTTTCTCTTGTGATTGGTCCTGGAATATTTCCTTCACCACCACCCGTTAAGTTTGTTAACGGTCCAGTTTTTAAATCTAACCGCCCTATTATACTTATACATTGGCTCTCAAAACATAGAGCGGACTCATTTGTATTTTTTGGTATTATCAAAACATAAGGTTCTTTATCTTCTTTTAATATACGAACAATCTTATTGATCTTAAGATTGTTCCCATCATATATTTTTAATTTTTTAATTCTTTTACGAGCATGTTTTAGATGACACATTGCTCGTCCGATTCCGCCACTACCCTTACCAACATAAATTGGTTCAAATAGGAAGCACAAATCAATTTCCGGATATTCATACTTTCCCGGGCATCTTGGGTCAAGATAAAAATAAGAATAAAACATGAGACCTCCACTGTTTTATTCTTATTTATAAAACTAACCCCAATACTAGACTAAATTGTTTCCTTTGATGATTCCGGGGCCAATGTTATTTTTTCTCGTGATATCAGATTCATTCACGGGTGAAAGTTTAATGAAGAAGTATTTTGGGTCAAAGTATTTCTTCAGCTTTTCAATGTCAAAATCCTTTTCATCGACGAGTGTCAGGTTTACAGTCGTCTTCTGATTTGATCTTGTGCGAATCTGGCCGAGCTCTTCAATGGTCATAAGGTTGTTGATAGGAATAAGTTCTTTGCGGCGGTCTTCGTCAAGGCTGTGTAGTGAAATCTGGAGGGTTGTGTTGCCCTCGATCCAAGAGAAGACACTACCACGAATACCTACCGTAGAGATGTAGTGATGTGTGTTCGGAATTGTTCCTGTGATCGCCTGCATCGCGAAACGAACATTCTCAAGATTGAGGAACGGTTCGCCCATGCGAGTCCAATTGATCTTGAACTCTTTTGCTTTTGTTGGGTCGGGCGGATAGATGTTCTCTGCATTCTGTTTGTCAAGAATAAACTTAACCTGCGACACCATTTCATAGGAAGTAAGATTGCGCCACCCATTGAGCTTTCCAGTTGCACAGAACTTACAACCAACGGGGCAACCACTCATACAGGAGACACCCAGTAACCATCTTTCACTCCTATCACCCAAACAACAATCATCGAGTAGATTCTGTTTCCTCCCGATTGCATCCTTTGTATAAAATGGCAAGAACGTATCAGTGACCTCGACGGGGTACCCATCAGGTGTTGATAATGCATAAACAACACCGTTGGCAAATTCCCTTTTCCTAAGTTCTTTCATTCCGTTTCTCCTCTTTATTGATTATAGTGATAAACCGTCCACCCGTTGCACCATTTGTCTTTTCTTTTATTACATGCAATCAATCTCATCGATTTATGACTTAAATTATTATCAATACAGAATTTTCTAAATGCGCCGATAATAATAACTTCTTCGTTGTTCCTATTTTTAAAAACCCATTTTTTTGCTGATGGGTTTTTTTCACCAGTCATACTTAAAGAAACTCTTTGTTTTACATCGTCCCTTTTCAGAGGATTATTAGTTTTCATTAGGATTGATCGCCGTGTTCGTTCTTCGTCAGATATATTTGTTCTGTCTATGATTCCGGCGCAAATCAATTCCTTCATTTTGATAGATATCCGTGACTTCGATTCAGTAGTATGAAATGATTTTCCTTCTTTTGAATTGCTTATATTTTTCAGTGTTTCTTCTGTGTGTTTCTTTCCGAAGAACGGATTTCCATTTCCCATATATTTCAAAGATCGTCTTTTACGACTTTCTTCTGATATGAGTGTATTCCCACCTTCACCACCGTTTGTTAAATTATAACCGATGTTTTTATTATTTGCTTTTAACTTATCAATCCAAAAAATTTCTCTTTCGTTTAATTCTTTTTTTGATTCACATTTTTCTAAAGTTTCTTTATGAAAATTATCAGTGCCGTATTTTAATACCAATTTAGAAATAATAATACCGGAACCGAAGTATCCTGGCCTATCAAGCGAATCTTGGCCTACATAAATTTTACCATTTCTTTTATCTGTTATTTTATAAATTATCATGATTGTCCTCCTCTTTATTTTTATTTATAAAGAGGAGGACAATCATACATAAAAGTTAGTTCAATAGCAAGAATGAGATTATATCAAAAAGTGATGATGATGTAAATAGAGAAAGCAAGGCGATAGAATTAAAATTCTATCGCCTTGCTTTCTTTTGGATGTTGTCGTGGCGTTTATGCCGGGCAATATTCCTGGATCGAATCTTCCAGGGGGAAGAAGTAGAACCAACGGGAACAGCCGCCGTGAAGAGGAACTTCAACCTGAACGACGGAACCGTCTTCGTTTGCAGCAGCTTCAAAGCTCAAAGGTTCTTCGGCTTCTTTGTGCACGGTGCCAACGAAATGATTCTTGACTTTTTCGATTGCAGCTTTGACTTGTTCACGATTCATGCGAGTACTACCTCCTGTGGTTAAACGAAATTGGGCATTAAAAATCCCACCTTTCGGCGGCCCGGCTAACCCATTGGGTCCCGTGGCTCTGCGTCGCCGGATTGCTCCGGGTTTGCTATTATCGGTTGCGAGTAACAATCAATTAATTTATGGACAGATATTAATACAAATTTAAAAGGATGTAAATAGAAAAATATCAAACTTTAGTTTTAATTCCATTAATTTTCGTTTAATATTTTAATATTATTAAAATTAAATAATCTTATTTTTATTGACATTTACGTGCAATTATATTACGCGTAGAAAGGCCTGTAATTTGGGCTATATCAAACCATTGGGCAATATAAAAGGGTTCACCAGAATCGCCCTGGTGAACCCTAATATTCAAAAAATATTAATACTTTGGTTTGATATACTGAAGTTACTATTTAGAAAACGTATTGATACCTCTATTCTCTATATGCCCAGCAAAGCGGCGCCACGGGCCATACGAATCTTCGCGGACATATAATCCTTAATCTTCGTCTCAATTCGCTGTTCGACGTCTTCAATGGATTTAGTTCTTTCAAAGATTTCTTGTTGGGTCGGAAGCTCCCGGATCAAGACATCAAAGACAGATTCTAACTCAACATTTGAAAGCCCTTTAAATTCGAGATTGAAATTCATAATCAGCCCTTATGATTGCCCGTATCGCAAAGACTGCTGTTTCTTTTTGCAGTGAGGGCAGATGAAAAACTCCACATCGTCTACTTTAATCTCGACCTCAAGAGTTTCAACATCTTTCTCGTCTATGAAAACTTTACACTCGGGACATCTTAACTTTGCGTCTGTCATACAACCTCCTTGAGGTTACCCGCCTAAGGCAACCTCAAAATTGTCCGGATCAACCTTGAAGGTTAATTCGTAGGTAACAAAAGTAACATCAACCCGGGTGCGACCGAATGCATCGCTACCCTCAACGACCATATTCTGTACAGCTTCAGGAAACCGCTCTTCGTTATTTTCAATGAACTCAACAACGGCCTCTAAACTCTTTGCATTAATTTCGATGGTGTCCATTGTCATTCTCCGTATTGGTTTATTATCATTTGATTTGATAATAAACCAAGTCAAATCAAATGTCAATAGAAAAAATGATTATTTTCTTGAGATGAAAAATAAAAAGGCCATGACAAATAATGTCATGGCCTTTTTGATGGCAGGGATTTCCGGAATCGAACTGGATTCTCTAGGTTCAAAGCCCAGAGCGAAGCAACCAACTTCCAACCCCTATATTAAAACTGCTCGTTTGCTAAAACGAAATCAAGCAACTCGTTGATATTTGCAAATTCTTTCACTTCAAATTTACCCACGGAGTTACCATCATTCAACAGAGTTGAAGAAGCGCATGGGATGCTGTCGCCAGTGGTGCCATAGACATTCGGTCTGTATGTGGTCGGAAACCCCGGTGGCCAAGGATATGTAATCGGCCCGACCACGGCCGTCTTTTCATTGATTTTACTGATGACCTCAATTACCTCGCCAACTGATCCTTCGATATCGTATGTTACACCATCTTTTTCGATTTTTACTTTGAGCATTCTTTTCTCCTCTTTCAAAAGTCGACCATTATAACGGCCGGTTCACGATAATGACTTAACCCATATCGGTCTAATTCAGTTTCAACAAGCTTCATCATCTGCTCACTATGTCCGGTGATAATTTCAAGGCGGGCACCATAATCGGCCCAATGATCTTCAACGAACCTCTTTACCGTGTTATGAACATCTTCATGCTTAACACCATGCAAGTCAAGTTTGTCTGACATTCATTTCTCCTGAGAGCCCACACGGGGAATCGAACCCACGGTCTCATCCTTACCAAGGATTTAATCTACCATTGAAATATGCGGGCGTGTTTTTTTTGATTGGAGCCCCGGGCCGGAAATGATCCGACTTCTCCTGCTTACAAGACAGGACATCATCCAGTTAAATGTTTCAGGGGCATAATGTTTTGATGTTAAACTAAACCCAATTTGGGTTCATAGATGACACCGTTATTTAAAGCAACGAAATCTTTCTTAACAACGGTCATCATACTAAGAATGTCTGCTTCCCAATATTCCCGATGTTCGAGCTTCCACCAATGATAACGAATACACGAAACATCATGTGCTGGGTAACCATGACCCGGATTGGTACGACTTCTTTCATCGCCTTCGATATGAATTGAATCGAAGATAATGATAGCAAGATGATGTTCTTTTGGAAACTCCGATTTCCTCGAGACAATATGTCTTGCATTAAACGATGTAATCTTATCACTCATTATTTATTTCCTTTATCAGTGGAGCCCATGCCCGGCCTTGAACCGAGGACTTTGGATTACGAAACCAACGTTTTACCAACTAGAACTACACGGGCATTACTAAGATGCAGGACTTGGAGTCGAACCAAGAAAACTGAGCTTATGAGACTCAGCAGAGGACCGCCGCTTCCTGCAATGAAATCAAATTTATGTTCTCCCAAATTCGTCTGCTAGTCAGTGGGAACCAAAAGAAATGTTGCAACACTATAATTTGGAGGGCAAAATCTTCGCTGAATTAATCAGTTCCCGATTTCGGTGTGAAGGGTTACCGCAAGACGATCCGTTCCTTCTTAATGGGTTCACCAAACTCCCTAAACATAAATTTTAAAATATTCCCTAGGTCCGCATTAAGGTCTGTGACTGCTCAATAGAACCGCCCTTAGGTTCTAGCATCGGACTTTAGCCACTATTCAGGAATTCATTTGCCCGGAGAGGCAGGAATCGAACCTACGATTTTACCATCTTCCTTTAATCTGCGCAGATTAAAGCTATCACCCGGATAATGTTTTAATGACTGAGACTAAATCATTTGCATTAGAACTTTCAACGGATTACCAACCGGGTCCTACCCCAATTGTTGCCGCATTGTCCACCCCGCACATCCAAATAGATCGTACGATGGTATTCTAACATGGTTGCCTTTGTTGAAGAGTGGCGTTTCTCTTGTCATGATGATGTACTCGGCGATCATCGTACCCTGACTGGCAGCTAACCAACCAAGTGCGGATTCCGACCAATGTGTATCAGGCTTGGGGCCTTACCACATCCCAATTCTTTCGTTAGATAGTTGGGAGTTAAACCATTTATCCATCATCATCGCGGCTGTCTTTCCATTTTGTATATATGATATCCAAATCATTAAGGAACTTACCAAGAAGTGCAGCCGCAGTGGCTTCATTATCTTTCGACAACGAAATACCACACTCCTTTATGTCTTTCTCCGTGGGTCGGATACTCAACGGATTTGTCGGAATTCGTATTCACCGAACCCCTAAAATCTTCTGCGCGCCCTTGTACACCATACTCGGACCTTAACACAGATACCCCTTATCTCTTATTGTTCATCAGTTTGGTTGAATGGAGCTCAGCACCACCTGTTAGTCTTTCGGTCACCGTTAGGCCATCCGATTTCTCCCATTCCTGACGTCCCAACTATCTCCACCGAAACCAATCGATGAAGCCACACTAAAATGTGGAGACGAGGCTTGTTTGGTTGACCATATGTATAGTTCATATGGCGGGACTATGTAAGATTCGTCCCTTTCACGCTGTTACCAACGCTTATCTTCGACCCCCAAACGGCCGTAAAACTTCAAATTTTAAAAGAACTGATTTGCTGATTGAAAGATGTTATTATAACAAAGATGAACCACAATGTCAATAACTTTTTTCATCCTTGTGTATTTTGTTACTTCGTGCCAGCGTAGGGAATCGAACCCTTGTCTCCGAGAAGTAGAATTATACCCGAGGGAATCGAACCCTCATCAACCGTCCTGCGCGCATGGTGTTTGGACGTCCGCCAGATCTGGCATTTTTGAAATTAGAAATAACCGAGCAATGTTCCGACGAGCGGAATTAAAGATTGAACAGTGACCTCGAGTATTCAATCCATACTTCTTCAAATTTCTAGTCAATGATAACTTATTCGAGGTGTTCGGTTCCATTCATAAGGTCGAATTATAACAAAGATGACGAACTATGTCAACAAAAATCTTCTTCGCCAAACATATTTTTCTTAATCTTTTGCTAAATCACTAACCGCGCTTGACCAAGTAGCATGACCATTGTCAACGAGTAATTTATTCAGATTGAGTGCATATCCACCATCTTGTAAAAATATGACACCATTTTGTCCATGATCAAATGTATGAAGTTTAAACATTCCTGGATATTGCTCGAAGCATTTCTCAAGAAAGACCTTTGAATCAGGACCGCATTCTTTTATAGATGCTAATTTAATTTGTTTATCATGTACCCAAATATTAAATCCTAGATCAACGTCAACGACAATCTGATCTCCGCTAATAACACTTTTCAAATATGCATTAAACGAATACATAGAATTAGTTCATCCTTTTAACATCCAAGATTTAAAATTGAATGATTTCTTTTCTTTTTCGATTTCTTTCAAGATATAGTCGTCATAGAAAGCGCGAGCATCTTGATTTGAATCGTTTGGTTTATAACTGAAGTTCTTCCATGTACTCTCGGGAACTCGATGATAGACGGCGATCTTTCCTCCCGCGTATCTCCCGAGTGTTGGGTCCAATATCTTGTTGTCTTTTGTCAGGATGACGCCGTGTTCTAAGATATCAAACAAGAACGGTCTCGGACCTTCACCCGTCTTAGCCCAAGAAGCAGCATCACCTAACGAACCTTTATTGATGATAATCACGTAAGCAAGATCACCGTACTTCGTGCCGTTCCTGTTAACGAAGTCAAGGGCATTATAATAACATCTCCCGACTTTACGACTACAAGCCTCAGCATCTTTCGGAAAGCTTTTAACACCAACAGAATCAACAAAATCGCCGGAGCGAATCTTATCAAAAATCCATGGTCCGGCGTTATGTGTTAATCGGAAGAATTCTTCCTTCATATAAGAAACATCATCAATCCCGGCTTCATCCGGAAAATCCCGCATCCATTTAGCGTGTAAAGCCTTTACATAATCTCTTGCAAGATCTTCAAGACCACCACCGCCAACAGACTCGGTTAGATATCGCTTAAATGATATCACCCCTGACCCCGACTGATCTTCTTCATACGACGAGCATTCTTACTCTTAAAGCGAGTGTATTTGCTCGAACCCTGGGAGGTGACCTTATTCTTACGAACGATCCTCTTCAATGATCCAGTATCGCTCTTCGTCGGTTTAACCTTTGTTGTTGCTTTTGCGGCCACGGCTGTTCTCCAATCATAGATGTAATTGATTTACATTCGTTCCGCTATTTCATTCTTGGAGCGGGCGAAGGGATTCGAACCCTCGACTTTCACATTGGCAATGTGAATCTCTACCACTGAGTTACGCCTGCATACGGTTTTTGTGCCTCGCTTATATACCAAGACGCACATAGACTACCGAAACTACCTTCCCTTGGTCTCTCGTCAAGCGCACCGTGCTAACGTCCCCCAGCTAGCTACCCCGTGTCAGGCCATCCGTCCGATGATGTCACTAGGCCCAAACATCCAGGAGATGAAATTATTAGTCATCTCCTACGATACATCCGAGAAATTTTATTCGTCGTCATCATAACGATCTTCGGTTGGTTCTTCATACATCTCAGAATATACATTTGCTTCTGGTATTTTCTTCTCAATGCCCTTGACTATTCCATCGGCGGTCGACTTATGATCGTCTTTATGATAACATACTTTAATTTTTAACGGGTCTTCATTTACAACATCAACGAATATGACGCCCTTTTGCACTAGTGATTCTGCTGGGATAGCACCGGTCTTTGCGGCACCACGATCCATGCCATCCCAATCTTCAAAATGTGGATGTTTTTCGAGGTATTCATCAATCGAAAGAATGTCACCCCTCCAATAGAATCCCTCAATGCTCTTCAACAAATCTTTCAATCTAAGTGCAATTGGTAATGCCCCGACGGTAGATGATATTTTAATATGTGGATGTTTACCTAAGTACGATCGCAGTAAAGTCAAATCATGCCACGTCAAGTGTTTGCCGATGATTTCTATTGCAAGCAAGTACTTACTCAGTGGTTTAACGGCCTTTGTATAAATTCGTTCTTCTGCTTCATGATCTTTATGTTTATATCCTGAAGTAGGAACAATTTTGTATTTATGAGAAAGTTTATCACCATCAATTACGAAACGAATATCAGAATTCTCATCTTTACCCGTTACTATCCAAAATCTCTTATCGCGAGAAAATGAAATCTGTTGAGCATGCGTCTTTAATTCATCATCAATCAATATCCTTCCAACATTTTCAGCCGGTGTAATATGATATAGAAGTCCAACTTGTTTGCCTTCTTTAAGAAAATCTCTAAATCTAATTAAAGATGACATTCGTATTCCTTTTGTTGTAATTTAAGTGGCCCACCCTCACCGCGTCCAATGAGTGATATCTGTTAATTCAGATCTGTAAGTGTGCATCGTTGAGAGGCCGGTAGGGCGATACTTGGAGCGGGCTGGGGGAATCGAACCCCTTATTGCTGGTTTGGAAGACCAGTATTGCTACCTTACAACTTATCAGCCTGCATTAAATTAATTGATCACCGGACAACCATCACAACGAAAAACATCCGAGTTGTGGCGCATCATCCATTCATCTTTCATCTCTAACCGTTCAGACTCAGTGATAACATCATTGCCAAGAGAAAGAAAATACTTTGCTTCATTGCATGCAGTTTCCATGTTTGTCTCCTTCGTTAGTTGTGGAAGAGAAGAGCGTACTTGAAACGCAGACCTTGCGGTCCGAACTGCTTAGCAGGCAGCCTCAGCAACCTTGCTGATTTCTTCTCCATGATCTTGGTAGCCCCGCAGGGAATCAAACCCTGTTAATCCGCTTTGTAAGAGCGGCACCTCGTTCAACCGAGTCCCGAAGCTATGATGTATTTGCTAGTCCCTTCGGAAGAAATCGAATCTTCGTCTGCCGATTATCAGTCGGCGGCTACTACCATTGAGCTACGAAGGGATGAAATGTTTTGCCTGCAAGCATTTACCTATTTATGCTTGCATACCGTCCATAGAACGATACCCGTGGACATCTGGTTTGACGCACCAGGAATAGGATGGGTACGTCTACATGAGGGCTCCACGCAGTAAGCAAAATTTAAGTACGCCAAGAAAGATTCGAACTCTCATTATCCGGTAATCGGCCGGGTGTCCTACCATTGGACGATAGGCGCATGTAGTACAAAATGGTATTCCTGACTCGAGTTGAACGAGTGTAGCCCTCTTATAAGGAAGGTCCTCTAACCGTTGAGGTACAGGAACATGTTTTTACTTGGTAGTCCCACCCGGAATCGGACCGGGGTATTCGGTACGTCAGACCGACACTCTACCATTGAGCTATGGGACCATGTTACACAAGAGACGATGTGGGGATTCGAACCCCAATCTTTAAGTTTTGCAGACTTAAGCCCCACCTTGAGGTCACCGTCACGTTTGACTATTTACTTTCTTTTCCCAGCACGGAATTCGTCATCGATGTCATCAAGACGTTGCCATTCTTTATTCAACTCTGGTACTTCGTGTTTAGTGTTGTCATATTTCTTACAAAAGCGAATCAGTTCCTTAATTCGCTGAATCTTATCTTTTACTTCCTGATGCGTTTTCTCCGGCATATTTTTCCAAGCATCACCGGCACCCGAACCCTCTGACAGAACATCTTTAATCTTGTCAAAATTATTCATCATGATTATTTCTTCTTGCTTGTAATCGTGACAAACTTCTTCGGGACATCAATTTCCCAAGACTTCATTCGAATGATGTAACAATCATCTTTTTCATCAACGATGCGAAGTTTACCATCGATATTGTTTGATGACTTAAGAACATCATTCAGGAGATCGGCGAGTTTACGATCTTTAAGAGTATTAAGTGCATACTCCCAAAAATCAAAATCAACCTTTGCTTTCATCTTACCGAGTGCCGCCTCTTTTTCACGGGTAGCATCATCATGTTCAGATTGACGTTTCTTCTGTGCGTCTTGTCTTTGCTGGGCGCCTACACGGGCCTGTGCAGAATTCCGGCCGCCTAGACCTTCTAATACTAAATCAAAATTATTCATCATATTCCTCCAACAGAATTTATGTTCTGTTGTTATTTATCTGGTATGATATTCCCATAATGCTTTGAAGATTGCATTGACATCACAATCATAAAATCCGGAGGAGTTGATGCAGTTAAACTCAATCACCTTCATCTCTGACTCATTAATCAACGCAAGGTCCATCACACAACAAGAATTAGGCAACCACTTATCGGCAAATTCTTGTGCTTCAAGAATGACACCTTTATCAACCTGTCTCTGGGAAAATAATTGTCCGTTATTTCGGTACATACTCCCGGTGATGACTTTTCCACCAACAATGAACCAACGATATTCGGCATCAATGTTTTGCGGTTCTGAAAGAACGATCATCGTATCAGGCTGAAGCTGATATGACCCAGACGATGCACAAAGAACTCTGTCCCGAAGCCAAAGAACCAATTCACCAGCAGTATCAACCAACCCCGTGTATTCTTTCAAATCCTTCGAAGGTCGAGTGAACCACATTTCATCTGAAGGTCTTGTCTCGAGGAACTTAATAGCTTCATCTAATCTGATCGGCGAAGTGTTCAACATATCATCGCGATTTGACACAAATGCATCATAGTTCGCTTTAGACAGATCAAAATGTAATCCTGCCCAACCCAATTCTAATCCAACTTCTGTAAGCGATGTTGAACCGTATGGAATGAATTCTTTACCAACGATTGGTTCATCTGACATCAACTCATGAGAAAACGGAAGTAAACCAATGAACTCATGTGGATACGGCGAAACCGCTTCCTTAATTGCCAAAAGATGCTTTGGATTAATTAAGTTATGTTGGATCAAAAATTTCATTTCATCATTCTTTCATAAGCTCCGGAGCCGAGCTTCGATCTCGGAACGATACGGTTAACAGCCGTACTCCCCTACCCTCAGGGACCCACCGGAATAAAGTCTTTATTTCGTCATTCTAAGCAGCAGGGACCTCATATCCGTCGGTTCCTGTTTACTTAAAACTTTAACATCTTTACAGCCACACCAAGGACAGTCTACACCAACTGCGGGTGATTGCCATTCATGGTTGCATTGAATCTCTGTGTTCTTACAAAGTAGAATAAACATCTTTCATTCTTTCTTAAGCTCCGCCTACAGGACTCGAACCTGTCTCAGTCTCGGTTAACAGCCGAGTGTCGTCGCCCGGACGACTCAAGCGGAATGTATAAATGATATAGCCTTTGAAATTTCACCTTTGGTATTGCTCATCATATCTTTCCACTTAATACGATGAACGACCCAACCATGTTCATTTAAAAGTCTATCCTTTCTTATATCTCTTTCTTTAACATCTGTAAATCTTTCGTGTTGGTCTCCGTCGATTTCAATCGCCTTCTTTAAATGTGGCCAAGCAAAATCTATTGAGTAAATACCAACACAATGTTCTCTGTTGAAATTTTTATCATCGAACTCATTTTCAATTACTCTCATGAAAAATTGTTCGGGCCAAGAAGGTTCATTATTCCATCTTGATTTACCGATGTTCCAGGCCTTTCCTGAAGAATGAGCCAGTTTCATTGATTCGCTAATTTTATTCTTTGTCTTAACGCTAAGAATCCTGCCTGTTCCTGCTATGCCTAACTTCCTACGAGTGTCTTCAGTAACAATAAACCGAAGACCATTATCTTTAGCCTTCATGAACTGATTAGTACCCTTCTTACCAGTCATACCGTTTTTGTAACGACGATTTGGATTAACAGGACAACACCGCTCATGATTACGATGACTATTTTCGTTTTTACATTCCTTGGCACAGAATTGACAATACACGATAAAGAACCTTTCTTGGTGTCTTTATCGTATTTATAAATTCTATTTAAGTCAGCTGCTCTACCAATGAGCCACCTGGGAATGTAATTTTGAAAAGGTAGATTGGTACCTTTCCTTTTTCAATAGTTCATACCCAACCGTACTAGACCAAATCATTTATCAGTCAGAAATCTCGAGGTCATTGCTTCAACGGCTCAAGGCCTCCACTACTCGGCATCACAGAATCAAAATCGTCGCATATAAAATAGTGAGCATATTTTATCGCCTAGAGCAGAAGCTCCGATTAATGTATTTGTTTGGTCGAGGCGGCCGGAATCGAACCGACATCTACCTGGTTAAAAGCCAGATGTAAAACCAATTTTTACTACGCCCCGATAAAGCAAGTCAGGGCGGGGGGATTCGAACCCACGATGCGGTTTCCCGCTCTCGATTAAAAGTCGAGTGTAGTACCTCTCTACGACGCCCTGAAGGTATGGTGCGCGCAGTGGGAATTGAACCTACAACCTTCCGGTTAAGAGCCGGGTACTCTGCCAATTGAGTTATGCGCGCATATTAAATTCTGTCTCCTGGTTTAGACCCAGGTTTCTGTTTGTATTTCATCTTGTGTACTCCTTGTTAATTATGAAGCTATTATATAACATTGTAATGAATATGTAAATAGAAAAGTTTATTTGAAAACGTAAGGTGTTCTTTTTTCTTTAAGACCGACATTGTTCGCCGTTTTTACAATTTCACCTTTTTTAATCTGGATGATGTTTTGGATTTCAACTTCATCGCCTTGTCCACGATAACCGTTTCCAGTATCGATGATGTATGTTTTCTTTTCGCCCACCTTACCGTATTCTCCACCCGAACCGATGATGAAAACCTCTTGCCACTTGACAGGATAACCAGAGCCGCGTAGACAAACCATGACCGTCTGATCGTATTCTTTATCCATCGCGAGAATTTCTTCAATGGTCGTTTTACTCTTCGGGAAATGATAACCCTTCATGATGTACCAATCAGCACGTCTGACTGGCTTATATCCACCGGGACCTTCAGAAATGATTCCTAAAACTTTATCGAAATTATTCATAAGTAAATCTCCCTTGTTTGTTGGTACCGACGGTAGGATTCGAACCTACGACCTTGGAGGTAGAAGCTCCCTGCTCTGTCCACTGGGCTACGACGGCATATGTAACTTTAATTTAATCTTGAATTGATATGAGTGACTGTCCCTAGTGTAGGATGTGTATACTCCGTGGTCCTATGATTGATTCGAGCAATCTCTTTTGTTCCGCGTGTTCCCTCCTTGAATCCTATCGTTTTCATAATATACGGGACTTTATTGTCATCGCCGCCGGTGAATGTTCCAACAGTACGATCAGACGTGTCCAAGTATACACCGTGTCCTAATTTGAACTTAACAGGATCAAAAGAATCGCGCTTCAAATCTAATCCAACAAGATAATCCGACAGAGCCTTTTGTGTTGGCGCTGCTTCATTCAAAACTCTAACGATCTTATCAAAGTTATTCATGTATGATCTCCTTGTTAAATTGTTGGTGCCCCACGATTGAGTCGAACAATCTCTTCCTGGTTCGAAGCCAAGAGTCCGGTTCCGCCGGGTCGGGCATATGTTTTATTTATCAGCGGTCCCCTCGGGAGGAGTCGAGCCTCTCACGACCAGCGTTCGTAGCACCGGCGCCGCAGTCCCACGGCGAGGGGATAATCATTAATCAAAGAATGTGGTCTTTTTGTCTTTTCTTTGTCTGACCGTTGAGCCGCAGTGCGGACATTTACTTCCAACTTGAACGAGATCTAGGTCACAGTTCATACACCAAAACTGAAATGCCTTTGAGGGGTTGCGAGCTTTTTCTCTGTTCGTTGGTCTGTAAGAAACATCTTCGACTTCCATTCATTTCCCTTTATAAAATGCAACCTTACCAAAAACCTTAACAGCACGATAGTAATTACGAGCAATCTCTAACCGAGTCAGGCGTAAGAATTTCGGATTGAACCAGGGTTTCTTGTTGATGATGTTTTTCATATTCAAATAGAAGACAACATCAGCATACTTTTTATCTTTGTCAGTTATGCCTTCCCTATACATCCAATCATGGATTTTACAGGCATCTTTAACACTAAGAAAAAGAATTCTATCGGGAACTATATCAACTTTCCAACCGTTGGGTCCGCAACCGGCACTAACGATCTTTCTTACTTCTTCGCTTGCATTCCAATAATTATCTGAAGCAATAATACCGAGTTGTTTAAGTTTTGTATCTGTCAAAGGAGATTCCTAATTTACTTTTTATGAATCGGGTTGTCACAATCTCCACAATGTACATAAACGAATTGGGCACTTGCATCAGAGAATTTTTTATCACAACTGGCTATGTATTTACATTTACCGATGGTGACGATTTCCCATGTTTTACCTTTTGATTTATCAACATACTTTTGGTAGTCTTTGATGTTGTTTGTGGCATTGTTCTTTGTATTATAAAGTTCTGATACCCAAACTATAACCAATGCCAACACTATAAACCAAAATATGTTTTTCTTGCTCATTGATTACCTCATTCATTAGTTGGTAGGCCAGGTGGGAGTCGAACCCACAAAAACATCTGCTTTTGAAACAGACCGCAATACCAGTTAGCGTACTGACCCATGTTTAATTTTCACATAACGAACGTCTGGTTTAGTCTGTTTACATTTATCACAAGTTAATGTTCCGTCCCAATTATCATAAAGGGACATTTCTTTAAAGGTTCCACCACAAGAACATTTCTCGTTTAATTTTACATTCATTCGTTTTTCTCCTTGGTAGCCACAGAGGGATTCGAACCCATCACTGTCTGGCTTCTTATGAGTGCGCCACCCGGGGGTCGAACCCGGAAGCAGCTGATTCTAAGTCAGCTAGGTATGCCAATTCCCTTCAGCGGCGCATTTTTCTTTCTTCTAAACGTTGGTGTCTGTGAATGACAATTCGGACACAATATCCTCAAATTAAGTTTAGAATTGTCTTTGTTATTACCGTTTATGTGATCTAATTCAAAAGATATCGGTTTTCCGTTCCAATCGCTAATACCACACCAAAGACAAGAATTATTCTGTTCTTCAAGAATAATTCGTCTTTTTATTGCTTCTGAAAAATCTTCAAATTTACCAAAATTAATTTTTCGTTGTAAATTTTCTGATTTTTTATTTTTTGCTTTTTTACGATCTTCTATGGTAAAAATTTTCCGCCTTTTATCAAAGCCTTTCTTAAAAGGACAACCACCGGAAGCAGATTGACGGCCCTTCAATTTTTCGCTGACGCGTTGATTAATTTCTTCTCTTTTGTTTTTAGTAGAAAATCCACGGGCACATATTGACGAACAGAATCTACCAGACCCATAAAGACCATCATGATCCTTATTACAGTTTTCACAAATCATTTTTGAACTCCCAGAATATATTTTTATTTTATTTTATTTATATTCTGTGGGTTCAATCTGCCGTAGTTGGGCTATGTGGCCATACTTTTACTATGTGATGCTACAATTAGAGACTTCCCAATTGCAAAACGGATTCTCAATACAACGTCGAACCTTCTTCATGAGAATTCCAACCTTATCAACAGCATCTCCAAATCGAACGATTGTGTCAGGACGATATAGTTGTCCGTTAACGAATAACGGAATCTTTTCAAATTCATCATTCGTCATTTCATCAAATGACGGTTCAATTTGAATGTGTTCGTTCTTTATCTCGGAAATGATTTCGCCTTCTGTTGCAATATGCTCAAAGTATCTGGCATTTGCTCTGTAGTAAAATCTTTCAAGTGATGTCATTTAATTTCACTCCATTTATAATTGTTTGTGAGTACCCGCAGGGAGATTCGAACTCACCACTTAGTAGGTCTTAAATCTACTGCCTCTGCCTTAGTTGGGCTATGCGGGCAAAATATTTGTGGAGCTGGCCGGGGTCGAACCGGCACTCTTACCAATTTTCTATTTTAATTTTTAGTTCTTCCAAAGACAAAGAACACTTCATATTCTTTTTCATATTATCAGTGTGTGGCATCAAGATACAATTTGCGGGATGCGCTATGATCTCTGGAGAAATATCATTATTCCAACCGAACTTTATTGAAATAGCATGATCTCTTGAAATACCGTTCGGATTATCACCGCGATTCTTTGCTTTATACCAACCATGAACACCGATTAGACCAAAATCAAATTTATCAGGAAAATCATTTAAAGAAAACTTGAATTGACAATCACGGCGATAATTCTTATAATCATCGCCTAAACATTTCTTCGCTCTTCTTTTGCCCCTCATAATGTTTGATAATTTTATAGCGCTACTTGCTATAGATGGGTGATCTTTTTTCTGTTTTCCTTTATTCCAGATCGGAACATTATTTGGATTCAGATTATGTTGATTCCCAATATCGGTATGCGATCTCCAATAATGAAAACTAATACCCATCTTTGGTCTTAACTTATTACAAATGGGACACTTATAGAGATCGCCAATCTGTTCAAACATGCTTAATGAAATCTGGTGATCTTTTTTATTACCGCATGAAATATTGTGACGGGCGATATTATTACTAGTAAAGTTCTTTAAACATTTTTCACATGTGATTTTGGTTCGATTCATAAAATATCCTTTTTAGAATATTTATAAATGCTCTACCAAAATCACTATAATTTTGTTTTTGTGGACCGAGAGGGAATCGAACCCTTCAAGTCAGGAAGCGTGCAAGGCCACCCCGTAACCCCATTACTTCAGCCCATCTAAAAATATTATTTATTGTTTTGGGTTTGTTCAGCTTTCGACGGCATATCAGAATCAGAACGAATTCATTAACTTAATAATCGATCCTGCTTCACCACTGAACGTGAGTCGCGATTTGGTGTAACATCAATTCTTGGCATTACGCTCAGGTCACAATAATCTCGATTCTCATAATTATGTTTGTCCCAGTCAAAAGCATAAGCTTTTCTACCATGTGGTTTCTGTTGTCCAACATCCCACCAAACTCTCCAACGGACGGCACCCGAGGCCTCAAAAACAGCAAAAGCTAAATCATCCGATGAAGCAGCATCAGAAGTCCACGGCACTGCGATCAAATCATAGTCTCTTGAAAGACTTCCGTGTACACCGATTGCATATCCAAGCGCTCTTGCTGCTTCTCTAATCTTTGGAAGCAGTTCGAGGAAACCTTCTTTTGTCATATCATTCCTTAGCGGTGTTGGGCTTGATACCAACTCTCTTTCGTTCAAGAAAGACTACCTTCAGTTACTGAACCATCCAGCGGCATTATCCGGTTGAGGTCATTTCCAGAAGCTATCTCATGTGTCCATCCACATCGACCGCTTTTTTGTTATAGTGAGTCTCCAGGGCAGGAATCGAACCTGCATTTCCCGGGTAGGAGCCGAGCGCTCTGTCCATTGAGTTACAAGGAGATGTTTTTGGCCACCGCGCTGGGAGTCGAACCCAGTCAATCAGATTCAGAGTCTGATCAGAAGGCCACTTCACGCGGCAATGTTTTATGCATTTCATACCGACGAAACATCGAAATAATCATCTCTTCTGTCCAAAACACTGGAAATAGATAATCTTTCTTTGGTTGGATATTTGATCTTTTGACCTTGGGGCCGCTGTACTTGATGTAACCATAATCTTTAACAAATTCGTCCCACAACTTGAGCTGCATAATCTTTTCGAGTTCAGAAGTCATTATTCATCCCTCCGTTTTGCGCACCTGATATCAGAAGCAAGATTCATTATCTCATTGGTGATCGGTTCAGAAATATCTTTAAGATTCTTTGAAACAGCTTCTTCTAACTCTAATTTCGATGCTATAATTTGTAAACGGATTCTAAGTTCTCTGGTGTTCATTCATTCACCGCCAAATCGGAAAGAGTGTAATGAATTCTGTTATTACAATTTTAAGCTCTTCGAGAGCTTTTGGATTAGCGATGATATAAACGACATTCCCGAAAAAGCAACCAATGAAATAGAGAACACCGCCACCCAATGGAATTAATGCTTCTATCTCTTCACTCCGACAAACCCAGCCAATGAATATTACAAGGGCAAAAACATGAGTCCAAAGGAAGGCGAAATATCCGAGAAAGGCTCCGAGGATAAAAAGTATCGTAAAGAAAATATGCATTATTTCATTCCCATCGGGAACTGGGTTCTGAACCGCATCTCTGTTTCAAGTTCTTTATATTTTCTACCGTCTCCCGGTTTTATTCCGCTGATTCGATAACCGTCCTGTGTTACGTAAGAAGCATCACCGTTGACATCAAACTGAACGTTTGGAACATCTCTTCCGTCTTCCATGTTTGTTCCTCGCTTTCGTTAATTTAATTTTCGTCGCGATGGCGGGACTCGAACCCGCACGCCCTTTCGGACACCAGACTCTCATTCTGGCACGTTTCCCTAATTACATCACATCGCGATACATGACAAGACGCTCAGGGAATACCCCGATACCTTTAGTCCTGCCCTCATTATGTTACCAAACACCCAACCTCACTAATTCCGCTTCAAGATTTGAAACATTACCCCTGAACACTGAAAGGAATGATGGCATTTTCGGTGTTGTACGAAGTTTCATTTTTGCTTGTGTTGGTGTTCTATTATCTTTCTTGTTGTTGCAACTAAAGCAGGCTAATACTGTGTTCTCCCATGTTGATTTACCACCTTGTGCTCGTGGGATAATATGGTCAACAGTAACGTCCTGTCCTTGTAAATCTGACTTGCCGCAGTACTGACATGTATGATCATCTCGTAATGCAACACCCCTTTTTGTCCAAGGAACCTTTGTTTTTGATTTTCGGAAAGTTTTAATGATTGTAAGTAAACGAATAACTTTTGGTAAGAAGAAGTTCTTCGCAAGTTGTACATTCGTGTTGACTAGAACCTCGGCTTTGTCAAGGAAAACAAGACGAACCGCCTCTTTCCAATGAATCTCATTTAGCGGATTCATATCAGCATTTAATACGATGACTGGCTCAAACATAATATCTTCCTTCCGTTGTTTACTCTATTTATTCATTTTAATTCCTCCTGATATTATTCAGAGATCGCGGTGGGAGTCGAACCCACTTTTCAAGCTTGAGAAGCAAGCGGCCTAACCATTCGTAGACGACGCGATCATTAATCTTACTCTACCCTTTCTAAAACCTTCGGGTATTTTGTTACTATTTTTAATCTTCGTATTTTCTATACCGTTCGTAATCCACATTGTCCCAAACTGTGAATTACCACTACCCATCTGATGTTTTGAGTTAGTAGCGCCGATCTTTGCTTTTGTAGCATCAGTATGACGTTTGTTCTTAAATCCAATCTTTCCAATTTCAGAACAATGTTTGATGATCTTTTCTTTAAAAGCAGGATCATTTTTAAATTTATCGGAAAATGCAACAGAACCGTTCATTGCTCTTGATTTAAAAAATTTTCTGAATTCTGGATCATTCTTTAGTTTTTCTTGAAAGCCTTTCCTTGCCGCCGAGCAATCAGAACCGCCGCCCGTACCACCAATTTTCAAATTAATACACAACGGCATCTTTAAAAGATCTTCATTGATAATATCTTTCTCTCTCGCTGCTAATGATTTTCTATCAGAAAGATATTCAAGAATTTCAAATGAGCAAGCTTCTTTACCGTACTTATTGATGATGTATCTGATTCGTTTTCCTGAACCCATATAACCATCATTGAGATTGTCTGTCGAATGCATACCAATATAAAATTTACCAGATGCAATATGGGTTGTCTTGTAGATGACGTGGAACTTTCTTCTGTCTGCTCTGTCAGTTTTCATAAATACCTCCGTATAGAAGTATTTATAAAAGTATGTCAGAAATGTTAGCGGCAAGCGCAGGAAGACTCGAACTCCTAGGTACCGGTTTTGGAGGCCGGCTTGTGTCCCTTCACAAATTAACCACTGCGCCTATGTTTTAAACTTTGTGCAACCGACGGGAGTCGGACCCGCATTGTCTAGGTTGAAAGCCTAGGTTCCTACCGTTAGAAGACGATTGCATGTTATTTGTTGACTCACGTGGAACGATCAAATAATCTTCCTTACACCAATCCACTTCCACATGGATGAGACGGCACAAATTCTCAACTCCCCGCATCTGGGCGCTGTTTTTCGGTGGAAGACGAGTGCCTAAATTATCTGATAATTCCGCGTCAATCAACAAATGAAGGTGTATTTTAACAAAGAACGATGTTAATGTCAATCATTATTTTACTACAAACTAAAAAGGTTCTAGCAAAAGCTAGAACCTTGGATGAGGATTCACTTCTTGCTGTAATTATGCGCCTTTGTCATTCTCCCATGCTTTACCCACGAGTGCGCGTTCTTCAAGACCTGTGGCTAAAAGAATATTGCAATTGAGTTGTGGGGAAATTCGCTGTGACATGAGTAATCCTGGCTATCGCCGATGAACGGTGATGTAACTGTTTCTACACTTGGTAGATCAGATGTTTAAAATTTTATTTATAACAGATGTAGATTTTACTTTGATTTTCTTCCGCCAACAACTGCACCAAGAAGAACCGATGCATGTAAAAGGTCGGCGGGTGGTTGTTTCTTTTCTTTGAACCACGGCCCGAATTTGATGAGAGCCGCGACGATCAACAAGCAAGTAATGTAGATGAATAAATTCTGGTCAATCGTTTCCATTTTTATTTCTCCCATGTTGTAATTGATTATGGGTCAATTATAACAAAGGATGAACCGAATGTCAACAACTTTTTTCTTTGTTTCTTGCTTCTATTTCATAGGGGTTTTTATCATACCCATATCGAATATTATACCAAAGATACTTTATTGAAAACTTAACGATTCCATCTCGCTTCCACTGTACCTTATGACAATCTTCATGGCGGCGCAATTCATCAGTAACACCATCTTTGTTTGAAGAGTACCATGTACATTGCCCAAGCGTGAATCCGAAAATAGTGGACCCCTCTTTAGCAACCGACTTAGCAAAAATCAAGGGTATTTTTGAATTATAGATGTCCATCGAACCTCTTATTCTTCCACGCTGTTAATCAATTCTTCAACATCTTTCATCCACACATCTTCACTTTGTTGTCCGAATGAGTTGACCGGAATCATCGTTGTTTTCATCAAGTCAACCATGTGCTTGACGTTCTCTGATGCTGTCTCTTTTGCATATAGATAGAAATATCCCTTTCCCTTTGTGAGAGCTAACCCAGGATGTTTCTTTTCTAACTTCTTGTTGAATGAAATGAGTGATTCGGTTATGATAAATGTTTTGAATTTCTGCAAAGTATTTTCCTATTGACAGGTCAATGAATTCGTGTTATAATAGAACCATGTTCGCCGGAAAAAAGATAATATAGATGAGTCAATTAGTCGAAGAAATTCGGCTTTTCTTTTTTGAGGTCGGCTGTAATTTTTGAAATGATTTCTGATCTTTCTTTATTCCAGCGAGCCGCGGCCCAGACATAGTGTATGAGACCTTTCTTAACGATCTCTAGAGTACCACCATTGATCTTCTTATCACCAGCATAGCCAACCCATCGTTTGACCGTCTTATCCTTGATCGGATTGAGATCAGCATCGACACCTTCGGCCTTCAGCTTCGTGCCACGAAAATCAGCTACCCAGCAATTTCCATCTTTGATGAATTTGATCTTCTCAATTTCTCGCTTGAACATATTGTGAGCCATGTCACGATAGCGAGAGTCATTGTTGTCTTCAGCAAAATATTTCTTGAATCCTAGCATAATTAGACCACCTTAATCTCGATGACATAGAATTGCTTTTTCTGATTCTTGTCATCATGATATTTTCTTGATGTTGTCAAGTTGACACCGAAACGCTCAAAAAATATTTATTATAAACCCCGCCCTTAATCCAGTCATCAGCCAAATTTTCAAGTCGTTTTTTCTCGAAGAATGAGCAGGGGTACATAAGTTTTATCGTATCACCGCCAACAAGTTTCGCAAAACCATTGCCGCCACTCTCTGACATACCGAAGTCATCGCCCTGAAGTATTTTGAGTGCATCTTTAATACCGAAATTTTTATCTTCAGTAATCAATTCATAATGTCTTTTCATAAATCATACTTTCTTCTACCGTTCTGTGGATGAACAGTAGGGTCTGGTTTAATAGCTGACAGCGGTATAGTCTTCTTCCGTTCTTCGACATCAAAAACATCGCCGAATTTTCCACCAGCGGCTTTGGCCAACTCAATTACTTTTGCTTTTGCTGAACTACGAGAATTCGCCTCAATAGTACCATGTTGCTTTACCTTTTCGCCGTCAACATACCAATAGCTAAAAGTCTTTTCAGCTTTGCCTTCAGCAAGAACTGTTATAACCTTATCGAAGTTATTCAGCACGCTCGATCTCCTCAAGGAAAGCGTCATAAGCAGCAATAGCAGTCTTCAGTTTCCCGACGGTTCTAACGCTATAGTTCTCGTCTGTGATTTTTGCCCAACCCATGAGCGGCTTTGACTTCAGTAGGTGACCGATGCCATACATGAAGTCGGTTGCCGTAGCGCTATCATCAAACTCTTTCACCTTTGCGACTTTCTCAATGTTCCATTCTTCGTTGATCGGTGCGGGTTTAGTTCCTTCGGACTCCTTTATCAATTCATCATGTCTTTTCATATTCATATTCTCCTTAAGCGTAACGGTGGACGAGGTCTTGCCAACGAGCAACACCAGATTTTCTGATGCCGAGAGCGCCGAGGAATGTTCTCATATTGATCTGTTTATTATTGCCGCTTCCCTCTTTTTTGAGAAACTCAAGGACCTCAAGTTTCATCGCATGCTCAACATCTGGTTCGATGTGGTCGAGAAGAGTCTCAATACGCTTGAAAATATCCTTGGCCGACAATGTAATGTCAATGGTGAAAGAACGGGAGAGGAGCGCCGGCTCCATCTTCGACTGCGGAAGGTTCGAAATGAAGATAACCTGGCCGGAGAAGTCCACATAATTCGGGAGCTTTCCTTTCTTCGCCAAATCCAATTTTTCGTCCTCATCGACACCGTCAGGATCGTATGTATTCGCGTTGATCCAGGAGATACGGCGAATGGCCTTCGTGTCAAGAGCGGCCTTCAGAATGTTTCTTGCATCTGCATCCTTAAAGACGGAGTCACAGTCGTCGAATAGGATTAACTTGTTCGGACTCTTGACGAACCTAGCATACATACCGTATGCCGTAACGGAACCCGAGATGCTGAACCAATCCTCGTTTTCAACAAGACCGCTTTCTTTGATAACTTGTTCGATAACATATGTCTTACCGACACCCGCCATACCAGTGACGACCAGCGAGTTACGAAACTTGCCAGTGACGAGCGTGGTGAGGTCTTCGAGGTCCTTGAATACAATATCTGGGTCGGCGGTTGGGGTTGCATCGAGTCTCTTCTGAGCAATATCGCCGATATGAGAAACCTCGGGCTTACCGTGCTCACCGATAACCACAACGCCCCACTTTGCAAGGCTGATAGAATTATCAGTGGTGCGGTCAATAAGACCCTTCAGCGCCGGGTCTTTCGTTTTCATGTGCCGCCAACGGTTCGGAAGACCTTGCTTATAAACAGACTTGGTCGCAACTTTACCATTCACCGTCAATGTATATTCACCGCTGCCGTCGGGGGCAAGGTCGATGTAACCGGTGTCTGGAAGTTCTGCTGCCGTTTCTTCAATAGGATCAACGAGATGCATCTTCAAAGATTCCTTTAGTTTGACGGGCCCGACCTTCGGGTCCTTAATTAGTTCAACAATCGCCCCAAGAACCTGGACAATGTTCTTATCTTTGAGGTCAACATGGATCGTCGGTTTGTCCCATTTTGCATTGACGTCCCAGATGTCAACGGAGTCAATTTGGTCCGACGTATTACCACGAAGCCAGTTGATTCTAAACTGCTTCTTTGCATCGTCCCCGACAAAATAACGGAGACCGTACTTCCTCTTTCCTTCGACAGAGAACTCATCAACAACACCGAATTGGTAAAGTGTTTTGTGAAGCTGCTTTTCGAGAACTCTCTTAATGAGTTTAACGGCTCTCTCAAGTTTATCTCCAGAAAATTGGGCTTCGTTGATAATTTGCAAATAATTACTAAAGGAAAGAACTTGTCTCATATATGACCTCTCTGGTGCAGGAATTTTTAATTATTTATATTTCCTGATTCCAGAGATTTTTTAAAGTAAAATAATTAAATATCAGGTTTCTTGATCGAAGTCAAACACTAAAAGGCCCAACAGTTCAATCAAGAATCCGTTGGGCCTTTTAGTTTAGTTTAAGCAACCGGAATGAAAGTTGCCATGTCGGAATAATTGCCTTTATACTTGACGGTGTAGAACTCTCCATCGAGCATTACGAGTTCACCGTCGGTCAGCTCCTGAGCGTTGGCCCACTTGAGTGCTTCCCGCTCATAATAACTTTTATCAGAACAGATACAAGCGGAGCATTGATTGATCCATGCAACTTCTGTTTTCCTTGGAACCGACTTGTCAATTTCGATTGACTGCTCAATCTTTGCCTTAATTTCAGCAGCAACCTCAGAAGGCGTTTTATCACCGCGGGTAAATTTGTTTGTATAGTCAGCAGCAAAGAAACCCTTGATAGTAGCAACCGAACCTTTTTTCCCATTGAGGATTACGTTTTCGTTGTGCTTAAGGAATTTCATTTTTCATCTCCTGTTGGTTGTTTGATTGTTTGTTGGATAAACAATAACAAAGAAGATGATTGGTGTCAATAGAAAAAATGCACTTTTTTCATATAGATGAATTTTTATTCTCCGTCGTCCTTTTCACCGAGTTGGATGTCATAGACGATCGTTAGAACATATGGGCGCTTTGGCTGGAGTGGATCAATGACGAGGTTGGTTGACTTGATGTCGACAACAGACCCCTTCTTTGCTCGACGCTCTAACCATCGCTTGATGTTCTTCTGCATACCGTTGAGATCGGTGCATCGGAAGAATCGTATGGTCGTCATGGTGGTTTCTTACTCAGCTGGTCGCTTGAACTTCTCAATGAGAGCATCTGCTTCCGCCTCATCTGCTACCGGAAGGCACATGTTGTGGCCGACTACGTACTGCTGTTCTTTGATCGTGATCTTTCGCATCGGCCCGGATGTATCGACCTCGACGCCGTCTTGCATCTTGACTGTCATGGCTACCTCCTTATCTACAACGAACGGGTTGGGGTATATACCCGGTGCCCGCAACTGATCCAAATACTTGAACAATGGAGATGCCGATTCCCTCCTGGTCAGTTTCGCCGCGAATTGTTGCAATCGCAAACAAAAATCCGTTAAGACACTGGGTCTCAATAGCACCGGTTGTACGATCGGGGATATAAATTTTCTTCTCTTCAGCACGTGCATATCCTGATGCCAGGACTAATGCAACCATAACTGCGAACATAACATTTGTTTTCACTAGTGGCCTCCATTAGTTAAGAGTTCTTACCTTGCGGATATAGAATATCAAACTTTTGTGTGGATGTCAATAAAAATTATGCTGCCCGCTTAATTTTTTTAACAGCAGCAGAATGATACACACAACTCTTATGAAGCCATTTTGATATCTCAAGCATATTTTCGAGATCGTCAACTAGGAAAATGTTGTTATTATTTGCTATTTCTTGCAGTTTGCTTTTAACAAGTTTCCTGGAGCGATTTGATTCGACAATCTGGGCCACACTTGCACTCGGATCGTTACACAGATCATCAATCATAAAAATGAAATAGCGATGCTTGTTTGCTCGTAAAGCCGAGGCAATAGAAAATCCAATCTCCGCCAACGAACCTTGTCCAGTCGTCTCAGACGTGACGGGAAATAGAATTATATCATCTTCTATCAGATGTTTGTTTTCATCTGCAACCATGCCCGGGGACCACGTACCTTCAGCGACCTGTGGGTTAAAGAAATCAATACCATTTTTCTCATATTCATTTATAAACGGTTCGCGCCACTTGCTTGAACCACATGTACCAAAAAGACCAATCGTTATCATTTAGTTTCTCCTTTAATCATTCTTCAACGATTACATCAGGATTTAAGCGAAATTGTTCCACATCTTCGGCAACTAAAAGATCATCTGCAATTGCACTGTGTGTTACTTTCCTCCCATCAAATCTTCTATAGCGTTTACGAGCCGGTTCAATTACTACTAAGGGTGTTGACATAAGTTCTCCTTGTTAATTGTTTAATTAGATACTATGAAGGGTCTGTTAGTTTAATGATAAACAATTAACAGACCCTTCATAAATGGTTGACGATGAAGTCCAGAATCGAACTGGAACCTGCTGCCGTCAGGGCAGCCGTGCGTCCATACACTACATTCATCTAATAGACAAGCTGCCCGCGAAGCAGAACACCCAAACAGACTATAATGTCACTCCCTGGGTTAGGAGTCTCGAGATGTTTAAACCGCGAAGTTATTTACACCATCTCCGTGGTCAATTGAAAAAATTCTAAAGAAGTCACTATCACCGATATCAGTACCAGTATCTTGTGGATGACGGGTCATGAAGTAACGCGAAATCAACATAAAGTGTTCCTGGAATGTATCTGGATCAACCGCTGTTGCAATAAGATTAGAATAAGGCGAATAAATCAAACCACAATCGCCCGTGCAATCTTTCTCCCCCATATATCCAATTAGCACATAATGATCTGTGCTATAAAAATCGCACATTAGTGGCAACGTACCAACTTTACCGACATAATAGGGATTCTCTTCGTCTGGCTTTGTTTTTGTGTGGAGTGGGTTTGTGAGTAGCAGAGCGCATGTTGACGAATCGGCTAAAACAAACATCTTTCTTGGCTTGCGGATTGCTCTTACGATTTGTTCCGCAGCATTGTAAATGTTGGTATAGATATCACTAGCAACGGCCATGATGTCGCCCTGAATACCATATGAATTGAGTAGAACAACATCATTCATTGGTGTGGCAATATCACGAAGATAAGCAATCGTCTCAATATCAATTTCTTGCTTGATTTCGGTTGAAAGTGTTTTGCCTGCTAGTTCGGTTCCCTCTACACCAAAGTAAGCCATATAATCTTGAAGCTTTTCTTTAGTGAATTTACTTTTGATTTTGCGGGACTTAACTTCTTTCAAGATTGTGCGAACTTCAAATTCAACATTCTTAACGAGTGAATTGTCGTCAAGGAACGGACCAGAATAATTCTTAAACACCTTCTTGATCGATGTTCTGTTAACAGATGAATAGGTAACAGTACGAACATCCGGGACTTCTACTGTTCCGATGTCGGTTGTGTTGGTGACCAAAATTTTCGGAACGGCATTATCAACGATATCGATTCTTACAAGAAGGAATGTACCTTCTTTAAAGATGACCTCGGCAACAGCACCAGCCGCTGAAAATGTCAATGAATCGCCAACGGCAATACCAGTCGTATCATCGAGAGCAATGATTCTACTCGTCTCAAGATGAATACCATCTGATAAAGATTTATCACCGGTGTAAATTGAGTACAGCGCCGCAATTTTTGCAGACGGAGACTTTGTTGGCTGCACATCAGCGATCTGGGTGATGAGCATTTCATTATAAAGATGATTGAGGAGCGGATAGATAAGTGGTTCCCAAGGAGCCATCGCAGTAGAACCGCTTGATTCTTTGAGAGAATTATCTTTAAGAGTCTCAACTATTAATTTGTGATTCTGATTTTCCATGAATGTACCCCTTGTTGAAGTTTAAATTTATTTATCAACAAGGGAACTTCAGTATATGTGTTTTACTTTTTAAAATTCTTTCGTCATAAAGATTTCAATTATCATCGCATCAATCGCGCCGCGACTAACAATATTGAGTGAAAACGAATCACCATGACACGTGACAGCGCCACCATCGCCGAAAGATACGAATCCTGCGCTCAGTGGTTTATAGTGCGGAAATTTTTTCGTGAATGTTTCTGCAATGTCAGAGTGCTGTAATATCGAAGGAAAAAGAATCGGCACCTCGGCGTCAATCTTTGAATCAAACACAATATACTTCGTCTTAAGCATCAGTGACAATCCTTTCTAAAGCATGTCTTTCAATTTTGCCTTGTTTTCATTTTTAACCTTTTGCATGCACTCCGCACACCCGTTTTCAAACACGGTTATCTTCTTATCAGGGCTCATACATCGGCACTGACTAATGATTTTACCACAGGAACACTTATTTGTATAATGTTCGCCCAAGATGATTCTCCTTAATCCATGTCGTCAAGCAAATCGCTGCAACCGTAGAGTTTATTATCGAAGATGTATTCTGTCACTGCTGGGTAAAGTCTTTCATCAAAGAATCCTTGGTGAAATCCCCCCTTAAATCCAGCCCGGATTTCTGTTGAGGACAGTTCCATAATGTTTTCGCCGGCAAGAAAGACATGAGGCGCGGAAAGATACCAAGGGTTACGTGATACATCAACCGTCTCCCCTTTTCTTGGGGCCACAACGAAACGAACTCGTTTCTCCAATTCTTCCCACTGAAACCAATCTTCAGCATGGTTCGCATTATCCATACCCATGATGAATGCGAACCGATATGTATCTTTATACAGCGGGTCTTCATTCAGTGTATTCATGAAGTGAAGCGTTGTCCCACCGAACTTATTGGCTATTTCATAATCGAACACTTTGATTCGTGGATCATCAATGGCGAGTTCACACATCCGAAGACGATGTTCAGCATTTTCCATCTTTTTACCGTACACAGATTTGTAGCAGGGGCACAACCAAACTTCATCAAATTCCTTGGCGGCCTTAAGAACTGTTTTTGCCACTTGAATATGGCCAAGATGAATCGGGTCAAAAGCACCACCCATTAATGCGACGTTGATTTTCCTCCCCATTGATTTGTATTGGACGCGACGATTCTTTATCTTTTCCCAGTTCTCTTGAAGCAGAACTTCAACAGAGACACCCAACTCTTCAGCTGCAACAAAACACGAGGCAATGATATCACCCAGTTCTTCCCTGAAGTTTTTGATGTCGGTGAAGCGACTAAGTTCAATCGCTTCACCGAGGATATCATTGACTCTGGTTTTTATTGATGATCGGCCGAATGCTTCTTTGAAAACCTCAGCAGTGTGAGCTGATAAATGATCAACATTCTTCATTGATTTCTTGTCCTTGATTTTTATCATGTCCGGCCAACTGATCTTCTAATTTTGCAATCAAGAAGGCCACGAGTTCTAGTCGGCGCCGGCCGTATTCACCCGACCACATATCGTTGGCGCCCATTGTCGGTCGAGGAACAGGATACGAAACACTGCCACTATGTTTACCCCACCCGCATGCATAAATTCCAACGAATGGATATGCATATTTACCGCTGATGTCGGAAAGATTAGAGCAAATCCCTGTAAATTTGTGCACTATCCTACCATCACGAATCTCTTTCAAACCGTCCAGGAAATTTTGCTTCTGATCATCTGTGAAAATCATAAATACTCCGATTTGGTTAGTTAGATCATTTCAAAATGAAAATGCGGCTGAACACAATGAAAAATGTTCAGCCGCATTTTCATTTGGATTAAACGCCGGTAGAAACCTGGGGGTTGAGAAGATTGGCCAAGGAGAGTTTCATGTTACGACCCTCGGCGATGGTGTTGGCGAGGTCGAAGTTTTCGCCTTCGATTTTTGCGGCGAATTTCTCGAATTCAATCCGGGCGGCGGCGAGAGCTTTGTTGTTTTCTTCGATCAGCGTCTCGGTTTCTTTGATGCCGAGGTCAAGTTCACGGAGCTTGAGTTTGAAGTCGGCGAGGACATCAGCGATACGAGCTTTACCGGTTTTCTGTTTGACCAAAAAGGATGTAAATTTCATGATTTGTTGCCTTTCGTTTGTTGGTTGATTGGATTATGTAACCCCTTATTAGGTTACATTAAAGTGGATGAGTGAGTTAGAATCAAACTAACGACCTCCGCCCGAATGGCGGTACTCTATCACTGAGCTATCACCCAATAAAATTTGGTGCGGTGGACAGGAGTCGAACCTGCATCTTCCGCTCTTATGCGGCTGATCTACCAATTTATCTACACCGCGAGACGATGCCGCCGACGTACTTCCATAAAGGGGCGGACCTCGATAGAAATATCATCCATCGTCTTTTTCAAAAACTTTGCGTGTCATAAAGGATTCGAGCCTTTGTTTCTCCATGCGGAATTACGGCAACCGTTAAATGTGGGAATCGAACCCAGCGCCAACCCAGGTGGATTGTCCTTTCCTATAGACGAATGACACGTTATAAACAAACTTCTAGTAGAGCGAGTTTAAATCGGAAGGGCGTCGGCCGTTCGCGAATCAAACTCAAACCCCACCTTAAGATCAATTCCGTATTGTGAAAGCCATTATAATTCATCCTTATGAAGATGTAAATGGTTAATTTACATTGGAAGCAATTTAAATTTCTTGATTTCCAAATTTACACCGTAAGAACCTGCTGCTTTCACTGCGGCACCGGGACTCTTGTCCCATACTCTTCGGTTAGTGCCGCTTTGGAACCAAGATTTACATTTATGATCCCAGATCTTATAAACGAACTCTTCATTCATTTTAATAAGTCCTCCCAATTGTTAAATGGAATTTCCAATCACTCGGTCGCCCTGCTTCATCTCGCATCATCTTGAGAAACGGTGCATCAACTTCAACGAACCAGTAATGATCCGGGCGATCCCAACCTGTAGTATCTCCGCTACGACGCACATCATGCTTATATCGAAAGTCAACGATTTCTCCATCATACTTTTTCCAGAACTCACCAACATTCTCTCCGCGGAAAATCGAAACATGCGCATCCCAAGAAGGCTGGTACAAATCAATACCCATCATCCGTTTAACCCACCAACGATAGTAGCGGGTGATTTCTTTGTCTACATTAAGGACACACCAATGCTCCGTCTTCTTTTTCATTTCTCCACGAAATGGATCATAGATGATTTTTCCTGTGCCCGGATGCCACATTTTCTAAACTCTCTTTGTTCAATTTGTATCAGAGTATTAAATCAAATTTCATCATTAATGTCAACAACATTTTTCTTTACAGTGCATTTCTTAGTGACATCATGCTTAATTACAGCATTGCACAATTCCCTAGAATTACATACACCTAGAAGTTCACAATCAAGACAACAGTCTGTCTTGTTATTTTCACATCTTGAACCATGACACTTCATATGTTATTTCTTTTTCGATTGTTTATCATAATCTATTCGAGTATGATAGATACCGTCAAGTTCTCTGACGAGTTTCAATTGGACCTGCCGCAAGATACCGACCCGCATTTGGTCAAGTTGTTTGTCATCTCTCAATCGCTCAATGGTCTCCCTGACAACGTCGGTCCTGGCAATGGGCTCTAACATTCTATCAGCCCGGCCGCATGAAGTTGCCTCTACGGCATCGGTAATCATGAGGATGCTGGAGTATTCACAATCGGGTTTGGGGCACTTATAGCGGAATTTGTCAATTGCCTTAGATTCTGTTTTGTTGCAGATGGCCATGAGCGGAGAGTCGCCGTGATGTTTAGCGATGACTTGGAGAACTTCCCTTGGCATATCTGTTTGTGTTAAAAGAATCATAACACTGTCAGATACGTGCCTTGTTAGTATTTGATAGGAGATGTGTGGTTCGAGGTTATCGTGGGGATTTTCTTCTTCTTGATTTTCGGTGAAATAATGTGGGTTGATGATTTTACCGATGTCATGATACATTGCACAGACCTTCATAAATGTCTGGTCAAGACCAAGGTCAGCGGCAATAGCTTCAGCAAGAGTCGAGACATTCTGACAATGCCTGAATGTACCCGGGGCAGCAGCTTTGAATCTTCCTAGTAAAGGATAATCAGATTCGAGATATTGCTTTAAATTTTCACTGTTGAATTCATTCATTATTTGTTTCACCTTCGTTTGTTTTTGTATCAACGATGTACCGTTTTATGCATCTTTGTAATCAAAACCCGGCGGCGAGGAAGGGAATCGAACCCTTAAACCGATTCATCATCGGCTGGCTGCTTTCCAAGCAGCTGACCTACCGTTAGTCAACCACGCCAAATCTTTTTATTATAGTCTTTAGCTATTACTTGATGTATCTGGTCTTGCTTGTGGTCACATCTGATAGTATGGAATGATATAACAATCATGCCGCATTCTATGATGGGTTCTGCATCATTTCTTTTATTTTGGTTTTTGCTTTCGTAAGTACGATCATCAACTCATCAAGCTCCCAGGGACTTAATGAAACCATGCTTGGGTCTTCCTTGTCAAGACCTTGACATATCTGAACCATTAATGCGGACGGACTGTTAACCGGCCTCATTTTTCGCTCTATTCGGTTTAGTTCAACCCAGGTCATATCGTCATGACCTATTTTTTCTGTTAGATGATTTGTTATATTTGGATGTGTCATATCTGTTCCTTTCATCAGGCTCATGGGTTGGTTTCGAGGCCAACATCTCCCTTTTATGAAAGGGTATCCTATTGTTAAACGACCATGAGGAGCAAATTATATCATTATTCGGCACTCGTGTCAATCTTTAATTTCTTTAAATCGGAAATAAGATCGGCCTTTGAATAAGCTTTCCCGACCCAGATCAGATCTGCATAGGTAGCATTTGCTTCGAGCTTTTTAAGAATTTCATTCAACAGTTCTTCGTTCATAATTTTCTCCACGTGTTGATTGTATAATAAAAGTTGCATCAAGATTATCAATGCAACTTCTAAGAATCATTTTATGTATTTACTCTATTGGAACTCTTCCGCTTCCACCGCATACACGACACGTTCCGATGAAGGATTCGAATGGCGGAGTATATTCGTTCTGCTGTGTCTTACCGGCACCGTTACAATTCGGACAAGTTTTAACTTTGATTTTAATCGTCATTGTTTCGGCCATGATAATCTCCCGGGCTGTATAAATGGTCAAGAGGAAGATGAAGTAATCGAAACCTCGTGTTTTACCACGGCATAGCGTTCGAAGCTAATTTGCCACCTTGGCGCCACCTTCCTTATTTCAATTCTTCAAGAAAATCTAAATCAACTTCACCTCTATCTAAGACAAGATCAATGTCATCCCAGTTATGAGTCCATATTAATTTAGGATGCAACCAATCAGCGACACTGATTGTCTTTTCTTTGTGATTCACCGTGACATGCGGCAATGGCATCCATGTTACATGATCAAGAAAACTTACAAGAATCGCTTTTGGTGTTCTTTGTATAATTTTGTCATACGAAACTTTTACTGGCATCTTTAATCTTTACGACTGCCCGGCGGATAAACCTTTTTCGGATCAGCCGTCTTCATTTCCATTTTAATGTCTTTGTCTGCATCAATGAAAGAAAGTAATTCTTTCTCCGTCTTAAAGTAAACTCGATTGGAGAAGTATGAAATTCCGTATGGCCCGCCCGGAGCATTACTAACGCTCACGTTGAATTGCTTTTTATCTTTTGTGTAGTAAAGAGCACCACCATGATTCTCGGCTGTACCCCACTTGTCTTTATCTTTATGCGAACCTCTGAAGCCGTACTTTGTTTTAGTAAGGAGTTTTGTTAACATTTCGCTAAAATCATCAGCGGTGAATTTACCAGCGGATTCTTTTATAAACTCGCTAAATTTTTTGATTGTCATCTGTATAACTCCTTATGTGAATACCATCTTTAAAGTGCATATACGGTATTTATAAAGATGACATGTCTTGGAGGAAAGTAGAGGAATCAAACCCCGATGCTATTAACACCCCCTGGTGTTCAAAACCAGTTTGCCGTCTTGGCGGTACCTTCCATATGTTTTACGAGTTCATGCCCTTCTGCTGACCGATGTCCCATGCATAGTGCTGGGTGTATTGGTTCCAGAAGTCATAAGGGTTTTTTGTTATTCCTTGTTTCCCGGCAGTAACACCCTCATCATATTCGGGTGATAGATGTAATGCCATCGCTGTTCCCTTTGGAACTAGGGCACTTCTTCTACTCATTGTTTATTTCTTTCTTTAACATGCCAACGGATTATTGAAGATGTCCCAAATTTTAAGAGCATCATCTTTTATCATATTAGATGCATGTCTTTCACATTTGGTACATTTGATTTTCCATTCATAACCGCCAGGCGAATTTTGAAATTTGATGCGAGCTTCTGATCCACACCCACACCTCAATTGTTTAATTTCCTTTGACCATAGCTTCATTAAATTCTTTCCATTCTTTTGTTAGAAACAAGTCAATATAATAAAGACCCGGTTCATAGCTTGCATATGAAACGTAATTAACCTGCTTATAGATTTTCTCTTCGCGGCCAGTTGGTACATAATGTTCGTACTTCATCAACGAACTCATATTATTGATTCGCCAACGTTGATCATATGGAACTGACAATTCGCATCTTATCGATGATTCGCCGAATTCAACATAAGGACCGTGTGCGCCAACAACAAGACGAACATAATCACCCGTAAGTAATGTTCCGTCTATTAGATGAAATTTTCTATTTTGTGACGGCAACCAATTGACGAAATCATGTAAGAGAATTTGCATTCTTCGGATACGATCTCGACCTAATGTTTTTGGGATATGCCATCCTCTGTCTTCTAACTGTTGACGATAAGCAGTAATCTCTTTTTCTATTTCATTCATTGTTAACCCGAGTGGCGATAGGCAGAATCGAACTGCCCCCGCGGACTTATGAAATCCATGGTCATAACCATACATACCGCCAAATTACCAACGACATCCTTTCGGACATACCGGACGATTTACTTTTGTTCTCCAAACTCGCTCAAAACATTTAGGACAGAATCCAAATGATGTGATGATTAGATTCTTGTAATATTTGAGCTGCGATTTAAATCTTGGATATTTAAAATTCATTAGTTTACCTTTCTTTGTGTGGAGGGAAGTATGGGGTTCGAACCCATGCTCGCCGGGTCACGGCCGACGCGACTACCATTATCTTAACGACCCATTAATCAAGATTCTTTTAATACTTCAAGATGCTTACGAATATACCGCATGAACAACATCGCCTTTTCTTCAGCGGGGAATGTTGCCTCACCGCAATCTTCAATCGGTACAGGGAACTCGAAGTTCTTATCAATGACTTCATAGTAAAGATTACCAGCCCGATAGCGAACAAAACGAACGACTGTCCCTTTAACTAAATCTTTAATATTCAATTCACTCATCTTTGAAATATCCTTCCGTGTCGCTCATTGCATCGCTATAGCCGCTCCAATTGTCAACACCATATACTTCAAGACGATCAAGGGTATCAGCACTCTTCAGTAGGCTGTTATATTCTTTCTCAGTGATGGTTACCATTTTTTCTTCTGTTGGTTGAGACATTGAAGTCTCCTTTCATTACGTGGTGGTTCTAGGACGGAATTGAACCTCTTGCCCATACGGGGAATGTTCTACAGACATCCGGCAGCACCAGCTACCCTTACTTGCAAGAACCATAAGTTATATTACTTCCAACCGTAAAGATCTTTTCCCTGGTACATCCAACGGTGTACCTTCTTTTCGTCGTGTAGTCGACGTGATCTTTCCTGTGCAGCTCCGAAGTGATGATAGAAAATTCGTTCTTCGTCAAACTCAATTATTGATATCTCCGGCATCATTCTTTCCTTTACTTAATATGGTGGCCCGCGTTGGAATCGAACCAACATTCCCGGAGACAGTGTCCTCAGAGTCGCGACTAAGAGTTATGATATACCGACATACGTTTCGACATACCACAAGAAACACCATCCACATGGTCTTAACCGATTAGATGAGCAGGCCGTGCTTTAATTTTTGGTGTACGTAACAGGAGTCGAACCTGTTCAGCATTAAGCAACTGGGTTACAGCCAGTCCCGGCTCTCCAACTCCGGCGTACGCACATATAATTTTTATCCGTTGGTCGTTGGTCCATAACAAATCGGACAAATGACAGTCTTGTTATGATGACCGACTTTAAGCCGAAATGAACCGTGTACTTTACAAATTCGTTTGACTTCTATCTTCATTATTCATTCTCCTAATTGGTCGAGTCTCGGGGTTTCGATCCCCGCTCTACTGCTTTTCAGACAGTTGCTTTCACCAGATTAGCTTAGACCCGATTGTGTTGTGCTTTATCCAACTATTGATTTGAATGCCCATGCAAATGTTAAAACACCCACGAGAATAATGATAAATTGAACTGCTCTATATTGATGTTTCATTACTTCTTATCCGTTGCATCGAGTTTTCTCTTTTGATATTTCCCGCAACATTTACATGTGCGATCCTCATATACAGATGTACGAATAATCGTTTCCCACCCAAAATGAAGTGGTACTGTTGTAGAAAACTTTGACCACTTCTCCCAGTCATGGAAGAGGCGCCCTTCAAGACAACGGGCAAAGACTTTAAATATTCCTCTGAGTTTCATTCGTTTATTCCTTTTCTTTATGAGCGAGAATGACGGGATTCGAACCCGCGCTACAGGAGTGACAATCCTGCGTGCTAACCGCTAACACTACATCCCCGTGTAAATTTTAATCTGCCTCTTTAAGAAAGACCACAACTATTTCTGCGGCCAATCCTGTAGCAAATGATCCCGATTCTTCATGACGAATCTCAAACGGTGATTCGCATTCGATGATCCAACCATGTCTTGCTAAAAGTTCTTCGGTCATTTGTTTACCTCATTTGAAAAATTGGTCTATGTGGAGAGATTTGAACTCCCGTCCTCCTGCGTCCAAGGCAGGCCGTCTACCAGGCTGACTTACACATAGATGATGAACATTAGCGAGCGCGACGGGATTCGAACCCGCAACAGTCTGATAGACAGTCAGACATCATTACCATTTGAAACCGTGCCCGTACTTTTTTCTTCCGTTCAATCAATGGTGAAGTATTATACAAAATCTTCCTCACTTTGTCAAACAAAATCTTCACAGTACATCATTTTTATTTCAAAGAACTTGGTCGGGATGACAGGATTCGAACCTGCATGGCCTCCGCCCCAAACGGAGTGACTGACCGTTAGCCTACATCCCGATATTTTAAAACTAAAAAAGGAGCCTACCGATAAGATAGGCTCCCTTGAAATGGGGAAGGACTCTATACTTAAAGGTTAATCGGTGCTTACACCATAATCCACAGGCGACATCGGATAATCAGAGTCGCTAAAAGCAAAATCAAAATGTGGGGATGAATGTGTAAACATGATAAGACCTCTTGTAGTTTTTGTCCGTTTAAGTTATTTATAAAAGCACTCTGGTTTTTAGCCAATTTCGTTGTAGGCAATGCCCTGTTCATCGAGGAAATCTTCGATAGCTTGCTTCTGTTCATCGTTCTCATCATCCAATTCGATCTCGTAAATTACAATTCCCATATAGTATGTCCTCCTTTCGTTTATTTTTATTCCTGTAAAAGTCTGCGGTGAAGAATCTTGAATTCTTCGTCTTTGTTTAATCCTTCGAGTGCCGCCAACACTCTTTCTTCTAAACCATAACCACTTCTTGTATAAAATATGACAGCGGCTAAGGTGTTAACTTCTTTACTATTCTTGATGATGTTGGTGGTGATATTCTTTATCGTTTCACCACTACAACAGAAATCATCGATGATGATGTACCGCCCCCGGAGTCGACCAACATCACCCCCCGAATGACTTGATTTTTTGTCTTCATCTTTACGAATGACATAGATGTTTTTATCCAAGAGGTGTGCCAAAACAAATCCTAATGCCATACCAGAAACACCCCGACACACAATAGTGTCAAATTTAATTCCGCTGAGTAATTTCTCACAATCTATAATAGTCTTCTTCCGTTGACTTGGATCAATTGCCTCTTTGAAATAACTTGCCATGGTTTGTCTCCTCGGTGTTTTTATTCAATGAGGAGATTTTAATACAAAGCGATGATCAAGTCAATATTAAAATTCATCGCCTTACATTTTTATATTCTTCCTTTATAACGAACCTTACATCTTTTACATGTAGCCGACTGGGTTGATTCACGCCCAACATAAGCAAGTTCGCTTAACCGCCAGGACCAACGATGCCATCCGATGAAACAAAGAAATTTTCCCATTCATTCTCCTCTTGATTTCTGAAGTATTGCATATGCTTTGTTCCGAAGGTCCGCCTTAATAGCGTTGATCCTTTTTCTTTCGGCGCGTTCAGCGATAAGAATTTGCTTTTCATCACCTATCCCATCAACAATCTTTTCACAACGTAGACATATCTTAGTGGTGTAAACAAAACGAGACTTGCCACTACCCCTACAGAGTTTCACCCAGTTTCCAGTCTCGTCATGTATGATGTCTTCCAGTATTTTAAAACCGTGTCTCTGTTTAACAACAACGTATTTATGAATTCCGAATTTACACCAATTCATGATTATCTCCTTCAAGAAAGTTTATGCGTCAGAATCCTTTATCAGATAGCGATTAGATATCGCCTTGAAGCTTAATATCTTACCATAATAATTATTGAATGATTTATGAAAACCGCGGATAACGATACCCTCCCGCTCGTTTGTCGTTCCTTCATATTTCGATTCGGCCAATTTAAGAAGGTCATCCATACTATATTCGAATGAATCACCGATTTTAAACAGCGGTACGCGCTTCAAATTGAGGGCATTACAGACAACACCCATATCGTGGTAATCGTAATACCGCTTCTGGGTTTTATCAAAGACATTGAAGACAAACATATCGATGGCTTTCAACCCAAGACGATTTTTCTGTATGCCCGGGCCGCAGATTTCCCCCTGGATGACAAGATGACTAAATTCTTTATCTAACATGATTTCATCAAGACGATATTTTTTAGCAATATTCCAATAAACATTACCGCCTTCTTTAATCATCAAATTCCTGGAACAAGCAAAGAACCCATCTTCATCAATACCATAGGTTCCTGACGTACCATCACACTTGACGGTAATCTCATACGGCTTCCCGGTGATTCGTTCAATAAGACTTGGGTCAGATTGAACTCGTGTCTCGTCGGTCCTTGGGAGAATATGATCGGGGAATGATCCCTTGGCGTCACCGTTCTCAAATGTGATCGGTGGTTCATACTTATTTATCCCGAGAGCATCGGTGAAGTCAATTCCTTCCATGAGGTTGAGATACTCGCATGTGCCATCATTCTCGGACCTGGCCATACAGAAATGTCCGTTGTCATTCTCCATCAACCATCCATTGTCTTCAAGGATTTCTCGCACAACCGGAAATGGGATGACATAACCCTGGGAGATCTGCCCGCGGAGTTTCATTGTGCGGATGCGACCCTTACAATTTTCAAGCTCAGGAAACCGATCAAGTGGAAGTACAGAGTCAATCTCGCAATAGATGACTAGATCACCTTCCCGATGATATCCCTTTCCAACAACACAATCCCAACCAAGAACCTTTGCAACCTCTATACGATCGGCGTTAGGAATTGGGCGTAAACTTTCAATCCTTTGAAGCGAGGCTAACTTTCTCATTCGTTTCTCCTTTTCTGTATTCAAACAAGTCATCATGTTTGCCCTGTAATGAAAACAGCGCATCATCTCGTTGTTCTATCGTTTTATAACTTTTCCACTTTTTCCATTCACCCCATGATTTAAACACCGGGCGAGTCATCTTCCACTCGATTGTGAATGGTTTCTTTATCTTTGCCCGACTTTTACGGTGTTTTGGAATCTCTTCATCATTCATCACGGTACCTCACTCAAACGGATATTCTTGCCCCTGACTTCCGTCAGGAAAGATTCGCCAATAACAACTTCGCCAATATGCACCATTATTCCCGCCGTTATCAACCTCGTGATTTGGACACCAAAATTGATATTCTTGGTGTTTATGTCCTCTTGGTAGACGATCGTAATAGGCACCGCACCCCCTACATCGATGTAATCTAAATTTGAAAGTCGGTATCTTAAACCAACTCTTGAGAAATCCGAACATCATTTCACCGGCTCCTTGTTATACTTTTTAAGAAATCCGTATAGTGCACAAGCAAATCTCTCGGGGTGGATGAACCAATTAATTTTGTTGTCTATGGATGAGCAACAATCATATAGGATTTCATATTCAAAGTCAACCCACCATTCTTGTTCCTGTGCCCACACCCAAAGTTTCCCGAAGCCGGGCCATGTATCATAATACTTTTTATTTGCCAAACTTGGATTAACCGTGCTCGCTCCACATTTTAAACATTTCGTCGGTTCAATGAGGAGCTTATTGGGATAGTACTCGTGCCAACATTCGCCCATCATCTCTGTTAGGAATCTGTTAATCCCGTCGAATTCCATGTTATACCGCCATGACATAGTAAGATACGACCGCGAGCAAGAAGTTGACAATCATATGAAGCCACTGATCAATCTTAATCTGCATCCACCACAGAGAATCCATTTCTCGATCGCCAATCATCTTGACTTTCTTCATGAGCCACTTAACAGCTTTGCGATCATCAATCATAAAGTGAGTTCCGAACAGCGTCAACCAAATACAGAGACCCCACCACGTGCAGTAACCGAACAAGCTGATTAGAACATATGTCAGCGCCGAATACTTGAATGCATGTCGTGCACGAATCCTCCAGTTATCAAATTTGCCTAGGCCTTCTTCAGCGGTTTGGTAAATCCAGTCAAATGCCATAGACATGTAAAGCAGGATGAATAGTGTCGTGTCAATATGAAGACTTGTCATTTAACCCTTCTTTCTGAAGTTGTTGCAGTATTTCCCATACTGCTCGTAATACCAATAGCGGCCATAGCGAATGTTTGATTCTTTCAACATATGCGATTTCCACTCATGAAATGGCAACATCATTGTCTCTTCCTCTTCCGCTTTCTTTCAATTGAATCTTTTGATGATATGTAGAAATCAGGAGCTTTATGTTCAACCCACTCGATGAATTTTTGAATGTCAGGGTGTTCTTTGATTCTTTCCCATGTATGATAGTAGTTATGGAGTTCTCTCCCAATCTCGTTCCCAAATACTCACTACATTAAAGCCCTCCTGTTTAAAGGAGTTTTCATATTCTATTGTTTCTTTATAAAGTATCCCAGCCGTCTTACCAACACGCATATTGAGGAAGTCTGATTCATAAACTTCTGGGTTACCATGCCAATAATCACCATGAAAAAGATAAATCGTATTCGTGTTCGGATCAAAACCATCGACGATCCTAACCCTATCATTTATTGTAAATTTTACTTGTCTATGACCTTTATCAAATGGTATGCCGATCTCGGACAACCAAATATCTTCTTTTTTCTGTTCACATATAAAACACCCAACCCGCAAATGATCCTTTGGTGTTATTTCTATTATTCCATGTTGTTCGCATATCAACTGAATCGATGTATTGCAGTCTTTATATTCAACCAACTCATATGAAAATTTAGTCAAAAATTTCTTTCTTGACGCCTTAATGAAATTAGTTAATCTAAAATTTTTATTTTCTTCAACCGAGCATTTTTTACATCCACCACTATCAAATTGAAGATGGTGTTGCGCCTTATTTAATTTAAATTTTCCATGTTTTTTACAAACTAAAATTATTGGTTTAGTGATCCCCTCGTAATTTTCTATTTGTGTATAATCAAAAGATGAAAACTTCAGTTTCCCCCTATTGATAAATTCTTGTTTATCTAAAGCGCGATTCTTTGATTGTTTAAGTTGTCCGCAGTGCGGACAATCCCAACGTCTTTCTATATGATGTCTTGCTATCTGTTTGAAATCACCGTGTTCTTTACACCCAATCGAAACGTGTCCACACCAACTATAATAATTATCTTTGTTATACGAATACTTGTCACCGTGAACTTCAATTGCCCGTTTTTTAAAAGTTTCAAATGTAATCTTTTCCATACATACCTCCATTTGTCATCTATAAAATTATTTATAAAATGACATACAGAAGTATGATAAATCTTATGGTATCAAGTGTTTTGGAAATTTAATTTACATGTATCTTTCGGTGACAGATCTTATGGAGGGGGCTCTTAATCTTTCCTCCAAACGTCTTCGGTAGCAGGTGATGACGGTCAATCAATCTACCAAGGGTTCGGGCGCATATAGGACATTTTTCTTCATTCATGATCAATAGACCTTAAAGAAAAAATCAGGGTGGCAACCTACACCACCCTGATTTTTGTTTGCGACGTGATGTTGATTTTTACTTTCGGAGCTTCATACCGTTTTCAACACCGGTCTTCTGGGCTTCGACGGCCATGCCCGACTTGATGACTTTCATGTCATCCATGTTGATCTTCGGAAAACCGAACAGACCTTTGAGGACGAAGTTGTTGGGAAACGTATCAAGCATCGTTTCGTATTGAGCTTTCATATCAAGCAACTTCTTCTGTTCGTTTTCAAAGGCATTACGGCCGGCGACGATCTCTGTTTGAATATTTGCATAGAGAGAAGAATCGAAATCGATGTTGCGTTCTTTGAGCCACAACATTGCCTGCTCGGAACCATTCGGGCCGTACGTTCCGCTGATTGCCCCCTTCAGAACATCGCCGTAGTCAGCTTTGTACATTTCGGGAATTTGCGCCATCTCGACGATCTTGTTGCTGTACTGCGAGAGGTTGTTCAGCTTCTGTTCGTTCTGTGCAAAGAGGCGTTTCTCGGTTCCGGTGGCGGTGTTGTAGGCGCCGATGAGTTTGCCGGCCATAAGTACGCCGACACAGGTAAGAGCTCCAACAATGCACAGGGCGATGATAGTACCTTTTTTCATTTGTGTTCCTTTCGTTCTCTGTTTGGGGTTGATGTTACCAGCGACGTTTCATATCGCCAGAAGTCTTGTTCCATGTTTTTCGTTCAGTGCCGAAAACATCATTTTTGTAGAAGAAGAATGTTAATCCAATACTACCTCCGATCGAAACGATTGCTGCCAAAATAAGGACCCATGTTGGTGGTTCAATGTTATCTTTTAGATATTCATAATCCTCCATGTTCATTTTTTTGTAGTGCTTTTCGATGTTCGCTTTCATTACGGCTGGTGCTAATTGAACGGTATCTTCATTCAGCTCTTTGAACTTTTCGAGATTGGCTCGGAGATTTGCCTTAAGATGTTCATTATCCCATGACATAATCCTAACCCAGTCGATCTTCGGATAATTTGGAACACCGAAAACAACAACCACATCATTCTTCTTGCCGCCCACCCATTCTTTTTCGAGTGCGTGGATGTACGCTGAATTGTTTGACTTGACGAAAATCGTTGACAGATTGACCTTTTTCTTCGGACCTAACTTCTTGTTGATGTCGTTGATTGCAGAGTTCCATTCTTTAAAATCTTTTAGTGGAACACCCATCGAAACAACACTGTCTTTTCGATAATAGTCATAAATTTTATCAGGATATGGCGGGATCAGCCCAGCAAATTCTTCGGTACTAAACTCTGAATCATTAAACAGTGAACCGGATGATGCCCTGATGTAATTTGTATATGTTCGAGACGAGGAGAACGGATCACCAATCCTTGCAGCCGTCCATCGGGGTGGTTCTTTTACTCCTCTTTCATCAATTCGGTTAATCCTTACACCGATTCCGGTTGATGCGTACACATTCCAATCGAAGTCATTGTCATGATCATAACAGGTTTGGCAGGTTGTAATTGAACCGCCTTTCGAGTCGGTCGGTATCGTGACACAGTTACATTGGTATGAATGTTCACATGAAACCGTTTCTCGCGTTTTCTCGACAACCTCATCATTCCAAACTTCCGTATCAGTCATCGCCGAGGAACGACCCATGGCAACAATGCCGACACAAACAACAGTGATGATGACGAGCTGTAGGCCGAGTTCTTTCCAACAAATCTTGTGGGGCCAAATCATTTTTGTAATCCAGGCCCAGATGATTGGAAACAAGAGGATCAGATAAATCATTGATGTTTTCTCCTAACTTGATTTATGTTCCGTTAATTGTCAGAGTAAAATATCAAAGAATGCGGTGAATGTAAATAGAAAAATGCACCATGATGTAATTTATGTTATCGAAGATAAATGGAGCTATCATCTTGATATCCGCACGTCGGACACGCCATGATACACACCCTCCCAATATAAATTTCGGTGTCACCGTTTGAACAATAAGGGTCTTTGCATGTAGAGAATTCTTCAAGTTCAATGTTGCAGTTTGGGCACGTCATTTCTTTTCCTTTATAATGTTGGGCTTGCTCGGAAATGTTGTCTTAATTGACCTTTAATTGGGGGATGGCATCCCCCAATTGTTTGCGGGCCGCATTTACAAAATCGTAGCTGGCACCCTTGCCCGCTAGAACGGCTTTACACAATGTATTGATGTTATTACGAATCATATCTTGTGTAGCAATAACAAGATACTGTTTGTGGTCTTCTTTCTCCTGGAGAGCTCTGTTATACTCAATCTCGTTCATTCGCTTTTGGTGCTGAAGTTGTTCTTCACGTTCAGCAATCTCAAGACGGCGACACTCTTTTTCATAATTTTCTACTTCCATCATTATAACCTTTCGTTTGAGCGAGCAAGCCCATTACATCTTACAGTTGACCGAAGGCAGCAGCAATTGCCCAACAATCATTTTCTTTATCAAGCAGGTCCCTGAGTTTATGTAGGCGACCACAAAATTCTGAAGTCGTGAGAACTGTTTCGTTCGTCTTCCTCTTCCCCATTGAGTGACAAAAGACGGCGTTCCCTGAAGCGCGTAGTGCATTACGGAATCCTTCGTTCTGAAGAAACATGGAAAGATATGCGCTGTCGAGGAGACGTTGATACCCATCGCTATCACGGTGATATTTGACACCGTCCCAATAGAGAGTTTGTGTTCTGTACCAATTCTTTTTCTTCCCACGAAACTTCGCAGCCTTTCCGACGAGCTTACAGACTTCCTTTTGGATTTCCGGATTCTCAAACTTAAAACTTTGTAACAGCCCCTCCATCCCCGCGCATTCAACGCCACGAAAGACAAACGGATGAACCGCGAAGTTACTCAACTTATTTGATGGGAACGAACCACCCGATGATATGTCCATTATTTATCCTTCATCTTTCTGTCTACCAAGACGCGGTGATTTCGGCTATCCATACTTCCATGCCGTCCCACGGATCATCTATTCCAGAGGAGTGGTGTGTATAATTATCAAGTCTTGTGTTAATAGTAAAACCATCGCTTTGTAGTTTTGAAAAGAATGATTTTAAGTCGCCGTTTTTTATTGCCGAATAGACCGTGCTCTCCATGAATTCATGTTTATTGCAGTCCATCACAAATTTATTTTTACCAGCTGCAATTGCCTTCTTCACATTCTCATCAAAAGACTTGGTTTGATATCCAATGTAGTCAATGAGAAACTTTTCATAATATGACTTTGAAATAGCAAGTTGTTTTTTTCGCTTTTCTTGCTCTTCTTTTTGTTTTTTATTAATTTCTTCATCTAATAATTGTCTTGCATCCGATGCTTTCATGATCTACTCCTTATTTTCTTTGAGCAAGGATATTAACTAAACGTTCGAACTGTAAGATGATACTCACCAGATGTTGGGCGGAGTCGTCACCTTCATATGCCAACTTTTCTAAGTTAAGCATTGCTGTTTTAACCTTAACAAGTTCAACCCCGCCGTCGGTACACGCAAACACATCGATAATTCTAACGATAGAATTTTGTATCGGAGATTCTTTAATGAATGTCGACATTTTTAATGATCCTCGATTGGATTTTCCTTCTCGTATTTCTTGTATAGGTCGGCTACATAATTTGGGTTCTCACAATGATTGTATGCATACCCAAATCCAAAACCAAAGAACCTGATGACGCCCGCACAGATATAATCCCAACTTTTTCTGTTAGAGTAAACGATCGCGGTCTGAAAGAAGATCGCCTTTTGAATTTTACTCCGAACAATAAGTGGCCAATATATTTCAACCGAATGCAGCTTGCAGAAAATTTGTACTCTATCAGAGCAGATGTAACAGTGTTTAAACCTTTTGAGTATCATGTTAGTTCCTTTCAGATTGGTTTAGAGACATCTTTATATTGATAAAACCCCTGCTTGTATCTTTGGTAGTACATTGTATTGTCACCAAGTAGGTCCATATCAATTCCTCTACGAATCTCATCAAAGAACGAGTATCCGCATACACATGTGTATTTGTTTTTATGAACTAAAATCAATCCATCCTTTGTCTTTCTTACATAGGGATAAGGATGTTCCACCAAAGGAACATGATCTTCTTTTCCACAGTATGGGCAAATTGGTTTGTTCATTATATAGTCCACGTGATGCAGTCAACATTATTTTTCTTATAGAAAGAGATGATAACTTCCTTGGCAATGGGGTGCATTTTGTAGGCGGTCCCTTCTATTTCGCTAAGGTCCCAACAAATTGTTCCATCACCATCACTCGGTAAGAAATCACTTTCGTTAGCGATAAATTCATGAAGCTCGTTCCAGTCATGACCCAATTCTTGACCGTGCTCTAAGAGTTCGCTCCAATCAGCAAGGTTAACTGTTTTCATTTATCTATGTCTCCTTATTTAAGTAAGCCGCATACCTAGCGAGGATTTCTCCATGACATGGTAGGGGAGCACAAAAGCAGACAAGAATCTTACCATGAAGGTCCTTGACTGCCTTTGCAAATTCAACATCTTTTGTGATTTTATCTTTAAGATAAGTTTCGTATTTGCGGAGGGTTGATCCGCGAGCAGATTCTTTTGGGAGATGATATGGATTACCGAATATGCTTGGTCTGGCGATGTAGACGTACCGCGGGTCATTCTTCCAACCACGCGGTGCATCTACAATATTAATTACATGCGTCAATTTTGTATGTCTCGTCAGGCAAACTATTCAGCACGGATTTATTGAATGTAACCAACTTCTTGTTACACCCATAAAGACATTTAGCCGACATCACCTTATGAACGCTGAATTTCTTTGCTCGGCGAAACACCGATTCTAACGGCCAATCAGCGATGTTATCACCGGTGTGAGATGTTCCGTCGCGATACAAGTGCGAGCAGTTAGCAACATCACCGTATTCATTCACGACGAGTTCTGACAACTGAAGATAACACGGAACATGGCGATTGTCTTCAAAGCGAACACCAGCCGTGAATGTAGTCTTGTCGTGAGAAGCATTAAACAAAAACTTTGATTCCCCATCTTCGTGTGCCTCGAATAGAAAATCAAGTTCTGGCTTGATGTCATTAAACAAATGATCGATGCTTTCTTCTGTGAATACGAATCGCTCGTTCGTTCCTTTGTATGCCGAAAAGAATGCTGCATACAGATTCGGTAGCTCGTTATAATACATCTTAAGGAACGGAACAATGTGATCCAGATTCTCCCTGGTCATCGTATATGTAATAGAGGTGATCGGACGAATATCTTCCGGTAATTTATTGATACGACGAAGATTTGTCAGGACACTATAGAATGATCCTTGTATACCCACCAACGAATCAAAGTAACCGGCATCATGAGAATCAAGAGAAACTTTCAATCTCTTAATATAACGGAGTGTTTCCATCGGGATGAATGTGACAAGATTTGTGTTAAGATGAAACTGCACCGAGGGAAACATCCTTCCCAACCGAGCAATGTCACTATATAGCCAAGGAACACAGGAAGGTTCCCCACCGGTGATATGAAGAATACCCCCACCCATTTCATGATATTCACGAACGAGTTCACTGAACAGACGCCGATCAAGACTCTTCGGGGAACGCTCTTCATTGCAGTAGCTGCACTTGAGATTACAAGCAGAAGTTATATGTAAAGATAATCTTCTAAGATTTGGAAGTTCGTTCTTCAATAGACTATCAATTGTCTCCCCTATTCGCATTTCAAATAAATCCCAATATTTCGCTCCCGGATTGCTCATTTTCTAATTCCTTCCTTATTTTATTATTTCGTTTTGTCTCTGCTATTTTTCTTTTTGTTTCTTCTGTATGTTTTCTCCTAGGCCTATTTTTTAATTTCATTCTTGTTTCTTCAGAAATTCCTGGCCTATTTTTTGCTGATTCTGATTGTTTTCTTTTTGTTTCTGGTGAAAATGTTTTTCCTATATTACTAATTCCAATTTTCTTTCGATGTTCCTCCGTTAAACAAATACCCTTTGTAGACTTCCCCACCTTTTTCCCAACTTCCTTAAATTTTTCTTTCATAACATCAGTCATGAATCTACCCAACACCCACCCGTTTTTTATTAGATCATCGATTTCTGTTAAATGCGCCGGGCGAGATATGACTCCATTATTCAACCAAGATGTTCCTTTATTCCCACCCGGATATGTATTTCTATCTCTATTTTTGTGAGACAGTTTTATTTTTTCTATATGATCATTTTTTAATTTGTCTGTACCATTTTTTTCTCTCGTTAATCTTTTCCTATTTTTACATTCGTCACTCTTTTGATATGTATTATATTGTTTTTTTAACCATTCATAATTTCTACTATTATATTTTTTGAAATTACTCATCATCACGGCTGCACAACATAAACTAGAATTTTTATATATCTTTGCTAATAATAAATGACACACGAAATGTTCTCTTAATGTTAAATATGCAAAATTATCTTCTATATCTGAACCACCGATACATCGTGGTAAAATATGATGTCTTTCGTATTTTACTTCGGATTTTATTCTATTAACACTATTTGAAATTATCAGCTCGTAAATTTTTGTGTAATTCATATAATAGGCTCCTGTTTTATTTTTATTTATAAAACAGTTAACCAATTAGTGCATTATGCAAAGCTGCACTTAAGATTGCATTTATTTATGATATGTCAAATTCATAGAGGCGAATTATATCACACTTTGGGTGTGGTGTCAACAACTAAAAAGGCCACCAGAAGGCAGCCTAAAGTTTAATAAGGAAATTTTTAATTAAACTTTATTCATAAAATAAACACCCAGACGGCAATCAGAATCTTCCGCTTCAATTTGGCCGAAATCATGACAAGGAAGATCTTTGTAGTAAGGTCTGTCATGTAAAGCACAAAGGTATTCTCCGTATGTTGTTGTTTGTTGTTCGTGATTAAACAATAACAAAATACGAAGATGGTGTCAATAGATTTTTTCATATAGATGATTTTTATTTTGAAATGAAAAAGGACTTCAAGGAAATTAATCCAAGAAGTCCTTTTTTCATTTGCCCTTCATTGTTCTGTACCAATGGCGATAAAGCGCCTTCCAATCGGGTTCATCCCTTTTATCGGTAAGACTACGGGGATTGAAGGCGTGACCGAATTTCTTCATGTCACGATTGACGCCCTCTACCTCTTGTTGCCATGTTCTTGACCAGCCCCAATCACGAATGTCATATTGACAGTAGGCCTTTTTGTAATTTGATCCGTCGGCAAATGTCTTGCCGCCACGCATCATTGCTCTGACTTTCCCATTAGCCAACCGTTTCCCAACAGTTGGGCAATCTCCACAGAACGGATGTTTCTTGAAACTTCTGCTCATAAAAGTACCTCCTCGGATTGTATTAGTGTAACTACAAACCGTGAGTGCATTTTCCTTTTACAAGATAGTGACGCATATTTGCGCTCCGTTGTTTAAGGGCGGTTATATTTCACGAAGGTCTTTTTGACCTCATCCCGGAATTCGCCGAGAGTCAATTGCCTGAAATAATACGAGCAGCTGACGGTAAAGTTATTTATGGCGGCCCGGAGAATGTAATGGCGGTCACAGTCTTTGTTCGGGTTGATGTAGATCACGGGCTTTCCAGTAAGGGCGTTTTGAATGGCGATCTCCCGGCCGGTTTCTTTCACGAACGTGTCGCCGTGATTGATGAGCGCCAAACCGAATTTGATTTTCCCATCGTCATCAATGACGGCTGCGAGTGTACCGATGCCTTTGCCGTCATAATTGCGGATGTGGGCGATCTTCATTTGTCTTTTACCTTTGGTTTCCATCTGTTTATTTCCCTTCGTTAGTTTGGCCAACAGACACTTGAAAATCATCATGTATGAGGGCGGTTGTTTATTGGGGTCGAATGAAAACATGATTACACCCGAGCCATGACAAAGTTTTCGTACTGTGGTCCGAGAAAATATTTCTTTGCACTTCGGCAGAATGTCACCAGCCCCGCATGTTTAAGAACACGGAATGTCGTTGAGTGGCACCCGTTCATCACCATGCCCTGCGTATTGTAACCAAGCCGAACGAGGATTTCGTTCTTTGACATCGGTCCGTGTTTCTCGATGCTTTCCATCATCCGCAAGTAAACAGACTTCTTTCCGTCGGCGGTAACAGGCCGATTGAGATTGAATTCTTTGCATCCCGGTACGTCCGGTGATTGGAATCTGTTTTCACTTCTTGTCATGATTTTGTTGATCTCCTTCGTTCGTTGATTGATTAAAGCAATTTATCAAAATTTGCTTGCGATGTCAACCACTTTTTGCTATGATATAGACATCTTTATTTTTGAGTTGTCTTTCATATTCAAGAACATCATCGGCATATCTTGCACATACCTTCCATCGTAGGCCGGCGTGCCCGCCATTATAGAAACGTAGGGCATCTCGCTTATTTGGATACTCGCTCATCAGTGTATTCATGATGAAGTCACAGGCTGCGAGATTTTGCTCAATCTTATAATAATCATCCATTCCACGTATGATGCCCGCCTTCTTTAATGCCTTATGCCAGTATCGTGGAATGATGCCCGTTAAACCTTTTGCTCCCTTATGACTAATTGCACTCTTGTTGAAAGAAGATTCTCGTAAAGTAATAGCGATGATTAATTCCGGTTGAGATGTTTTCATCGCGGCGATTACGATACGATCAATGTATTCTTCGCTGAGGGTCGGATCAAAGTCATATATGAAATCTGCTATTCGTTCTTTTCTTACGAAGAACTGGTTGCTGATGTCGCCCGCAACCAGTTCTTCGGCGGATTTCATACTTGGTATATTTTGTCTTTTCATCACCGTATTGATACCTAGAATAGTAAAGATACCTATCAGGCACAAGATGATAAAATTACGATTTTTCATTATCCTGATACTCCGTGAACGATGACCTCCCGCGGGATGTTAAACGGATTGTCTCGTTTGAATTTTGTTGCGTTATGGCGCTTGATGACAGGGCAGCCGGGAATCACGTCATTCTTGTTGATGCAGAATGCAAGGAGTCGACAATCGACCTCTGCATACGAATCGACCCCAAGTTGGTCAAGATCAGAATTTGTGATACCAAGACCGTCGGTCGGCGTCGCATCAATGCAGGCATAAAGAGCTTCAGCAGGACGAAGTGCAATTAGATCGCCGCTAAGACCAGCTTCTCTGCGGTATTCATCGGCCATGAATTTCGCGAGACCATAAACTTCAGTCTTCCAAAGCTGTTGAATCATGCCGTAGTCGCCGACGTCACCGTGTAGTGTCCAGAATCCGAGTGCGAGTTCGGTGAGATTGTCTGTCGAAAGGACAAGACCTTTATACATCGATGCGATATGGTAGAGCTGAATCATCCGCACTCGAGCTTTGACGTTGCCGCGCCGAATCTTGATGCCGAACTCGATTTCATCTTCGGTCGCATCGTCCGAAATATAAAAAGCGGCTTCTTCATAATTTTCCATCGGGTCATAAAGACCACGGAACGACCTCGTCATATCAATTGTCGCAAAATCTTGGCAGAAGTGCAAACCGATAGCCGTGCCCCTGGCGGTTTCTTCCTTTGAGTTCGTTTCAATCGGTAGGCATCGACCGATGACGGGAACACCGCATTCTGAAGCAAGGGCCGCCACGAGTGCCGAGTCAATTCCTCCAGATAATCCGATAACGAGGGCCTGGATGTTATTTGCTGCAATGTACTCTTTGGTCTCGCGAAGGATGTTCTCCTTCATCTTTGCATAGTCTGTTCTGAATTTCATTCTTTTCTCCTTTACAGATTTAGTTTACGAGCGATTTCATCTGTTCTCACGCTGAGAACATCTGTTCTCAAATTGAGAACATAGGCCAGTTCATAAGGTGTCGGTGCTGTCCAACTTTTCGCCATATTACTTAGTATTTCTTTAGGAACCTGTCTTTCACGCAAATTTTGGAGTTTCATTGCCGCATCAATATCTGGTGCAAACAACACAAACTTGAACTTGGCGCCGAACTCTCTACCAACAACCAACCAATCTTTTCTTGCCTTCGGTGAAGTATGAGTGTTGGTTATTCCAATATGAGTGATGTTCGGATCAGTAAGCGCCTGTGTGTACAAGGCACGACAACGATCGGTTACTTGTCTTTCATGTGTAAAGCAATCTTCTCTACCAGTCAATATCTTTCGCATGTCATCCCTATTGATAATAACATGCGGTGTATCTTTAAGCATTTCCGCAACGAACGTTGACTTACCACATGATGGTATGCCGATCGTTATGATAACTGTTTTTTCCATATTCATATCTCCATATTAATTCAATGAATTCGTTATGTCAACAACTTTATTTTAAAATTTCATAAACGTGCCGATGTTCAATTTGGGCCGATATCTTCCTAAGTTTCCACCGCTCGTATAACTGTTGCCGACTAGCCATTCCCTGAAACCCCGTCGACCTTAGTCGTGTCGGCATCGTCAAGATCGCATAAACGACTTATATCATCAACAGAAAGTTTCTTGGCATATGTTTTGAAGTAATCAATGAAAATGCCGATCCCCGCCCTATGATCATATTGGTTTTCTTCCTTCTCGTATAAAGAAACAATCACATTACGAAATTTTAGCAGCGTATCAATACTAAAAATTTCTTTGGGTAACTTCACTGCTATATTGTTGTACCGATCAATGTACAGGTCTTTAAGGATGACCCCGTCAATCTCAACCGAGTCGTCGGTTCTTTTAATATAGCCAACATTCAGAACATTGGCTACCTCGATATTAATCCGCCGATTCATCACTTCTAACGCTTCACGTTCAATCGTCTTTATGCTTTCACGTAGTCCGTTCATTCGTTTTCTCCTTTACATACGAAGTTTATCTTTGAGATATGTGATCGGAATCATCTTCACTGCTTTATCTTTTTCTTCGTCATCACGGTATAATTGCTGGGCATTAGTTCCGATACATCTGTTGACAAATTCATCATAGATTTTTTTCTGTTCATCTCTTGGAAATCTATATTTGATAACTTCACATAGATCAATGAAACTCCACATCCGATCTTTTGTTGTATGCGTGGTAAATAATATATCTGAAATTTCTGATAGATCAGTTGTATATGATGATTCCGCTACAGACAGTTCACCCAATAGACGGCCGTTTAGTGCCGGTGAATTCTCCATGATAACTTTGTATTTTTTCCGAAGGCCATGTGTCACCGAAAATGCATGTGGGTGGACTTCTATGTAAGTCGGTATACCCTTTTTACACTTAGCAACATATTCATATTGACTGTTGGCGAAATCAATGGAACCCAACAGATACTTATGGAAGACACCCTTGATTCCTTTAGTGATATCATTCCAATCGCTATAGTGCGAGAATATCGCCCACTCTGTTGGAATACACGCAGCATCACAGTCAACAGGAACGAAGTCAAATTGAATGTTGCCAATTGGAGTTTTGAATAATGCCGAAATTTGAGAGATGGACGTTTGACTAATACCAAAGCATTCAAACGAACCGATCTGTTTATTGTCCCTTAGAAATTGTCTTAGAGAATGATAGTCACGTTTGTCAATGAAAACATCAACATCACCGAACTGCGGTTTAAACTCGGCAAGTTCGATATTGGCTATTGCATAATCAAAAAGAAATCGCGATGAACCGGCGAAACGATACTTACTTGGTATTACTATGTTCGGCCAAAGTGGAACAGCATCAATCCACTTTTGCTCGAACTCGGCATTTAGTACACCCAATAGTTCATTGATGACCGTTGTGACTTGGTGCCTTGGATAAACTAAAAGGTCGACACAATCTGCGCCGACCCCATTGACTTGAATGTTTCCGCCCATGTGATCGTCTCCTTTAGGATTCGTAATGAACGGCCATTTTATCAATTTTTTAGAAGAATGTCAATAACTTTATACTCCACGCCTACGAGATTTGAGATCACGCATCAACCGATCGAATTGGTCCTCGGCAATCCAAACAACAACAGTCTTCCCCGTGCCAGGGTCCTTCTGGTGAATTGCCACACCGACCGCGGATGTTCCACCGACAAAGAGTGTTGGGACTGATGTATTAGAGATGATCTTTGTGAACTCATCGCCGAATGAAGTTGTGGGGAGCACTTCGGCTTCTGTGACCGGTTTGGCACCGAGAACCTCAGCTGCTTTAAGATGTCGTGAGAATTTATCTTTTGTGATCATTATTCTATCTCCACTATTGTCAATTTTTTAAACTCTATGATAGTACCGTTCATATCTTCAACGACAACCTTTTCTGTTCCTGGTTTTGGAAATGATCGACCCGGTGGAAGAAACGTAATTAAGCTAAGATTGCCATTGGCATCGACCCCAGAAACAAATCCCTGATTAAGAGACTTGGAGAAGAAAAGAATCTCATCTCCAGCTTTTGCGGTCATCGTCTTAAACTGTTCTATTGCATTAATGAATAGTGTTTTGATATCATCCGTGGTTAATGTTGTCCTTTGAATGATTCTATCAAGACCGTGCTTTGTATTGAGGAGCCAGAGATTCTTCCAAAAGAAAAGAAACTTACTACCAAGATTAAGCACGCCATCAAGCAAGCCTTCATCTATTTCTGTTTGTCTTTGTTTGAAAGATTTTATCATCTTCATCAATACCGATCTTATGCAAACAATACACCCAGCTCTGCTTGTTTACCACCCTTGCTAACACGAACTTCATAGCGAAGGTTCGGAGAAAATTGACGATTGATCTTGTCCTTATAAGCGACAAATGCTTTGATGTTGTCAACATCCGTGTCATCAAACTTACGCTTGTCTCGGCGAGAGATGATGCTTGGCATTGTACCAAACGTATCATAGTCCTTTTCGGCCATTTCATCTGGATCACAGTCAGCAACTTTATAAACATCATCTTCTTTTATGACATAGAACTCTTCAAAATCGTTGAGATCATATTCACTGAACTTCCCACCCATTGTAAATGCAGGAGCGAAGAGTTTGTCACGAGCCGCATCTTTGAGAGATTCGAAGCTACGAGGATTATATTCATCATATTCCTTGTTACGAAACTTCTTTTTCAATTGTTTACGACGCGATTGGCCCTTCTCAAGAGCGACCTCTCCACCGCCGCTATTAGGATCATTTCCTATGACGACGTCTTCTGCCGCGGTATCATCAAGATCAAGTTTATTATACCACTTGAAAAATTCATCCCATGTAGTAAATCCGAACATCCCTTCAAATTCCTTAAGCGGTGGGACTGACACTTTCTTACCACGACCTTCGGTGAGATAGACTTTAAAGCCCTTTATCTTCATATTATTACCTTCCTCTGAATGTATCACTTATCACTTTAAATTTGAAAGTATCAGCAACGGTGCAGACGATTCCTTCGACTTCATCCCCGAACTTATAATCATTCACACTATCAAAGATGTCTTTAGCAAACGAGTTGCCGTACTCAAGCATCAGATCATATAGCTCTTGTTTTACTTCCTTATGTCGATGTTTTCGACTTTGGAGAATAAAGGACGGCATATCATCTAATTTTATTTTATTTATACTTTCAATGAATTCAGAAAATGGCTTTGTGATCTTGATCGGTTTCTGTCTGATAAATGGGTCGCTATAAATCGCTCGTTCATTATTTAATCTCTTGATCGAATTAATCAGAAACATTTGAACATTTGGCTGTATGGCGCCATCAAACCCACCAAAATCATTGTTCCCAATAACAGCATGATTGACTATAGTCATCATGTGGCCAAGTTTTCCCATGTCATAATCTGTCTTAATGAAACGGATAGACCCATTCGGTTGAATCGTACCCAATGGATTATAAAGACATTCAGCGACAAATTTAATACCACGATGACTACGAAATGCATATTTGTTCAAACTCAAGAATTTCTGTAGCCTCGCATCATTCAACATCATATCAAAGATGTGATCATACGCATCGGCGATTTCATTTGACTGCCCATATTTTTGTATGGCATATTCAGAGAAGGACCCGTGTTTATGTTGGGGACCAGACCTAGATGATTCGATAAAAAATCTATCATGTTCATCTAACCCATACCGAAGACCAAAGCCATCGATCTTGAGTTGAATGTGCGGTGTAAAGCCGGGTAGATTACCGAAAGAATTCATCGAAAATAACATACGAAGTAAATCATTCTTTTGCATCGTTTCGATATGCGGTATGCCTTTTCTTGGTGTCGGTTCCATGTGTTCACCTCAAATGAAAATGGCCACCTTTTCAGATGGCCATGATTGAATTAATCAGTTAATGATTATTGCAAATTGGCGCGGATGTATCTTTTCACCGCCGCCGAATCAACCTTGAAGTTCGGTTTGTTAAGTTCTGCGGCAATGTTAACTGAACCCGCTTCGGGACCAAAAAGTACAGGCAAACCGCGGATCGCAATTTCACCATTCGGTCCATTCATCGTGATTGACTTGCGTTCTTTGTTGACTGTGTACTGCCATTCTTGATCACCAACTTTTACGGATGAAATCATGTGAATCTCCTTTGATGCTATGTGGGTTGATGATAGTGAGATATTAATACAAACGATGAATCAAGTCAATATTAAACTGACCTCATGTTGCTTTTCAAAATGCGGATGAATTTTATCCATTCCGTCAGCAAAGAAATCCGGGCGGGAACGGTAGAAACCGGGTCGTCACAAAAGGCATCGTGTATAGAGTAAAATTTTCTGGGAAGGCTCCGGGCCCACAAATTACACACGGCGTCATTGCCGCTTTCCTGCCATAATTGGTGCTCAAGAATACCCCACACACAATTAAGTCGACATTTCTCTACTTCAATTCCTCTGTCTTGAACCCTTTCACATAATGGACAATCACCGCCGACTGCGCTAAAATCATTCTTCTTATATGCCCGACGCATCTTTATCAGCGTCGGTAAAAACAGCACCAGCCGATTAATGTCTTCCTTTGATAATTCTCTATCGGTATAATCTGACATATTTGTCTCTCCTAACCCCGACCGTTGATGATGTGTTTGAATGAATTTTTCGCCTTGATGTAATCAATTAATTCATCTTCATTTGTGATAGGTGTCTTTGACTCCATGTAACACACCTCTAACAATTTGGAATGATGCGCATCAGAACTACATAACTGAACTTTTCTTTTCATTCCCCAAGGAATCATCCGCCATCTCCAAAACGGAATGTGGCTTGGATGGAAATGATCAGTGCCACCGTTGACGCGTTCGAAGCCATCAATGATATCAGCAGCCCCTCTTTTAACCCATCGCTTTGGTTGATTTGGGTGCGCCATGATAACGGCACATTTGTATTTGTTGCGAATCATTCTGATATCGTCGACAGTCATTAACCCTGTAATTAAATCAAAGCCCGTTATTAAACGTGCATCTCGTAAATGAAGAATCTCTTTGATTGCCTCCTCTCCGAAGATAAGACATTCTTCCATGCGACCGACGCTAATCTCGATGCCGCAGATGATAGGAATACCAACTACCCGCGACGCCGAGGCCACAACATCAATTTGGTCAATATACTTGTTAAGATTCAGACTACATGTATCTTTTGAATACACATGATCCGTCAAAACACATGCAGTGAATCCGAGGCGTTTACATTCCATGGCCATCTCTGTGACAGTGTTTTTACCGTCGGAGTAAACACTATGGGCGTGCATATTAATGTAATTCATATTCACCACCGCTCAAACGGCAAGACCGCCATCGCCGAATTCGTATACTTCATATCATGAGTGATCTCATCACCGATCCATAGCGCATGACAAAACGGCGACGGCCTTTCTTTACCAAACTCCATCTCGGCCACAATGAGGCCTCTATTCTCGTCTAGAAACTCGTCGACCTCGTAATAGAGGTTATTCGTATACGGAATAATATTGCGGACCTTACGGACCCTTCCAGCATCCAGAACCGCCACAATATCATATGCCAGGTCAAGATCGGCGGGAAAATTAAATTCGTCTCTCTCGTAACCACAACCACCTTTGAAAGTTAGTTCTGCTTTCTTTCCTTCGGTGATGCGAATCCTGATCGCCGTTTCGTTGGTATCAATCGCCCACACCCTAATGTTAGCCCCGGTCTCACTTATTCTCTTGGGTCGGAGAACACTTATCATCTCCATTGCATCACTGGGTTTAACGACAAAGCTGAAACTAATCTCGGCACCATCACGTTCGTCGGCGAACGTGATCTCGGCAGCGCCTATTATAAGATTGCCGATCATACCTACTGTTATCTTTGTGTTTTCGTTGAAGTACCATTGCTCGATGATCTTTGCTTCTTTGATATGATTTCGCCACTCCGGGGAGCAGACGAGAAATTTCTGTTCACGTTCTTTTGCCATTCATTTTTTCTCCAAAAGGTTATTATGCAGATAGTGCCAATTGAAAAGTGTCTCTCAGCATCACCATGTAATTACGATCCTCGCACATGCTTTTCCCGGGGGAGTCAGAAAGTTTGGCCACGGGTTTTCCATCGCAGTTGACCATCTTCATTACGATAGATAGAGCTTTGCTTGAATCGAAGTCATTGGTCAGATTGGTGCCGATTCCGAAGACGATGGTTGGAAAGGCCAGACCGAGATGTTGATTATATTCGCCACAGCTAAACATAATCGACGATGCCGTCTCAACATCAAGTCCATCACTGAAAATGAATGTCTTTGTGGAGGGATCAACACCAAGTTCAGCAAGACGATTAATCAGTGTCATATACCAAATCATGGTGTTTCCAGAATCATGGCGGAAGCCGCGGTATCGCTTGGCGTTTTCAACAGAGAGATCGCGACAAAATGCATCAATACCAACGATGTCTGTTAGAGCAACGGCGAGCTTATCGCCATACTCATCGTACCAAACATTGAGGGCATTCTTCTGAAAGTCGATGAGTTTGGGAGAAAGAGCCTGATATGCCTGGAACCACTCGTGGGCTTGGGTACCTTTACAGGGAATGCCGAGTTTCCAGGCGAGGTAGACGTTAGAGGTGCCACCAAAATTTTTCAGATTGTCTTTGAGATACGAAACGACCTCGTACTGCCAACGACGTGAGCGGCGACGGCGGGTTCCCATCTCAATGATCGGCATACCAACCTCATTAGCATCGTTGATCTTTTCACGGAGGTTAAACATTGCACTGGTGTAATCGGGGTGGGGGTCCTCATTGCGGAAGTAAACCTCGTTAACGATGGCAAGAACCGGGACCTCAAAGAGGATCGTATTGACCCAATGACCTCGGATGCGGATAACGATGTCATTCCAATCCCAGGAGATGAAAACCGTCTTCGGATCAAGCTGGAAGTCTTTGAGATAGTCAAGAAAGTCTTCAGCGAAGATATCCAAAGATCGAAGGTACTCAATTTCTTCGGACTTGAATTTCAATGCACAATACCATCTGATCTGATTCTCGATCAGCTCGATATATTTCGTCAGATTTACTCCTTCCGACCGGCACTTAAATGCATAATCAACAATCGGATTTTCTGTCTGATGAAATGCTGCTTGCATCTGTGTGAGTTTGTATAAGTCATTATCTAACAACGAAGGTTCTAACATAAACATTTAATGATTCTCCATCCCTTATGTTTCTTATTGTTTGTTAACGTGCGTTGCATATGGGCACGATGAAGGTTATGTTCTCTACAAAATGCATTCATTCCAGATGTTGTATTATACAAATTTCCGTCTTGATCTTCAACTAAATAATTCTTTATATTAATTTTTCCGGTTGATGTTGCACTACATTTTTTTCTTGTTTCATCTGTTGTTATTCTTGCCTTTCTAGCTATCGAAAGATTTGATTTATGTTCCTCTGAAAAGAGGACACCCATCTTCCCTTTACTTATATTTTCGCGATGTTCTTTAGAAAACTTTCGACCGATTCTTTTCTCGGCCATCTTTCTTTGCATCTCTTCAGTGAATCCCGAAAAGCCGTCGCCGCCAATAGATAAATTATATCCAACGTCTGCATTCCGAGAATTTAATTTCTCTATCCAAAATATCTCTCTTTGGTTTAATTCTTCAAAAGAAAAACATTCTTCGAGAATTTCTTTAGAAAAACTTTCTTTACCGTATTTCTTTATTGCATGTGATAACACAATACCAGAACCAAGATAATCTTTTCTCTTTGATGATTGTTTCCCAACATAAATTTTCCCATTGATATTATTCGTCGTCTTATAAATGAACATACAAACCGCCTTTCTGGTTTGTATGTATTTATAAAAGTCTTTATCAAATTAAGAGTTTATATAAGTCATTGTCGAGAAGACTGTGTTCAAGTATCATTTCTTTCTCCATTTCAAAAGATTATGGGCCTTCCTAAAAACAATATATCAGGAAGGCCCATAGATGTAAATGGTTAAATTGCGTCGGGGAAAAGTTTATCCCATTCATCGGCGAGCTTGTGCATGGCCTTTTCATCGTTGTCCCAGAAACCGATTTTCTTCGCCGCGGCATAAAGTCTGTTGCCTTCGGTGAACATTGGTTCTGGTGCAATGACAACTTTACACGGGTCAGAACAACAAGAGCTTCCTTCAAAGAGAAGTTCGCAATCCGGGAAGTGTACTTTCAATATCTCAATTGCCCGCTGTCTGACATCATCTTCAGTGTCAAACCGCTCTGTCAAATCGCCGACTTTATACGAATCCCAGTTGTCTTTTTTGTTGAGGGTGTCAACTTCTTCCCGTGACATCGGTTTTGAAACTTCAACTTTAGAGTGCGGGGAATTGCATGTCAGCGATCCGTAAAAATGTTCGGCACCTATTGATACACCGGCCCAGGAAGTGATTCTTAGATACACGGCTTTCATGATTAAACCTTTGGCCTTTCCTTGACCTCGAGAAGATCATATTTATAGTCGTTACCACCACGACGATCAAACTTGATGTCGACGAAGCGGAAACCCTCAAGAGTGTTGAACATGCTGATGTCTTTCGGAGCAACCTTCAATTTATCAGGCAAATGATTCTGCACTTCATCACAGAGAGCAAAGTAAGTGGATGATATCTTCCGCAGACCGTCAGATCGCCAACAGGAGTCATGGTTAGATGTGTTCTCCCATTCCTCCATCGGCAAGATGTTCCCAAAGAATAGTTTACCTATTGTGTGGCCACACCACACATGGACATTGCCATGGAAGATGAAGTTCAGATTGGCATATGCCGACTTTGCATCGTAGCCGCTAAGGGTGTTCCCGTCCTCAAGATACCCCCAATAGTTGGCGCGGAGTTCAACAGAGACAAGCAGCGCGGTTTGGTATTCGCCGTCTCGTCTTGATTTGAAGTTATGATCAATCTCTTTACGAAAAAAATCGACAATCGTTGCAACGGTGTGTTCGGCATCAAGCCCACATACGCCCATGATTTAGTTCCTCAGTTCGTCGGATGATGCAATGATCAGAACACCAGCCACCCGCATTTCTTCTAATGCTGTTGCGGCGGTCTCCTCGGAAACTGCCCGGCAGGCTGCGAGATTTACGATGACCCGGAAACCCGCGGCGACCAATTGGATAGCCGTTGTCTTGACGCAGTAGTCAAGGGCGAGGCCTCCAACGACGACGGTATCAACGGCGGAATCTTGTAGATATTCGATGACACCGGTTGAGATGTCTTCTCGGAGATCATGGAAGCAGGCGCCGTATGGGTGCATGTCTCGTTCAATGCCCTTATAGACAAAGAAATCATACATCGAAACTTTAGGGAGACCGTCAATCAGTTCGAATCCCTCAGTGCCGACGATGCAGTGTGCATTCCAGGCAAGATCGATGTCAGGACCAAAGAAACCACGAAGATCAGAAAACTGGGGGAGTCCGGCATTGGCAATCCAGAATGCATTGGGTGGGTGCGCATCTTTACTTCCGACCCTGTATGCAGCAAATCGCGCCTGTGCCTCGAGTTCACCGACGATGTTGTGTCCATCGGGTACCGGGAGTTCGTTGGGACAAAGAGGAGTGAAACCCTTTTGGGCATCAACATCAAAAGTTGCGGTGTTCATCAGGCTGAGTGTTATCATCTTATCCTCCGACCTTCACAAGATACCCGAGTGCATTCAGAAAATTGAAACCGCTCCATAATGTCATTGTGAAGAAAGTAAACTTGATTGAAAAATTGGACCAACCTTTTGTTGACCAAATAATGGCCAACAACATGAAAATAATTGTAGCAACACCCGTGTAAAATATCATTCTCGTTTCCTCCGTTTATTTTGTCAAATTGTATTCTATATCAGTGAAGATGTCAACAACTTATTTCTCGTTAATAAGATAAACATTGATGGGCAAACAAGAACACCCGACATTATCAGTGTCACTCAATTTGACGGTTTCTAACCCGGCAGCGATGCAAGATTTCTTGTTTGGCCAAGCGGTGTACACTATCTGATGCACACGTTCTTTATTGTTACCGGTATAAATCACCGTGATGAGATTATGTGGTGTGTCGCCTACTTCTACCGATGTACGAAACTGCTTCGCTTGGGCAATATTTGCAATCATGACAAACATAACTAAAAGGACGATGATATTTTTCATGTGGTTCCTCCGTTAAAGATAAATTTAAAAATATGATATCTTGATCGACCTTGCACTCAATATTTGTCCGTCACTTTCATGTTCCTCATAAAAGAATTCGTGGTTGCAGTTATAGCAGATCATATCAACAATCGTTCGTCTTTCGCAGATCGGACATTTTTCCTTTTCATCCGATTCTTCCCGTGATTTACCATTAAGCAACCAATCAATGAGGAGGGCGAGGAGAACGCCCGATGCAACACCGAGGCAGATACCGAATGATAACGTGATAAAGTTGATCGATGGTGCCAGTAAAGTATCAATGGATACGTCATATAAGTTTGTCATCGTATCTCCTAAAACCCGCGCTGTTCTTTTTCAGTCGGAACATACCCGTCTTCAACTTCTTTGAAACCGGCAAAGGCAACCATGAACCGCTTGTCTTCGATGTGGATGATGTCGCCGCAAGAAACGGAACGAATCGGAAGAGGCTGAAAATCATTCTGACCGTACTTGTAAATCTCATCAAGAAGATTATCAGGTTTGTCTTTGTTCTTCTCGACGATTGCATCGGTCAGTTCAACTTCGCGAATTGCCCCATTAGAACCGAATGCCCAGAGTTGAACTTTGAATTTCTTTCCCATGACCCGTCCTCCTAGCAGTTAAGTGAATAGTTATAAAGTTTTGCTTCAAGATCGGCAAGATCATCGGAAAGCCAATCCTCATTACAAAGCAACAAATAATATTTGCCTTTCGATGGGTCTTTCTCGATTTCGATGTAATAACCATCTTCATAAACAAGAACCGTTGCCGCTTCGGAGAAAACGTCTTCATCGGAGCCGATCAAATTGGCAAAGTCAACAACCGACATTTCCCGTTTTGTTGCGACGAATTCGTCAAATGAAAGTTTTTTCGAAGGATCGTAAACAATTTCGATCGGTGTACGAAGCGAATGCTCTTTGCTGTAATGATAAGCAAACAGATCAGCACTACTTTGAGCGGAAATGCCTTTGAACTCTGCCTCCATGACGGTTTGATCGGCGGCGGTGAGTGTCACGGTTGTTTTCTCGGCACTGATAGTTTTTATTGTCAAGATCTGTTTTTCATTCATTGTTTTGCTCCTTTGTTGTTTGTTGGATATACAATAACAAAAGAGCACAATGATGTCAACAAAAATAATGATTATTTTCTTTAGATGATGTTTTTATTTTTCAAAGAACGTACCAGCCAACGGACGTATGCACCCACCACCTTTTTTGTGTGTTTGGAAGTACAGTGAAACCGAAAGAACATCGAGACCTTGAAGACGGCCCCTGACTGTATTTTCAAAATTCACAACCGAATCGAGAGTCTTCACGAACTCGATTTGCCGCTGAAGAAATATTGGATCGGTGTCAATACTGAACTTAAAGCGAATCTCTGTAGGAGTGATGGTGATCTTTGATTTATATGCCGGCCATTCACTTTTTCCTTGAAGAACAATTTCACGGTTCATCTCACTCTCCCCTGAATAATCTGATGTTTGGGCCACTGTGAATGCATTCAATCACTCTCAGCGAGCCGCATATGATCGTGCCCGGGGGTGTGTCCACAAATCTTACACCGAGGTTATCTAAGACCACCCTGATCTCGTCTATAGCGGCGTCTTCACCTTTTGATATGGCATCCCAGTACAAAGACACCACCTCGTTATCATATAGTGATCCGACGGCGAGAATAAATGGTGGTGTTGATTTGATATCATACGCCTCACACCTGCATAGCGCATCACCAACACCATATTTTTGTGCAGAAGCCACCGAATCAAAAACGAACAAACCGCCGACGGTTGGTAAGATTGTATCGCCGACATTATATTGTATTGTCATTTCAGCAGCACCATTAATTGATACCATGTAACCGTCATACTCCACACAGAGAGCCTTATAAACAATATTGCTCATCGTTATCTTCCTTTCAAGTATTCACTGATTGACTTACAGACGGCATTTCTTATTGATGAACACCCATAACCAAGACCATCATGAATTCTAAGTTCATGAACATTATGTCCTGCCATTTTATAACTCAGCAGCTTATATTCAATGTTCTTCTCCGTCAGTTTATCAAGGAGTTGAAGAATGACGGTTGGATTATCAAACTTCGGATTTTTGTAACGAATGCAACGAACAACATTCGTTACGCCACATATACACATACTATGTACACCCGTAGGTTCGTGCCATGCCACACCAAGGAATTCGGCAAGAGCTCTCTTATCATCGTTTGTTAGAAATTCATTTACCATTTTTGTTTATCCTGTTTGAGAAAGAATCTTTGTATTGTTTACAGACACTAGTAATAGTAAAATAAAATGGAATCATTAAATCTTTCCAAAAAATACTCTTGATATCATATTGGTCAAAAATAAATCGTAAGAGAACGAATATTCTTTCGGCAACACAAAATGCCATCAGAAAGAAGATATAAAAATTTGGGTCTGTCAACGGGTTAAAGTTTACTGTCATATAAAGCTCCTTTAGAAAGACGAAGTTGTATCAGTTGCATGACCTTCTGCAACGTCATGAATATAATCATATAATGCAATATAAGCAAGGTAAATACCAAGACCACCATAAACGGTCATCCATACGAAATCATTCTGTTGGTGACCGATGACGTTACAAAACTTCTCGATGGCAAAACTGAAGTTAAGGAAGCAAGCGACTATCAAGACTTTCATATTTCGTTTTGCATCGCTTGAAAGACGATCAGCTTTGATAAGGTGTATGAAATACTTATATGGGTTTCTATTCTTTTTCATCATCACCTTCGCGCCAACCAAGATATCTTGCAACCAATAATGGGAACGTGTTGAAATCTATGTTTATCAGAATATCATTTTGGCTCATTAATTTTCTACCAAAGCAATATTCGATAAAGTTCTGATGCCAACCTTCCCCGACAATCTTGTTCTTCAAAAGAAAGAAGCCTTTTTCTGTGAAGAAGTTTTTGTTATTTCTGTAGGGGCGGGGGGGATTTAATGACATCATTCGTTTGAGTGCCTTTTCTGCATCCTCTTTACACAGAAAACTTCCCTCTACGACATCGTCGCCGCACCGACATTTTAAGACAATGTCACAACCTTTAAAAGAGACATTACTTGAATCAGAATACTCTTCCCCAACCACTGGCGTATATTCATGCCAACACCGATTGTAGAGAGTCACCGTAAGAAAACGATTGACAGATTCTTCCATTTTTAATCTTGCTTGATATTTTGGATCGGCCGTGTCGGGTATAACTATGCAGTCTCCCATTATAGCAACACCTTCTCAATGTATGATTCTGATTTACGCCACAGGTGATCTAACTGTTCATCCGTAACCTCCGTTCCGTACTGCTTCCTTAGATCAAACAGAAGGCCGCTGAACGGAGTTGGATTCTTCTTGGTGATGTGAATCGCAAAAGCCTTCTGTTCAACGATCTCCCGTGACTCATAGAAGACCTGCATCAATTGTGCATATGCAGCATCAACTTTGACTTTGAGTTTTTCGTAGTACGGTTTAACTTCGGGGAAATATGCAAAGAGCTCATCTTCTTCACCTTTAAGTAGCCAGGGAAGAATATTTTTAGGGTTAAAGATGTTTCCGTTGTCTTTGAGATGATGAAGACTCATATACATTTTACTTTTGATCTTGAGTCGCATTCCATACTGGTCCATAACGACAACACCTTCAAAAGTCGGATCATTTACTTCCTGGTACTCAATGAACTTCTCGATTTCCTTTAGAGAATTGAATGTGTGCTTGGTCGGTCTACGAATGCCATAATCCTCTGCATAGATATCAACCGACATGGGGTAAACTTCTTCCATGGTTTGATTATTGAATATCGCAAGAAGAATGAGTTGGGTTTCAGCATAGTGACGGACAACTTTGTTATGAACCGAACAGAATTCAAAAACATACGTGTAGTTTTTATTTAAAGAAGACAAATTGAAATCTATTACTTCAAATGCCAACTGCTTCCAGGTCTTCCCTGAGAAACCGGGGTCACCGTCTGCAAAGGAACCACGGGTGTTGACATGCCACTCGCCGTTCCAATAATACATTGGCATCAATGATCCGTCTTCCTTTGTGTAAACAGTAAGCGGACCGTTCCAATCAAACTTATCGGTGAGGTCAAGCATTTCACCGAAGTTGAAAAAACGATCGAAAGATTTTGAAACAACATCCCAACCATCTTGATGAAGCGTCAGACCACGACATTCACGAACAATCGGATGGGCCTTTGGTGAATTAATTTGACAGTAATTCAAGATCACACGACCATCTTCATGTTTGACATTCTTGATGCCGAACTGTTCGTTTAGTGTGTCAAGCGTACCGCCGTTCCGCAGGAACTTCTGAACTTCCATCATATCTAATTCTCCTAGTTATTTCTCTGTAAAATTAATTGATGCATTATAACGATCGAATGTCAACGAAAAGGAACGCAATTTTCCATATGTGAAGATGTTTATTATCATCCAATCCGAATATAAGTTTATGATTTTGAAATCAGAAATTTTTGATTTATTCAAAGCATTTCTTAATACATCAACTAATTCGGCTTGTAGGGAATGCACCATCATATCGGTGTAATTTCTACCTCTATATGAGTTGAGTAATTCTATGATATCATCAACTATCACTTCTTTACTGCTTCGGCGAATTCGTGGGCGTATTCGAGGAGGGCGATTTGCCGCTCGAGCGAATGCTGAATGTTGATGAAGATCATGTAATATTGGGGCCATTTTTCTCGGGCCGCTCGAAGCATCGGATAGAAGTAACTCTTGACTTCTTCAATGTAGTACTTCTGTTTGACGATACCGAATGCACGAGCCATTGACTGAATGTTGTGCATTCGGTCGCCGCCCTTAACCATCACTGAGAATGCATCTTCGAGAATTGCCATGTAGTAGGCATGTTTATGTTCGGTATCTCTTTTGTTGAAATTGGCCGGCTTGGAAACTCGTTTGATGATTCCGTGAACGGCCTCTCCGAAATTTTCAAGAACTTCTTCGAGGGAATACTTATCAGGATAATCTTCAACTAGATCATGTAGGAAGGCGGCGGCGATGATGATGTCGAGTTCGTCATTGGGAATCTTGTTCTCGAGTACTTGAATAAGATACCCAGCAATTTCGATTTGGTGCGATACTTCTTCCCGGCCATCAGATCGTTTGCCGATGTGGAACTTGAGAGCCAACTCGAGAGCACGAATTGATTTGAGCATGTTACGACCGACAAAATAACCTTTGAAGAAGATGATTTGTTTCTTAAGTCTGTCTTTTGATTTCTCGATCGTCATTTCATCACCTCGTTTATTTGTTTAGATAAGCATTGTATACCAATCCGTCATACAAGTCAATAATAAAACAAAAGAGCAGACGATTATTTTTATCGTCTGCTCCTTTGTTTGGGTGTTATATATTTTTAGTTATCGGATTATTCATCCTCCTCGAAAGTAGTACCCGCGATACTTTTCAGTCGGTGCGACATATTGCCGGGACGACTATAACGCTCCCGATCAAATTCATGCCGATGAGGACGAGACTTCGGTCCGCCGCTGTTTTTGAAAAATTTGTTCCGTCCCTTTTCGTTGCTGAGGTCAACACAGCCGTCCATGATCTTTTTCTCCTGTTAGTTGTTTACGAAATGACCGCTACAAGGCGGCTCTTGAAATCCTTCTCTGCGTGTGCAAAGGCCTGGACATATTGATTGAATGCCGCTTCTCGTGGATTCTTTGCATTGGTGACATCGATCACTGCATGTTTTGCTACCGCGGTTGCCATCCTCCACCGATGATCTTGCTCGGAGGTTAACGGATGATCACACATACAACATGCATGATATTCTGGCCATTGCTCGGAGCGGATTGCTTTAACGAGGGCCATTACTTTCCGACCTTTCATCTCTGCAATGTAATGCATCTGCATATGATATCTTGCAACCGTGAGAACGAGTTTATTTGTGTGGCGATCAAATGTCTGATCCTTCAACCACTCTTCGGCGATGTCTTTACTCCTGAGCTCATGACCATAATGATGTGGGAGAATTTCGGGTTTGGTTGTTGCTTTCCCAAAGTCATGACACATGCAGGCGATGAAGCAAGAGAAGCTGTACTCATTTTCCTGGCATCGGTCAATCACTTCCATCGTATGTTCAAATGCCGTGTTACCGTGATGCCACTGAATCGGACCAGCGGTGACATAACGAAGATCATCGAGCGGTTTGATGATGTACTTAAGAGCATCAATTTCCGCAAGTACTTTGAAGAAAGAAGATGCCGGGAACTTATTCTGGGCTTTCCACAATTTCTCGAGCTCCAGAACAATTCTTTCCTTTGTAACAAATTGCAGCTTATGAGCGGCCGCCTTCATCAGAGACAATGTGTTGTCGTCAAAGGTGAATCCTAAACGTGCATGCAATCTTGCACCACGAAGGATGCGGACGGGGTCTTCAAGAAATGCCTTTTCAAAAACGGTCCTTAAGATGCCGGCCTTACAATCGGGAATACCACCGAAGGGATCAACGAATGTTTCTGTTTGCATGTGCCAAGCAATCGAGTTGACTGTGAAGTCACGACGGCCGAGGTCTTCAATCAGAGGAACACCGACGCGATCAACAACGAAGTCTCCATATCCATCACCGGTGGAACGCTCGGTGCGGGTCAGCGCAATCTCTGACTTGAAGTCGGACATAAACACCGGGAAATCTTTACCAACCCTGGGCCATGCCGGAAACGCTTCCCTGAGTTGCTCTTCCGTTGCTTCAACTACGATGTCCATGTCATTGGGCATCAGGCCGATATGCTTGTCTCGGCAAAATCCACCAACGATGTATGTCATTGGATGAAGAGCGCCGAGCAAATGTTTTCTTCCATATATTTCTTCGGTCGTTACGTGCATTGTGTTTCCTTTCATTGTTGGGTAAATTATATATCATTACTTTTCATATGTAAATAGAAAAATACATCACTCCTATTATTTTCTTTTGATAAATAATCTAAATTTCTAATCACATTGGGAGTATACATAAATGAAGAAACATCTTAACAATTATCTTATCGAGAATTCGATGTTCACCGATGCTGCAGGCAGAGCAAAGCTTGTACCAAAGGACCCAGATAAAACTCTCGGTAACCTTTTCGTTATTAACTTCCTTGGATTTTTAGCGCTCTATCAGGTCAACCCAAAACACTCCAGATTAGTTAACTATCTCCGCAAGTATCCCGTTAAAATCGGGAGCATCGATGATACAGGTAGTGACCTTACTCTTATTATCAAAATTCTTAATGATGAAGGTATCTTGAATGATGCCTACACCACGAGATACACAAAACTACTTGCCCTTATGAAGCAGGGGTCTATTGATAAGCTTGATGAAGAGGTGATCAAAGATCTTCTCAAACCAATCAAATTCTCTCAGATGTGGACCAGCCCAAAACTATACTCTCTTGTGAATAGTTTTAAAAAGGGCGATACGAACCTCCTCGGTATGATCAAGCCGATCTATGAACATGCCCGTCGTCTAAAATACGCTGATGAGTTTAGAGATGTCGCTCGCCATGTTGTTCATGACATCAATGACCCAAAATCTCCGATTGTGGCGGCCGTTGATACCGGTAAACCCGCAGCTCCTGTCACCCAGCCTGCAGTCGGAAACTCGAATACACAACAAACGGTACCAACACAAGCTGCTGCTCCAGTAACACCAATCAATCCCCCGCCTCAACCAGTCAAAGTAAGGTTCTCTGGTACCGGCATTGATGAGCTTGATTATAATGACCTCTCCAAAAAATTACCAATTAGTAATGCTGAAGACGGCGCAACTATCTTCATGCGATTAATTGATTCTAATGGGGCCGCGGCCTTCACTAGTGTGTTAGAGACAGTGAAAATATCGCTCGCTGAATTATCAACGAATGTTTTTGTCAGGGCAGCAGCGATTCGGATCGTCGATAAAAATAACGATCCAACTAACGGCCCAATTCTTACTGCGGCAATCAAACTATTCCATGACGATTATATTTCGTATGATGTGATCAACGGTCCACTCACAAGAATGTCCCCATATGGGTTCTCTAACATCTACAATGCGACCGTTAAACTTTGGTTCAACGAAGGTCGTTTTGATGCAAAAAATCTTGATCACTTAAGAATGATTGTTATAACTGGGGCCGCTTTAACACAACCAATATTCATTGCACGTGGTGATAATGTTAAGGGTGGTCTTGATGTTATTGATAAATGTAAAAAAAGATTACTAAATGACACGGTAGAATTTTTAAAGGACCTTTTCTCGATTGATAATGGTTACGGAACTTGGATTGTACAAAGACTTCGATTGAACAGTTCACTTTATGGTAACTATCAGACATGGAAGTTCTTTCTCATAGATACACTTGTTAGAAATATCGCCGTGGATGGGGATAACATCGATTGGAATGTTGTACTTAAAGCATGCCAAAGTGATCCGACTATGTTTGAAGAATTTGGACTCCTATATGCGCGGATGTTCGATTTTAGAAAAGATACATTCGAAAGTATGAAGGGCGCTGTTAAGGCTGCTGGTCTGTTTGGCACAGGCAACTTTGCACATGGGGCTACTATTACTGACTTCCCGACATTCCAAATAAACGAGTTCCTCGTTAGATACATCGCCGGTGAGATCGGCGCTGGTAATTTTGATTATTCTTTTAAAGATGAACTCATTAAACAAGGTGGAATTCTTAAAGTCTTAAAAGAAGATGGTCGCTTTTATGATAAGTTCTGTTCGATGTTGACGAAAGATGCTATTCAATATAGTCGCGTGCAGGATATATGGAAGCGCGGGGGACCAATTGAAATATTAAACTTTGATGATGGGTTGATGATTTCAGTTATTGGCCAAATTAATATTGCCAAACATATTTACATGTCTGGTTATGCAGAAGCAATGATCACTAATCTCCAACGAGGATTTGAAAAATCACCAGCTTTCAAAGAGGCATTCATTGCAAGAGCAAAACCGCTCGACAGCAATCCATCTGGTGTTTATAATGTCGGTTATGGCGATGTGCTTATTGGCGCAAAAACAATGAAAAGACTCTTTGGGAAAGATTATCTCCAACAGTATTGGCTCGATGCAATTCCTTTTGTGAGAGATAATTATAGAGGGGAACAATTCCAAAAGCAAGTCTGTTTTGAACTAGGTGAGGACTTCTTTGAGAAATATAATGACGAATTGTTTGCAGTAATATTTAGTCGGGAGTATTCTCGTTGGGATACTATCCTCGGTGATATGAGATCGTTTGGCGCTTTCTATGTTTTCAATAAATTCTTCTTCACCAAACCAACACAGATTGAAAAGTTCAAGACAGATATATCTACACAAATCGAAAATGCGGGCCCGGGTGAAATCATTAAATTCTTCACGGATACGAAAATCACAGAGCCGGTTGATTTCGTAAATGATATTTTTAACAATATCAAAAATAGATATGAAGTTTCTTCTGGTAGTAGTTATGAAGATAGAGGGGCCATTCCTGTCATCGTTGACATAGGAGCCTACATTGTCAACGATGCGGATGATCTTCCAGAACAATTACGTGATCTGTATAAAGATCGTGAAGTAAGAGCAAAAAAATACATCGACAATATGCTTGCTTTTGCCGCCGAGTGTGATGGTAAGGACGAAGAAAATTATAGAACAGTAAAAGAGAAGTTTGAACGTGCAAACAATAATGAAAATGTCGCTGTGTTCAGTAAGATCATACGTGAAATTGATCGCCATGAAAATAAATTTTGTGAATGGTTAAACAGGACAAAAATTTACACGGAAGATGAAAAGAATAAACTAAAATCAGACATCGTGAAATTTAGTATGAAGGGTGGATCACAATCATTTAATCCATTGGCATCAACGAATATTTCTTTAGACATCAGAAAAAACCCCGAAACATACGATGCCGAGGCATCCGCCGCCTATATGTTAAAACAGGCAAGAAATGCATCGTATCAAACGTGGAGAGAGATTGACGAATCTATCGGTAATTATCAAGGAACATTATTGTTCAACATCTATAGTGATGTCAAAAAACGCCATCTCATCAATAAATGTATTGATGCATATGGAAAGAAAGCTCCAATCGTTTATAAGAAGCTGAAAGACCGCTGCGTGCTTCTTCCTATTCTTGAGGAACTCAAAGGACAGAACACCCCAATCAAACCACCATCGGATATGCCGCTTAAAGAGATGATTGAAATCCTTGCTCATAATAACTTCGAGTTAACACAGAAGAAAATTATGAAAAGACCCAAAGAAGATTATGTTGAATACCTAACTCGTATTACAACCGACAAGAAATATGCATCAGCTGACCTCGAGCCACTAAAGGTTACACCGCTCGTTGAAACGGCAGAAGAACTTGAAATTAAAACGGCAGAACTCTATCAATACTATTCGCCGAAATGGAGACATGGTAATACTGGTCTGAAGATCATTCAATCATTTAATGTTGATCTCGAATTTCCTGAGTTCAAAGATTTCAAAGAGAAACACCCAAACACCCAGATCATTCCAGCATTCCATGGTACGGGTTCTGTTGGTGCATCAATGATTCTTCGCTTTGGTTTCATGGTTATGACTGGTAAGTTTGAGAAGGCCGGAAAAATGTTGGGCCACGGTATCTACTTCACTAATACTCTTGACAAAGCCATCCAATATGTTGGTGATAAAGGTATGACTAGATCAAGTGGCACAACGGGTTATGTCTTCGAGATGGATGCGTTCACTGGTAGTAGTGATGAGGATTTTAAAGCGGCGGGCGTTGGTGGTGATGGTATTCGTTCTCCCGAATGGTGCGTCTTTAACCCAAGGGCTCAGTTGAAAATAACCAAGGCTCATAAGGGTGTAATCATACCACGAAACGAAGCAAAAGAATTAGCAAAGAAACATAACAAGACAATCCTGGACGAAGGTATCTACTTCCAAAAGTTCAAGAAATATAATGACCTACTTAAAGAAAATGAAATGATAGAACCGATTGTTGATAATGCTACACCAAGTCAATATTATGATGTAATTGACTTCGTCTTCATGGATGACAGGATTCCGGTTTCAGACTGGGAGCTTGATGATCCGATTCAATTTACGAAAAGGTTGGCAGGAAATGATCTTGTCTCTGTTGAACATTCGATGATGGGCGGATCAACCGTTAGCATTAAGAATAAGCTTGGTTATAACGGTACAGTAAGGGTACCATCTGGTGATGAATTCTACAGAGAAAATCCTGAAGGAAATCTAGAATTGTTCATGCAACTAACAGGTCAGACAATATAACAATGAAAAGGCCGGAAGATGATTTCCGGCCTTTTCATTGTGTACTTATTTTAGATTTAAGGGTTGTACTTATCAAGATCGCTAAATGAAATTATATCCCTGAATAAGCAGATGAATTTTTCATCGAGCCGCAGATCACAGTGATAGTGTCCCATCAACCAATACTTGAATTTTGTACTTCTCCTTATGTCCTCGAGTATACTTTCGGTGTGATCGAATTGCTTGATTAAATTTCTGATAGTTGCAATCTGATCTTTCCGTGTAGATGGCGCAGTATGAGTCAGGACGAAGTCGACTTTGAATTTATGTTTAGCTAAATTCTCGAAAGCAAAGTCAATTTCCTCGGCCGATGGGGTTTCTTTCGTCCAAATCGATTTAACACCCGTCTTTAGGAAGTCAGCCTCACGTTCGTGTTTGTCGACTGATTTGGCTCCACCCATTGTGAAGAACTTCAAACCGTCGATGATATAGACCCGGCCTCGCCGTAGATGATAAATTGATTCACTGACCTTCCCGACATCTGCACCATATTTAAATACCGTTGGAAGTGTCGCAAGAGCATCGTGATCTTCGTGGTTGCCGTCAATGAAAAGGATGGTGAAATTGCAATTCTCTAACACCCCACGAATAGCAGCTTCCGTGAGTGGCCGTTTCTGTGTATTGAAAAATAACCCGGTGTCTCCAAGCAGAATCAATTTGTCCGCCTTGGTGAGTTGTTGGTTATCTGCATTGAACTTGAGTAATTTCTCAAGATCGTAATAGCCGTGATTGTCTGCTCCGAAATAAATCATATTCCTTTTTCCCCACATTTTGGACATTCTGTATCAGGAACGTGAAGTGCGAATCCTCGAACATATTTCTCTTGGTGACGCATAACACAACGTTCCGTTTTTATCGGAACAACCTTCTCGCCACATGCTCTACATATCTTCGTATCGCTCATCTATAATCTCCGATCACTAATTTGAAATAAATATAACATATAAGAGGATGAATGTCAATCATTATTTTCTATTGACAGAAGATAATTCTTGTGTTATAATAGAACCGTGTTCGCCGGAGAAAAGATTAATAGGGACCGTGTAGCAAATCTTTTTCGTAGTGGTGTATTTTTCTATTGACATTCATCTGATTTGCTGTTATAATAGAACCGTGTTCGCCGGAGAAAAGATTAATAGGGACCTTGGAGAAATCCTCGAGTCCCTATATTAGTATCTTGATAAATATAACAAATTAAATAACTTGGGAGTAAATTATGGAAATGACACTGTCTGAACAGAGGGACAAAATCATCGAAAAGTTCCAAGAACTCAAAGCCAAATCGGTTAGTGATGTCAAATTTGACAGGGGTTCGTTGGAAAAATCTTTCGACTGTACGATGAAAATCGCGTGGTGGATAAACATGCGAACGGAATGGTCTAAGGCTTTTAGGACCTACGAGTACAAGCGAAACAACGCTTGGAAGAAAGCTTATGAGTACTATCGTACGGAGTATCAACTTAAACTTGAGACGAAAGAAGAGTTTAAGCTTATGGTCGACTCCGATCCTGACTACTTCGAAGCAGCCGAACTAACGAAACTTGTTCAAGAGATCATCAACTTCATTGATTCTGTAATTGATAATATGAAAGCCCGGCAGTGGGAGATAAAAAATTGCATGGAGTGGCAAAAGTTTACTAATGGTGTGGGTTAATCTTATATGAGTTTAACGACCAACCTTCTGTTGTTGATTTAAGTGTATGGTCATTTTTATAAACAACAGGACCCGAATTCATAAATTTAGTCAATCTTGTGGCTGAAATATTGTTATCACTACAGAATTTAACGAAGTTACATTTGAGGGTGAATTTGAATGTAATTCCATTCGGGGATGTCATTTCATATATTTTTGATTGTGAATTATTTTCTCCTGAATTTAGTTCTCTTTGTCGTTGTTTATATTCTTCTGTATGCTTCTTTCCGTAAAATGGATTGCTTTCGTTAAATTGATTCAGTCTACGCCATTTAGATGTTCCTAGTTTACGTCCCTTCATTCTTTCTCTAGTTTCATTTTTGTGCTTCTTACCGAAGAATGGATTTTTACTTCCCGTCATCGCCAAACTTATCTTTAATTTCGAAGAATCATCGTGATAAATTGAAGACTTATCTCCTTTCATCAAATTATACCCACCTACAGAGACATGCGTATTAAATAATTCAATGAAATGTGCTTCTTTTTCACAAAGATCTTGCCCATTAAATGAAATATAGATAATGTCTTTTCTGAAATTCTCTTTCCCATACTTTTTAAAAGCATTACGAATTAATATACCAGAACCTAGATACCCGTCATCCAATACAGTGGTTCGATGCTGTCCCACATATGACTTGTTATTAATAATATTTGTTGTTTTATAGATTAGATGATATTGCATGAAACATCTCCGATAAATATTAAAGGCCGTGCTGTTAATATTTATTCATATTAGGATATACATTATGTCAGATATCAAGGTTCATAAGGTAAATGAGTCAACAATTTTTATAGAAACAACCAATCTTAAGATTTCTAAAGAAATATCAAATTACTTCACCGTAAAGGCCCCTAACTATAGGTTCTCGCCTAAATATCGCCAAGGGTTCTGGGATGGGAACATTAGGTTCTTCTCTACTATGGACGCGACTCTTGCGATCGGATTAACGGAAGAACTGAAAAACTTTGCTCGCGGTGGTGACTATTCGATCAAGCTGAACTTCGAAGATGGGTTCTCGATGGAACCCGAGGAGTTTCGTAAGTTTGTTGATATGCTCAACATCGTCGTTCCTGGCGGCGGTAAGCCGAGGAACTACCAGATAGCGGCTGCTTGGGATGCTATTACAAAACGAAGGATTTCTTTAGAGATTCCTACATCTGGTGGTAAGACACTCGTCAGCTACATTGTTGCTCGATTCATGCAGTTGACTGGCCGAAAGATGCTGATGGTTGTTCCAACAACTTCTCTTGTCGAGCAGACATTCTCTGACTGGTATACGTACGGTTGGTATGACATCGACAAACATGTTCACCGCATCTACGGCGGACAGAAGAAAGTGTACGATGCTCCTATTATTGTTTCAACATGGCAGAGCCTTTACAAAGACAAAGAGCTGTTCTCTGTTTTTGATACACTCCTCGTAGACGAAGCCCACCTAGCAAAAGCAACCTCCTTGAAGAATATATCCGCGTGGTGTACAAGCGCTGCGCACCGCATCGGTATGTCCGGTACTTATCCTGATGCTGGTAATGCTGACTATCTTACCGTTGTCGGTGCTCTTGGGCCAATCAAGAAGTACATCACATATCAAGAGATGGCTGATAAGGGATATATTGCAAGGTTGAAGATATTCTCTGTCATTCTTGATTACGACCAAGAGTTCAGAATGAGGATTAAGAATGAGTGTTATAAGGATTATCCTGGCGAGGGCGATCTTATACATAATCATCCTGGTCGGAATATGTTCATCTCAAAGCTAGTCAATAATTTAGACAAGAACGTGTTGATTCTTTTCACGAAGATCGAGAAGCACGGCCTTGTGTTGAAGAAACACCTCGAGCAGCACTGTAAGGAAAAGTCGATCATTTACATTGACGGCGACACCCCGACTATGGAGCGAGAACGGTTCAGGCGAATTGCCGAGGAAAGAAACGATCTCGTCATCCTTGCTTCATATGGTACATTCTCTACGGGTATTTCTATCAAGAATATTCACCATGTTATCTTTGCATCTGGTTACAAGTCAAAGTATAAAGTTCTTCAATCAATCGGTCGTGGATTACGAAAAATGAAAGATAAATTCGTCATCCATCTGTATGATTTGATAGATGATTGTAAGACAAAGAAAAAAGGCGAACCGGCATACATTAACTATTCTCTTCAGCACTACGATGAACGTAAAATTCTTTATGAAAACAACAACTTCGAGAATAAAGAAATGCGGTACCCAATTAAGTAAGGATGATGTGAAAACCTTTATTTTTGTTGACTTTCTTTATGGTTTTTGTTATAATAACTAACTTAAGTAAATGGAGGTACACATGGATATTCCACTTAGAAAACCCGCAAGAGAAAAAGAACATTATGTCAACAATAAAGAGTTCACCGCTGCCGTTAGCGAGTGGGCCAGATTAGTTAAAAAAGCGAAGAAAGAAGGCACGGAAATTCCTCCAGTGACAACTTATATCGCAGGCTGTATTATGAAGATCACCGAGCGGTATTCAAAGAAACCGAACTTCTCTGGTTATACATACCTTGACGAGATGAAATCAAATGCAATCTTTCTCAGCTTGAAGTATGCCCATAACTTTGACCCAGAGAAATCTTCGAATGCATTTGCCTATTTCACCACCGTTATCAACAATGCTTTCATTGCTATCATCAACAGCGAGAACAAGTATGCGGCCCTGAAGTTCAATGTTTTCAAGGAACAAGAGTTCAATAAGATCGGCGGCAACGACTATCGGAATATTCGCCTCGGTGAAGATGACGATGAAAGTAATTCATTTTTTGAGGATGATGTTTTTTCAGAAGAAAGAACCGCTCTTGATGAGCTGAATGAAAAGAAACTAAAGGAAGACCTCGCTCTTGCCGAAATTGATGAGGTGATGCCTGACATTGAGGAGCTGATCGAATCAGGTGAGTTTGTAGAGCTTCTTGATCTTGATCCTGATGACGAATTAGATGAAGAAATTCAATAAGGTGTAAAAATGATTCCTATCGTAAGTGATACACATTTTGGGAGCAAATCATTCAACAAGGGCATCTTTGAATTAATGATGCTTTTCTTCGAGAAACAATTCTTCCCATTCCTGTTGAAGAACAAAGTCAAAGATGTGCTGCATCTCGGCGACGTGTTTCACAATAGGAATATCATCGATCTATACATCCTCCAGCAGGTTAAACAGCGCTTCTTTCAATTCTTTGAAGACAACAACATCAACCTCCACATCGTTGTCGGTAATCATGACATCTACTACAAAACGACTATTGAATATAATGCTCTTGTAGAGAACACAAAAGAATTCAAGAACATCATAATCTACGACAAACCGACAAAGGAAACGATTGGTAGGTACACAGTCAATCTCGTGCCGTGGGTTATAAATTACGAAAAGGACCTCGATCTTAGTGTGAACGCCGATATCTGTTGCGGTCATTTTGATATCCAAGGTTTTAAGATGACCAAGACACAACTATCAGAAGAAGGTGCTGATAGTGAAATGTTCAAGAAATATCCTCTCGTTTTCTCTGGGCATTATCATGTACATGGATCAAAGGATAACATTCACTATGTCGGTACACCCTATCAAATCAACTGGGCCGACTATGATGAAGACAAGGGCTTCTACGTTCTCAAAGAAGATTTTAAATATGAGTTCATTCAGAACGAAACAAATGCTCGATTTCTTAAACTTTACTATGACGAGATTGATGATCGCGTTTCTGTTCGTGTCGGTGGACTTATTAGAGGAAGGGTTGTAGAACTCAAGAATATCAATGAGGCAATTGAACTGGCCTCCAACAACTATGTCCGCCTGATAACAAACAATGTAATGAACAAAACCATGCTAGATGCATTCTGGACATCTCTAACCCGTGTTTCTAGGGACGATTATAAAATAGAAATCCTTGACGCAAATGAAGTTATCGAATCATTTGACGTTAGCGAACTTGAAGAGCAGATTCAATGTGAAAGCGATGTATTCTCTACTGTCAGAACATTCCTTGACGGTATGGAGTTTGAGAAAGACATTGACAAGAGTGTTCTGTTGGGGCTCTTCGAATCTCTTTATAAAGAAGCTTCAGAAATCACAGACGACGGTGAAATTTAATGTTAATTTTTAAAGAACTTACATATAAGAACTTCCTTTCATACGGCAATGTTCCAACAACATTCCACTTTGCATCCGGCATCACGAGGATACGAGGAGAGAACGGTGCCGGTAAGAGTTCGTGTATTCTTGATCCACTGTTCTTTGCTCTATTCGGCAAACCGTACCGCAAGAAACAGAAGCTTGAACATTTGATTAATGCGATAAACAAAAAGGACTTAGAGGTTTCCCTTCTATTTGAAAGTGGATCATCCGTCTACAGGATTGAGCGAGGAATCAAACCTCATTACTTTAGGATGTTTAAGGATGATGAACTGATTGACATCTCTTCCCATAAGAAGGATTATCAGCAACATCTTGAAGAAGACATACTACACTTCAATGAAAACATCTTTGACCAAACCGTTGCCAAGTCGCTAACAAAGAACATATCGTTTCTTGCTCTCTCAAAGTATGAGAAACGTAACATCGCCGAGGGAATTTTCAACATTGAAATTTTCTCAGTGATGAATCGGTTAGCAAAAGAAAATGTCACGAAGCTTGAGGATAAAATCTCCAAGGTCATGGCTGACATTCAACACTGTAAGGTATTGATCGAGCGGGAAGTTGTTAACCTTGATCGTCTAAAGAGTATTAAAGAGAAGATGGACGCCGATACGACGAAGGAAAAGGAACGAATTCTTGCCCAGATAGAAGATGATAAACAGAAATTAAATACATTCACCGAAGCACTCCAGAAAATTGATTTCTACAAGAACGAAAAGGCTGTTGCCACGGAGAAGTTAAAGTCAATCACCGCTCAGATAAAGGCTACAAAAAAGGATCGTGATGATCTCTCCATTGCAATTCAATTAGCAGAAAAGAAACTGGAATTGTTCACGAAAACATGTCCTGGTTGTGCCAAACTTGAAGACATTAATACAGGAAGCAGTTTTGAAGTAAAACGGGAAAAATATACAGAGATCATCGAGAACTTAAAGGTATTGGTTACAGATCAAGAGGCAACGCAGAATAACATTTCAAAGCTTGACTCGATCATCAACAACGAACGATTCGTTAAGAACAGTATTGATGGGCTTCGTAAGAATATAACTAATCTTGAAAATACTCTTAAAGAACAAAACACTCGAGAGAATATTGTCATTGATGAAAGTGTTCTGATAGAATACAAGAAGAAGCGCCTTGACAAAGAGAAGGATTATAACAGTCTCAGCCGCTCAAAGAAACACATGGCTGTCATCCGCAATCTGTTGGCCGATGAGGGTATCAAGTCATTCATCATCAAACGATATCTTCCGTACATCAACAAATTGCTTAACACCTACCTTCAGAAATTTCAATCGGACATTCTGTTTTATTTTGACACCGAGTTCAACGAAGTCATTGGTACGCGTAATAAAGAGAAATTTAATTACTACTCTTTCTCTGAAGGTCAGAAGAGAAGAATCGACATGGCTATTCTATTCTCGTTCTTGGAGTTCTGTAAGATCAAGAATCGCAAATCTGACACGAATCTTTTGGTTCTTGATGAAATCACCGCAGGAGTAGATGCCAACGGCGAAAATATGCTGTATGACATACTTCGGGAGATTGTTCATAAGGAAGGTAAGGAAATTGTCACTGTTAGTCATTCAATGGCTATAGATTCTGATAAGATTGATAACTGTTATGACGTTAGAATGGAAAAAGGTTTCTCTATCCTCACCAGAGCAGAATCATAAAGATATAAATAACGTATAACATAAAAGAAAGTATGACACTTACTCATGGAAAACATTAAGCTACTAAAAATTTTTGCAAAAAGAGCCGGCATCACTACCAGACAAGCAAGGGTGGTGTGGGATAACAATGTGAATAGGCTGGTTGCAGAAGGCCACGCTCAATCTGACAGACTATTCATCCAGGATGTTGTTATTGCCGTGCGAAAAGAACTTAATGTACATGAGAATACAGCCACTCTTGAAAAATTTAAAAAATATCTATAGGAGATAAAGCAATGGCAAGAATTAAGATAATGGGTTACCCCGTTATTGAAGAAGCTGTCTTTACTGATGTTGAGCTAACCCCGCTCATTAGTTTACTCAAGGTTAGTGGAAAAATTCAAACAGATCATCCGGTTGATGCTCTACGACCGTTTGAAATAATCATTCACCCAGATAGGATAGAATCTTATTTGGAATAACAAACGAAGGAGATAAATGAACGTATGATTAACAACACAACCATTGCTTGGAATTTTCACGATGCTTTTAATATTTCATCCATATTCAATAAATTAGAGCGAATAGGCCGAAACTTTTTAAATGTCAAAACTAACCCAGACGGTCTTGAAGGTTCAAAAAGATTCGTCTCGGACATGATTCATAACCTCAACCACCAAGCAATCCTTTCTCACTTCCTCATCACTATCGTATTACAAGAATCCCCCGAACACGAAGAAGATCGTTTGACAATTCAAAGATACTTGACATGCTTTCCTGGAGCAGTCGTCAATGGTAATGTGATCACCATGACGCTACTCGGTTGGCGAACATTCTTCAAGAGTGAGGTCGAGGTTTCTTTATCAAATGAGGCCATCCATTTCTTTGCAATGGACCTCGCCTGTAAATTTGAAAAGGAAATCCCAATTGTGTTTGATGATATTGCAAGTTGTTATAGAGTTGCACATAGTCATTGGGCACCGGCCGCCGGAATCAATAAAGGCAAAATTGCACCAATGGTGCATTTATCAACCACCGCGAATATGCATTAAGGAGAAAAACAAATGGCCAAAAAAGGAAGTCTCAGAGACAGAATGTTAGGCGCCGCTAAATCAGAATTTGCTGGGTATTTTGATGACGAAGATTATGGTAAGATTCGTGATTGGATTGACACTGGGTCCATCGTTCTCAACTGTCTAATCTCCGCTGACCCAGATCGTGGTATGCCGACTGGTCGTATCATCCAATGGGCAGGACCTCAATCCGTAGGTAAAACATTCGTTTGTATGGAGACGGTAAAACAGGCTCAAGCAAAAGGATACTTTATTGTATACTATGACTCAGAAGCCGCCAATGATAAGGATAGCGTACTCAAGCGTGGTCTTGATCCAGCCTCCCTACTCTATGTCCCCGTAGCAACCGCCGAGGAACTTACTACATCAATGCTGAACATCATTGATGAGGCCGACGCTGATGAGAAGGTTATGATCGTCGTTGACTCCATCGGTAATCTTTCAACTCGTAAAGAGCTTCAGGATTCGACTGACGGTTCCGAAAAGAAAGACATGACACGCGCCGCAAAGCTTAAGGCACTCTTCAGAACCGTCACGATCAAAGCCGGTATGAAGAACATTCCTGTCGCGGCCGTCAATCACGTCTATGCAAGCGTCGGTTCGTTCTTCCCATCTAATACCGTTGGTGGTGGTTCCGGCAGCCTTTATGCTTCATCGGCGATCATTGAACTTTCAAAAGCCCAAGACAAAAAAGGAACAGACGTTGTTGGTGCCATCATCACGGCCAAGAATATCAAATCTCGTTTTGCTAAAGAGAAGATGAAAGTTAAGTTCAACATCAACTTCAACAAAGGTCTCCAACGTTATTCTGGACTCCTTGAGATTGCTGAGGTGATGAATGTTTTGATTCCGGTCAAGCGTTCATATGCATTTAACCCAACTGGTGAAATTCCAAAAGATTGTCAGGGTGCAAGTAAGGAAGCAAAGGCCAATTACGATAGATGGATTACAACAATGCCTCTATTCAGTGCGGGAATGCTTGATCCAACCGACCCGATTGTCTGGGACAAGATTCTTGAAGATGGGTTCGCTGACAAGCTCCGGGATATCTTCGGGTATCAATCAGCAACACAATGCCTTGGATTAATGGAAGACGAATCAGAAGAATAATAATTCACAACAACATAAAAATAAATGGCCGCAAATGTATTTTTCTATTTACATTTGCGGCCATTTATTTTATAATCTATCTCCTTCAATAAAAACACCCCGTTTTTCTCAGAAGCAAATCCCAAATAAATTCAAGTTTACATTAGAGATCGCCGGCTCTTAGGAGTTGCCCTGTCTTTAGTGTTGGAGAAGTGAATGTTAAATCAGGCCATTATTAAAAGCTTGTTTGAAAGTCCAACCTATTTCAATAAGACCATACATCATCTAACACCAGAACTATTTGATAATGATGCGCAGGGTGTAGTTGTTCGTAAAATCAAGGATTATTCCGAACTCTATAAAAGACAACCGAAGTGGGCCGATATTAAATTACTCATCAAGAATGACCTTAATCTGAATGAAGGAGTTACAGATGAGGCTATCGAATTTATTGATTCGTGTAAAGGCGCAGAGGAAGTTGCCGATGATATGCTTATCACCGAATCCGAAAATTGGGGAAAGCTACGTTCGCTTGAGAATGCCATTATGGATTCTCTTAAAATCATGCAGGACCCGAAGTCAAATAAAGGAATCATTGAGGATATCATCAAGCAGGCTCTTCGGTTTGGGTTTGCACAGACGCTCGGCCACGACTATTTTCGTGATGCACCGACACAGTACGAGTACTATACCACACAAGACGAAGTGATGCCAACTGAAGTTGAGTCAATGAATCAATCGCTCGGTGGTGGCTATCGTCGCAAAGCAATCTACGTTTATATGGGTCGGACAAACATCGGTAAGACTCTTTGGATGTGTCATGAAGCCGCAGCATTAATGCGTAAAGGTTACAACGTTCTTTATGTCTCTGCTGAAATGTCTGAAGAGATGATCCGCACACGCCTTGATGCAAATCTCCTTGAGTTTATGACAGATGAACTTGGGATGCAACTTGATAAAAAGGAGTACTTCAAGAAGGTTCGTGAACTGTATGACAAAACGACCGGTCGTTTAAAAATCAAGGAGTATCCTAGCGGAACGGCATCAGCCAACACCATCCGTGCTTTGATTAATGACTACAAACTTAAGGAAGGTTTCGTTCCTGACGTTATCATTCTCGATTATCTCAACATCTTTGCCAGCTATCGTCTACCCGCCTCTGCAATATCCAATCAGTATCTATATGTCAAATCTGTAACAGAAGAAATGCGCGGTCTCGGAGCATCTTTTGAGAACGGCGGTTTCAACTGTGCGGTCATCTCTGCAACACAAACAAACCGCGGTGGATCAGAAGCCGGTGTTGACACTGGTATGGAAGATATCGCTGACTCATTTGGCCTTCCGATGACGGCTGATTGGATGGGGGCTATCATTCAGAACCCAGAATTGTTCAAACTATGTAAGTACCTTCTGAAAGTTATTAAGACACGGTTCGGTGCAAACAACTATGAGATCTATACGGTCGGTGTTAACAGAAGTCATATGAAGTTACATCAGCTTGCAGAGAGTGAACAAGAGTTGCCGCTGCATGTAAAAGATCAGTTGAAGGTTGAAGAAGCCACCAGGTATAAGAAGAAAAATGCCGAGGCAACAGAAGACGTTCTTGCAAGATTTACATTTGAGGAGTAATAAATGAGAATAGTTAAACCACCAGAATTTTACCAAACAAAAGGATTCTCTGTCTTTCTTGCCGGCTCAATAGAGATGGGAACCTGTGCTGATTGGCAGAATGAGTTGATTCAATTAGTGGAAGATCACACGGAATGGTCGTCGAACTTTACAATTTATTCACCTCGCCGCGATGATTTCGATGCAACACAAGATCAACACATCTCGAATCCGTACTTCTTCCAACAAGTTACATGGGAGCTTGATTACATTGATAAGTGTGATGTTGTTGTGATGTATCTTGATCCAGTAACAAAATCACCGATCTCATTATTCGAACTTGGTTATCTTGCTGGTAAATGCCCACAGAAATTGGTCGTATGTTGCCCAGATAGGTTTTATCGCAAGGGTAATGTTGACATCATATGTCACCGTTTTGGAATAGAGCAAGTACCATACATCGCCTCTCTTGCCGGTGCATTGATTTATAAGGAGTCACAACATGGTAAACATTGATATGTCTCACTATCTTTATCGGTTGATCTATGCAACCACTAAAGACCTGTTCGATAAGAACGAGGAATATGGTACTGATGAAGATACGGTCGGTTCAAAGAGAAAATTAAACCGTCATTATATGATGCATATTCTAATGCGTGGTCTTCTATCACGGGCTCGTGTTTTTGGATGTTCGGTGACAAATCCTCTAATCGTTGCTCTTGATGATAGCCCAACATGGCGTCACATATGGTTTGAAAAAAATCGACACAACATTGATGTTTACAAGGAACGATCATATAAACAGGGCCGTGATAAGAATGACGACTATCCGTGGCCTGATATCTTCTCGGCTTATAATGAATGTATGGACATTCTCGATAAGTATAGCGATTTTATCGTACTACGGTGTAAAGAAGCAGAGGGCGACGACGTCATTGCGATCACAACAAGACACTATGCCGCAAAAGGCGAGCCTGTTTTCATCGCTGGTTCTGATAAAGATTTTAAACAGCTACAACAGGAAGGTGTTCATATTTATGATCCCATGACGAATAAATATTGTCCACCGATCAATACCGACTTTCAGCTTCAAACTTTGATTATAGCCGGCGATAGAGGAGACGGTTGTCTTCCTATCAAGAAAGGAGTTGCACAAAAGACAGCTGAGAAAATTTATAAGGCTGGGATTGAGACATTTCTCAAAACGGAAAAAGGGGCGAGGGAGATTTACGAGTTCAATCGTACACTAATTGACTTCAATTATATCCCCGCCGATGTCAAGAATGGAATTATTTCAGATCTGACTGAAAAGAAACATATGAACTTCAATTCTACGGAGTTGATGAAGTTCTTTGTTAAGTACGGCCTGAAAGACATTGCAGCGCAGATGAACAATTTCAAAATGAACACCCCCGTGATCAAGACAAAACTCAACACACCACAACAAGAAAAAAAGAAATCGCATGACGCGATGATGAATTCTAATTTGGAGGATTTTTTCTCATGAAGAAAACAGTAGAAGTACCAGTGAATACCCTAATTCATATGTTCAGAAAAGAACAAGACCCAGTCCTTAAAACACAGATCATTGACCTTGCAATTAATGGTGTTGAGACAAAGGCATTCGAGTCACTCGTCAGAGAGTATGAAGAGAATATGTTGATTTCTACAGGATTACCAATCAACGAATCGACTGTCATGAATTGTGTTACCAAAATAATGGAAGAAATTGCAAATTACAGAACACCGCTATCACAACAACCCAAAACCAAGCAGTCGATGGATGACTATTTGAGCTTACTCAGATAAGGAGATCATAATATGAAGATGGAAGATTACTTTCATTGCAGCGCAAAAATTCGCATAGAGAATTGCACAAAGACAACAAATGTATGTTGTCTGCAGTGCGATGACGCCGGAAGATGTTCCTCTGTAAATAAATTCCCCCGCCCCTGTAATGCTTCTGATTTAGAACAAGACGAAATTTGCGAATTCGCTGTTTAATAGTTGACATCAAACCCCAATGGGATTATAATATCTGACCTTCCTATGATTGACTACTTTACCGAAATAGAGTTCATCCATAAACTCAACCTACGAAATCTTCGCCAAGAAGGCCGTAACTTCCGTTTCTCTTGTCCTCTGTGTAATGAAGGCAAGTCTCCGTGGAAGAGACGCGGTTACTATCTTTTTGACAACGGAACGAGAGGGCACAATACTTTCTGCTGTCAGAACGGTTGTGAACCAAGGTCATTAAAAACGCTTATAAGAGACCTTGATTACGAGCTCTATAAACAATATTGCCGGGTCGAAAAAGACGAGCTGGTGAAGGAATTGAAATCCGGAAGGTCTATATTTAAAAAGAGGACGATCGCCAAGTTTACTGAAGGGTCATCAGAACCAAAATACGTTTTTAAATTAAGTCCACGTACATTCACCCCCGCCCGCAAAATTCCAAAGGCCGTTGAATATTGCCGCTCGAGGAAATTCCCAGATGCCATCATTGATACCCTTTTCTTTGGTACTAAGAAAAACACCGACTTCTACAATATGTTGATTTTCCCACTCAGTTACGACGAAGAAAGCGTTACTGGTTTTCAGGGTAGAACTATCGAAGGTAAGAAGCGGTTTCAGACATTCACCAAGAATGATTCATTCAAGGTCTACAATTTCTTCAATGTTGATTCAGATAGAAATGTTTATGTTCTTGAGGCCATCATAGATTCGTTCTTCATCGACAATGCCATCGCAATGTTAGGTTCTGACCTATCGGTGACCGTTCGGAAAACACTGAAGCATCCGATATTTTGCTTTGATAATGACAGGACCGGTTGGGAGAAAAGTCTCAAGTACCTTAATCAAAATGAAAGAGTATTCATTTGGCCGGATCAGTTACAATCGAAGGATTTTAACGAACTGATCTGTAAAGGTGTTACACCACCACAGATCAAGAAAATGGTTGATGAAAACATATTCTCTGGTCCACAAGGAATAGCCAGGGTCATGTTAAAACTTGGGAGACTGAAGAGAGGAAGGTAATAAATAAATGGCTGTAATGGTTGAAGTTAAATGTCCGACCTGTAAGAAGGTGTATCGTACGGGGGTGCCGGCGAGGATGGGTTACATCAGCGAGCTTCTTTGTAGTGACTGCGAAAAGTTAGAAAAGGAAGTTAAAGAGAAGGCTCATTTTGATGTGCTCGATTCCATGACGATTGACGAAAGAGTTCGCCGAATCGAGAAGATTCTTTACGATATGAGTGTTAACCCCAAACCGGAGCGATTTGATCCTTATGCTCTCATCGGATAATAATTATGAATGTACCAGAAGAAATTCAAAAGGAGTATCATGTAGTAATAGACTCCCTCATCGATCTCAACAAAAAGTACAGAGAGGCATTTTCATCGAAGATAGAAGATCTTCTATCACCGGGTTTATATGCAATGGAGTGCTGCACCGTCAAAGTCGATATTGGTCGGCAGACAGGTAAATCATCATACATCAGACAGCATGCTGGCCCACATGACCTTGTCATAACATTCAACGAAGCATCTGCCAGGGAAATCGGACGTGATCTATCATCATCGGTCGTTTGTGTTAGAGATCTTGACGTTGATGTAAAATATATCAAACCGCTTAATAAGGTTTACATCGACGAACCACAAGCAGTATTCAGAATCATCCCCGCCGTTACAATCTACAATCTCCTAACAATGAACAACCAAAAACCCACCTTTATCCTTCTCGGATAATTTTTCAAACAAATACCCCACTACAAGGAGCACCACATGCCATCATACGTTTTTGTATGCGACCGGGAGGAGTGTAAGAATCCCGTCGAACGCATTGTGCCTATGCGAGATCATGACGAATTAAAGAAAAACATTCGTTGTGAAAAATGCGGAAGTACAATGTCTCAGGAAATACCAAACCAATTTCGTTTTAAATTAAAGGGCAATGGTTGGTCCGATCAAGAATATGGAATCACCGACATGGAGACCGATAAGAATCTTGACGGTGAGAAACGAATTGAAGAGATAGCAAAAGATTATGTCCGCGCTGATCGAGAAGCCAACAGAAAATAATAGGAGCACTACATGAATTTGAATTTTTTTATTAATGAGTTTCAGCATGATATTTGGAGTGATCACTATCGGTTCAACGGTGAAACAATCGAAGGAATGATGTGGCGACTTGCTAGTGGTATTCTCCATGATGGCGGTCCCGTAATGCAGCAAGCATTATTTGATGCAATGATGTCCCGCCGCATCTCCTTTGGTGGTCGTGTTATTGCTAACACAAATACATCATACGGTAAAACGAACTCGTTCAACTGCTACGGTGCACAAAGAGCAAAAAAACCTTATGACTCTATTCAGGGAATCTTCACCGATCTTCTGAATGCCGCGGAGATTTTGAAAACAGAAGGTGGGATCGGTTTTAACTTCAACCATATTCGGCCACGTGGTACACTCATCAAAGGTGTACGTGTCGGGACCCCGGGTGTTGTTTCATTCATGGACATTTATAATGTCAGTGCAGACGTCATTACTCGTGGTGATTCCGGTGAATTACACCAAGATGACGGGAAACCAACAAAAAAGAAAATCCGCAAGGGTGCACAAATGGCGATGCTTGATTGCCGCCACCCCGAGATCATTGATTTCATCGAGGCCAAGAAGATTCCTGGTCGTCTGACGAAATTCAATATGTCAGTTATCGTCACCGATAAATTTATGGAAGCCGTCGCTGCCGATGATGACTGGGAACTATGGTTCCCCGATATCCGTTATGAAAAATATGACGAGCTGTGGGATGGTGATTTTGATAAATGGGAAGAGGCTGGACTTCCGAAATATGTTTACAAAACAATAAAGGCATGCGATCTCTGGGAACTTCTTCTCAAAAATACATATACACGCAATGAACCCGGTATCTATTTCATCGATAGCGCAAATCGTTTTAATAATCTCATTTATTATCAGAAAGTAACCGGAACTAATCCCTGTGTTGTTGGGAACACCGTTGTTAAGACTGATGGTGGCGATATTACAATCCAAGAATTATGTGATCGTTATAAAGCTGGTGATAAATTTAAAGCATTAACAATGAACACCGAAACACTTTGTCTTGAATACGAAAACATCGTATTTGCTGATAAAACAAGAAATAACACGGATGTTATTAAAATTGAGTTGGATGATGACATGATTCTTGAATTAACACCAGACCATAAAGTGTTTACGGAAAATCGCGGTTACGTCGAGGCGGCATTATTAAACGATGACGATATTTTACTGCTTGTAGATTAAATATCAAAAAACCACATGGATTTATAAATATTTCTAAAAAGGAGTATTTATGAATCCATGGAATAAAGATACACTTAGATTTGACTTTGATACAACACATAAAGATGAATTGATTAAATTTTATAAAAATGTAGTTTCGTATCCAAAGGCAAAAAGAAAACAGGCACTGGTTGATACAAAACGCCCCACAGAAGAAACGATAAAATATCTAAAAAGTGTATATGATGATGGATATGGTTTAAAAGTTATCGCTAGGGAAATCGGCCTTACATATTCTAGAATACGATCATTATTCGTCTATTTAGAAATAGATATCAGACGTGGTTATGACATATCGACATCAAAAACAGATGAATTCCGTAGTGCTCGTGTTAAAGGCAATAAGAATCCTTGGTATGATTGGACAAACAGAATACCAGAGATGCATGCATCTACGTCAAAAGGAATACAGGGATATTTTAAAAGGAAAAATGGCCAATTCGTATGGTTAAGATCTACATGGGAATTCATTTATGCAAAATGGATTGATGATAAAAACATTAATTGGGAGTTTGAAGGAGAACACTTTCATTTATCAAGCGGTGAAAGTTACCGCCCCGATTTTTCAATTTTTGATGATAATGGTCAACTTCTATACATCGTCGAGGTTAAGGGTTTTTTTAAGAATAGAATGTATAAAATTGATTTGATGAAGAAGGACTATCCTAACATTAAAATGATCGTTATACACGACATATCTAAATATTGTAAAAATTATCACGAGGAGCTTAAAATATGGAAACAGGAACGAATCCTGCTAAAGTAATTAGAAAACGAATTAAAAGAATAACCGTCATTGAAAATCAGGATGTCTATGATATTCAAACAACAACAAATCATAACTTTTTTGCTAATAATATATTAGTTCATAATTGCGGAGAGATAGCAATGTTGGCTGATGCCGGTATTGTCGAGATTGACGGCGTCATCTATGATCACCTTGGTGATATCTGTAACCTCGGGCATATCAATGTACCAATGTACTATGATAAGAATAAAGGATTTGACTGGGAAACATATGCGGCCGATATTGCTCTCCTCGTCCGTTCACTTGACTCTATCATTGATGTTTCTGGTTATCCGCTCCCGGGAATCGAGGCATCGGCACAACTTCGCCGTAAGATCGGTTGTGGTCTCCTCGGTTACGGTTCTCTGTTGATGATGATGGGTTTCAAGTATGGATCACGGGATGCAAACGCATTCACACAACAACTAATGGCAACATATGCAAATGCGGCCTATCATGCATCGGCCATGCTTGCTAAGGAGAAAGGTTCATTTAAACTCTTTGATGTAGATCTAATTTTTAACGGTGGGTTCGTCAAAAATTCGGGCGTTCTTACAAAGAACACTCTTGATGCAATTCGTCATTATGGTCTTCGTAACTCCCAACTGCTAACCGCCGCGCCGACGGGAACTACGGGAATTCTTATGGGGCTTGTATCAGGTGGAATTGAGCCAGTCTTTGATCTTGACTACATTCGTTGGGTAACTATTACCTATAAGATACATGAGGAACTAAGAGGACTGGCTTACCCTGATGTGACAAAGGGTGAATGGTTTGAAACGAAAGACTTCGTTGCAGAAAAAGTTGGCGATGACGATGTACTGATGTCAACATGCCGCAATTATTACTTTGACAAAAATCGTGGTCTCGTCAAGAAGACGGAATGTATGGACTTTGGTTGGTTGTGGTGTAAAGAGAATCTTTCAGTTGAAGAGATGGAAAGATATAAAGCCAATGGCGCATTCACGACGGCAATGGACCTCACCGTTGAAGAACACATTGACCCGTTTACCATCTTCTCCTCACACATCGATAACTCTATTTCCAAGACTGTTAACCTTCGTGCTGATTATCCTTATGAAGAGTTTGACCAATTATTCCGTAAGATGTGGCGGGACGGCGTAAGGGGTATCACAACCTACCGTGAAGGTACCATGATGTCGGTACTTGAAACGAAAAAGAGTAATGATGGAAGTTCAATCAAAATGCAACAGCATGAATTTTTTGATTCGTGGAAAGATCACCAGGATGGACATATTTTCCTTGATGATGTTTCGCTCCCAGATGAATATCCGATGAAGGGTTACAAGATCAAGTCCGAAGGTAAAAAGTGGTATGTTTCGGCTGCATTCAAAGATCACGAAATGAAACGCCCCTTCGCTATCTTCGTACAGACAAATAACCGCGAGCCTGATGTCAATACCCATGCTTGTATTGAGGCGCTAACGGAAATTGCAAAGAATGCCGGTATTGCTCCACATATCATTGATGATAACGATTCAAAGATGATCGGTAACACAAATGTTACAAAGATCGCAAGGACGCTGAGCTTATTGCTTCGTCATAACATACCAATCATTGACATTATTAAAACTCTTGATACACTTGATCTACCGATCGGTTCTTTTATTTTCAGAATCAAAAAATTCATTGCGAATTTTATCGATGAAGATGATCTGATGGCTGAAATGACATGTCCCGAATGCGGCGGTCATGAATTCAAAATGTCAGAGGGTTGTCCGATCTGTAAAACATGTAGTTGGACAAAGTGCGGTTAACACAACACTGGGTGGTTCTGAATTCAGAACCACCCAGTTCAATTAAAGAAAGGTTAAACTAATGTCTGAAGAAATCGTTGTTAACCATCACTCAAAATTTAGCAAGTGTCCAACGGATGTATATGCCCTTGTATTATATGGTTATGCCGATCTTATGTCTAAGAATCTTGCCGACAAAGGATTAGTGATAGACATTAATGAGGTGATTTCCGCAACAATCGGAAATGAGGTTGTTGGTATCATGGTGTTCTTTGAAACAGAAGCTGATTATATTTGGATAAACTTGGCATATGTAAAAGAAGAACATAGGAACAAAGGCATCTACAAAGCAATGCTCGGTTGTTTGAATGAAGAAGCGCGGTCCCGGGATATTAAATCACTTCGCTCTGGTACTGGGATAGAAAATGAAGTGATGATTGTTGTTAAAGAGAAAGTCGGGTTTGTTAAAACATACATCATGCATGAATATAAAATTGAGGATGTCGATCAATGCGAAAAATAAAAACATCAACGGTTCGCCAATTGGCAAAATCGGTTTTAAAAGAAAGGGTGACACAGCCAACGAAATGTAGTTGTGTTGCGGCCGTCATTGCAATGGCAACACACTCTCCGATAACAGATATCTTTGAACACTGTGGACATGATGGGTCATCTCGGGGTTTCTATCTAAAGGAAATGATTGCCTTTATGGTAAAGTGTGGTTACATGGTCGGCACCTATCCCGAATTAAAACCGGCCTACACTAACTACTATGACGGTGGGGTGAATGGCGCCGCCATCGGCGATACATTGTACTTAAAGTTGTCAATGGATTCTCCGGCGATGTTGACGGTGCGGAGTGAAAAGTATGAAAGTGGACTTCACGCTGTGTTCTGGGATGGTTCATCGGTTAGAGACCCCAACCCTGACGTCGAAGATCATCGCCCTTTATCAGATTATCATATTCTTGACATCATACCGATCAACTTAATTTGGGGTTAATGTTCATTCTTATTGACATTCATCGTCTAATGTATTAAAATACACCTCTTATCCAATCAAGGAGGTTGTTTTATGGCAAGAAGAACGACGTGCCCGGTGCCATTTACATGTCCAGACATCAATTCGGTTATACATGAAATCAAATCAACGGTAGAAGACCTTCAATTACTCGAATCCGATTTCATGTCAATGACGCCGAATGATATTATGAAAATGTTATCAGAGGCCGCCGACCGATTGAATGATCTTATTAGTGGAAATAAGTCGGCCCTTGAAGAAATACGAGAAGCGAATCATAACCTGCGTGAATGGGGCGCTGATTTAGAAGAGGCATCCTGGAAGCTCGAAGACACAATTTCTAATAATGGCGACGAAATTGAAGATCTCAAAGATCAGGTTGGTTCATTAAAGGACGAAATTGATTCTCTCGAAAATCAAATCGAAGAATTACGAAAAAACACATATTAAATTATTGGAGATCATCAAAATGAAACAAAGAATTATTCCAATCGGCGATGTACACGGCTGTCTCTACTCACTTGCAAAATTACTAGGTTTAATCAAACCAAAGACGAACGATGTCATTGTTTTTCTTGGGGATTATATTGACCGCGGACTTCGTTCGAGTGGTGTCATTGAGGCACTGATTGATATGAAACGCACCTATCCAAACATGGTTTGTCTGAAGGGCAACCACGAGGATATGTTTATACGAGCACTTGCCGGGGACAGATATCAAGAGGGGTTGTTTCTCTATAATGGTGGGACCATGACGGTTGATTCATACACGGTCAAAGAAACACCACCGGTCGTCGGTGAAGAATTTGAAATGGGTGGGGTGAAATTTATATTACCGGATTCTCATAGAAAGTTTTTAGATGAACTCCCAACTCATTTTGAAACAGACGATTACATTTTTGTTCATGCCGGGCTTTACCCAACGATCGAACTCAAAGATCAAAACGATCAAGATAAGATGTGGATTCGTGCTGACTTTCTTGAGTCAAAATGTAAGTGGGACAAGATCGTAGTGCACGGCCACACACCAGGAACATGGCCACACATTGACGAGCGTCGTATAGGTCTTGACACCGGTGTTGTGTTTGGTGGACGATTGACGGCGCTTGACTTAACGAATGACATTCTGTACTCTGTTGGCAAACACCCAATGGATAAACTCAAATAAAGGATAAAAAACGAATGTCAAATTAAACACCAATAAGTGCACGATCGTGTATACTTTTTATAAATAAAATAAAAGCCAATCACAGGAGATGCACTTATGATTTTAACGGAGCTAGAAATTTGTAAAGATAGAAGAGGATGGCGTTCAAAAGATGGTTTCAGGGGAATGCAGCTCATTGACGTGTGTTGCGACAAATGTAAACATGTTTTTAATTCTTCATATAATTGTGTAAGAAATAATAGGGAAAAACATCATAAGGATTTGTGTGGTGGTTGTCGAAGTGCAGCCGCCAATATAGCGAATTCATCAAGGCGTAAAGGGAAAACATTTGAAGAAATTCTCGGCACAGAGAAAGCAAATAAGGCAAGGGAAAAACTAAAATTGTATGTTGGTGAAAGGGCCTCAAATTTTGGGGGGAAATTTAACGGCCCCGGACAACATATTGCAAACGCAAAACGCATAGGAAAAACATATGATGAACAATATGGAAAAGAAAAGGGGGATTTAATAAAGAAGAAGTTGTCTCGATGCGGAGAAAAAAATCATATGTTTGGTAAAGCCGCCCCGGTTGGTTCTGGTCGAGGTATATCCGGAATGTATGAGGGTTTTCATTTTCGAAGCACTCTTGAATTGACATTCATCAAACATCTTGTTACAATAAAGATTCCGTTTGTTTCTGGGGAGTCTAAGGAATATCGAGTTGAATATGAAAAAGATGGTTGTAAGAGAAACTACTACCCGGATTATGTCTTGGGTACGGGGGAGATTATAGAAATAAAACCATCACGATTAATTAATTCGGATGATAATAAATTGAAATTCGCCGCAGCAATTAATTTATATAGGGAAAGATTTAAAGTTTTAACCGAAAAGGATTTTCCAACATACAAGACAGAATTGGCTGAAGATTTTATTGCCGGAAGAATTAATTTAAGCGAGCATAATAAAGGAAGATTTGAAAAATATGTTGGACTACAAAAAAGGCATGAATTTTTTCAAGAAGAACAATCTGACCCCACGTCAAATACAAATTGAATCTATTACAAAGATAATAAATGCATTAAATTCCGGAAAACGATTTGTGTTATTAAGCGCGCCGGTGGGCGTCGGAAAGCAGTTCATTGCACAGGCAATTGCTGAGTCAGCTCGCAATGCCCACATCATCACTTCCTCTAAACAACTTCAAGATCAGTACAAGAATCCCGGGGGTGTTGTTGACCTTCGCGGTAAGGGAAATTATAAGTGCGGTATTAATCAACTGATGACATGCGAATCTGCTCCCTGTGCAGCAATGCCGCAGATCATCAGGCAGTGTCAAGCTCGTCAAGTGTGTCCGTATATCAATCAACGAAACAAGGCAATGGAAGCACCCGTGATGCTGACCAACTATGCATACTATCTCTTTGCCCGATTGTGTGGTCCACTATCTGACGAGAAGCAAGTTACACCCCGTGAAGTTTGTATCATGGACGAAGCCCATGCCCTTGAAGGTTATCTTGTTGGATTTGCGGAGATCATACTCAAACCGGCAGAACTAAAAGAGCGGTACGGTATTTCTGATCTGACATGGTTCTTCAACGGGTCAAAGAATGAGGATATGAAGGTTCTTGTTTCAATGACGAGGGCAATCATGGCTCGTAAAGCAGAGTGGACGAAGGACCGTGATAACATTTATGCTGATAATGGCATTGATGAAAACACACCGATGCAGAACATATCTAAACCGATCCTCGAGAAGATCAATAAGATTAGTGCAAAGGTCAGTGATATTGATAAGGTCGTTAAGAAGCTCGAGATTTACTTTGAACGTCGAGACCTTGAAGAATGGATCGTCGAATCAAATGCCGACGAGAATCACCTGACTATCACACCTCTTTCGGCTCGTGGTCTTTTTCAAAAGTTCATTGGGGAATCGGCGAGCAAGTTTGTATTCATGTCAGCAACAATCGGTTCTGCTGTAGAATTTGCTCGTGAGCTTGCTTTGCCGGCCGATCAAGTCGAATACATTGAAGTTGATTCTCCGTTCTCTCCAGATATGTCACCGATCATCGTCCTTCCCATTGGTAAGATGAACTACCAAAACATCACAGCAACACTACCGAAAATTGCTGATGCTGTTGACCACATCATGGATCATCACAAGACAGAAAAGGGAATCATACACAGCGTCAACTATCGTATCACCGATGATATTGCTAAAAGGGTTAAAAGAAACCGATCACGATTGCTCAGTCGTGGTATGGACCCCGTGAACTTCAAGTTCGGAATCAAGAATGATGTTCTGATCAAGAAACACATGGAATCGAGAACACCAACTGTTTTGCTCAGTCCTTCTATGAGTGAAGGTATAAGTCTTGATGACGATCTTGCTAGGTTTCAGATTATAGTCAAGCTCCCATTTGCAAGCATGGCTGATCCGCGGGTTAAAGCGAAGATGAAAGAAGGTAAATGGTATGTTAATCAAATGCTGAAGGAAATCATGCAAGCAAGCGGGAGAGCTACAAGATCAGAAGAAGATCACTCGGTCACATATGTACTTGATAGTAGTTTTCCTTTTTTTATAGAACAGTGTAAAAATGAATTACCAAAATGGTTTGTTGATAGAATTCAGATGTAAAAACATGACCGGCCTTCGTGTGATAAGGAGAAATGAATGCATGGAAAAGATTAGTAATTGCTGTTGGGAGAAAAAATAGAATGATGGGACCCGACGGCCCTGACTTTCAAGATGTTAGTATCTGCCCACATTGTAAGGAACACTGTGAATTTGTTGAAGATGACAAGGATACATTATGGTTAGAACACGTCAAAAAGAAAACACAGATTCTTGATATAATTACTACACAGTATGGCGAACAATTGATACTCGGCAATCCATATTTACTTTATTACTATGGTGAAATTGATGGTGTGAAAAGACCAGCAAGAGTCGGTTGTCATCTCGGAGACGAGTTAGTCACTACATCAAGAATAGAAAAAACAGATGGCTTTGTGCGATGGTTGACGGTCGAGGATCGTGAATATCTTAATAGTATAATCAAAGATGAAATATATCATCGGATTATGCATGGGAATAATTGTTGGGTTACAAGAATAAAGGAGGAATAGAAAATGTTACATGAAATAAAAGACAATGATAAATGCCCAAATTGCGGGAACCTCTTAATTATCACCGGGGTCCTTCCTGGGAACAGAGTTAAACGTGAGTGCACGGAACGGTGTGGATTTGATCGCCTTGATGAAGTAAAGACTGTCCAGTTGAACGAGGGATAAAAATATTCATCTAAAGTAAAAATAATCATTTTTCTTATTGACACGGCCTCTGTTGTTTGTTATTATTGTCTCAACAATCAAACAAACACAATGGAGGCCATCATGGCAAAAGCAAATTTGACGCCCGAAGAAAAAGCTGACAAGATTCTTACCCTCACCAAACTTGCCGATCGTATCGGACGGCAACAGATCAAGTGCGATGCCATTCTTGCCAAGCAC